GCGGTCGCGCCCCGGTTCTGCTGGACCACGTTGCTGGACATCGCCGTCTGCGCAGCGGGCGAACCGCCGGTGCCCGTGACGGCGATGCACTCGTCCATCAGCGTGGCGCCGCCACCGCACCACTCCTGCCAGGTGACACCCTGCTGCCAGTGGGGACCGCCCGGGTCCGGGTGCTGGGCAGCGTCCCACAGCGCGTTGGGGAGCGCGACGAAACTCGGGCCGTCGACTATGCCCCGGATACCGGCCACGTCACACTCCCCTCGCTGCCGGTGCGGTCACGGATCAGATCTGAGCGCCGACGGTCTGGCCGAGCGAGCCGGAGCCGTTGACCGCGAAGGTCGCGGTGTAGCGGCGGGACTCGTGGCCGACCTTGGCGATCAGGTGCGCCTCTTCCGCCCACAGCGCGGTGTAGTCGTTCTCGGCGTTCAGCACCGAGTCGCGGATGACGCCGAGGTCCAGCTGGAGACCGTTGCCGTGCAGGAACGTCCCGGCCGCGTACATGAGGAAGTCGACGCTGGTCGGCCAGGCGGTCATGTTCGCCGAGTAGTTGCCGAACTGGCTGCCGCCGCGCACCTGCCAGTCGGAGACGAACTGCGCGCGCACGCCCCGGTCGGCGAACCAGGTCATGATCTGAGCGTTTGACACGCTCTCGCGCTCGACCGTGGTCCTCCAGGCGAGGTCCGCCCGGATGACCGCGAGCGTCCAGCTCGGCAGGACGAGTTCCAAAACCGCGTCGTCGCGCATGGCGTACTTCTGGCGGTAGTCGATGGCCGCCAGCTCGACCGATCCGAGCAGGGTCTGCGTGGCCGGCTTGTTCGCCGCGCCGATGCTGATCGCGTTGGTTGACCGGGCCACCATCAGCGAGATCTTCCGCGCGTTGATGACGTGGGCGTACGAGGCACGCAGCAGACGGATGAAGTTCTGCGTGCTCTCCGGGTACGCGTCGTCGGTCAGGTTGCCGGCGGTCAGGCTGATGCCGTAGGCCTCCAGCCGCTCCTCGGAGAAGCTCGGGCAGGGCACCCGCAGCGTCGGCTTGTTGACCGAGCCGGTGACGGTGGCGATGTCGTCGGACTCGGACCACAGCCACGGGTCGGACGCGTTGGAGAACGCGAACGCGAAGCCACCCATGCCGGAAGCCGGGTTGGAGCCGCCGGCCTGGAAGAACACGTCACCGATCGCGGGGCTCACCGGGAACCGGATGCCGCCGCGCGAGACACCGACGGTCGGCAGGTCGATCAGCCCGCTGGGGGTGTCGGCGATGTTGAAGAACTCGTAGCTGATCTCCGACGGGGCGCACCAGCCACCACCGGCCAGCAGGGCCTCGGCCTTGCCGCCCTCCTGGGTCATGCTGCGCCACAGTTCCTCGATCTTGGAGTGTGACGTGCGGTCGTCGACGGTGTGGTCGAACTGGTTTCGCACCGAGGCGACCAGGTGACGCGGGGCGCCACGCTCGCCGTACTGCGTGGTGGGGATCGCCTTCGCCTTGGCCCTGAAGGCCTCGCCGAGAGCCTCGAGGGTGGGCATCGACTGACCGGCCGCGACACCGGGAATGTCGACGCTGGCCGTCACGGACATGGTCGCGCTCGGCACCCTGGCCTGCGGGGCGCGTTCGCGGACCTGTGACAGCGAGGCGACGCGCTTGCGGACGGCCTCCGGGCCCTGGTCGCCGTACAGGACCGACGCGACGCCCTTGGCTGCGGCCTCGGTCAGCGCGGCCATGTCGACGCGGGCGCCGGCGGTCACAGACGCCGGGGCACCCTCACCTTCGGCGCCTTCGCCGGCCGGTTCCTGGCCGTGGACGGACTGACGGAGCAGTGCCATCTGGCGCAGCCGCTCCTGCTGTTCGGTGGTCGCCATCTCCTCGGCCCGGACGGCGCGCACGCGCAGCTCGGCGCGGATGCGGTCCAGGTCACGGGTGAGGCGCTGGGAGTACGAGATGTGGTCGGGGGTGAGAGCGTCGAGACCCGCGATGCGGTCGAATTCGCCGACCGCCCTGGTCTCCAGCTCGCGCAGCTCGGCCTCGCCCACCAGGGAGAGGTCGTCAGGTGCGGTGAAAAGCTCCGGCTCCGGCACTGAAACCTCCGTGGGAAGCGGCCGAGATCAAGTCGGCGCGCACGGTACATACAAAAGGCCGAATCGCCAAAAGTCACAAGGACCCCGACGATTCGGCCGTCTGCGCTGCTCAGCCTTGCTGGCCGCCGATGGGGGCCGGCTGCGGCGGGGGCGGGGGCGGGGGCTTCTGCATGCATCCGCAACCCAGCTCTACGACGAGACGCATGGGGGTCACTCCTCTCCGTGGACTCGGGTGGACAGGGTCTTGAGGACGCGCCGGTACGCCCACTGGTCCAGCTCGGCCTCGGAGAGACCTTCGTGGAGCTGCGGGATACCGGCGGCCACGAGCGCGAGCTGCTGGCCAGACGTCAGGTGCGTCTTCAGTGCGGGGACCGGGAATCCGGGGACGTTCACCGCGAGCAGGCCGACCAGGCGCAGCGACCCGCCGATGCGGCGCCAGTCGCCGGACACCTGCCCGGCCGCGCGCAGCTCCCGGATGCGGGACTCGTCCGAGCCTGGCCGGATGCTCCCAGCTACCCAGATACCGTGCTCATCGTTGCCGACCGCGACGTCGGCCACGGCGGCTCCGGTGTTGTCGTAGTGCTCGGACGCGGCCCGGTAGCCGTAGGACAGCGGGGCGTGCCCGGTGCCGACGGTGATCTGACCGACCTGGACGGAGGACTGGTCCTCGCACCAGACGTTGCCCGTCATGAAATAGGGGTGCGCGTCTTCCATCGGCGGGGTGACGCAGACGCCGGCCTGGCCGATGTGGCAGGTACCCCACAGCGCGGCGTGGCCGTACACCCGACCGTCGGCGGTCACCGTGATCCCGGTCGGCACCGACAGGTTCGGGTCGGTGAACCACGTAGCCGGCGGGCGGACCGGCGCTTCCACGGAGGCCACGCGGGCGCGGGGCACGCGGGTCTCGCGAACCGATCCGATGGGTTCGCCGCCGGCGATCACAGCGCCGTCCTCGCCGAGAAGCGCGATGTACGCCTCGGCGAACGCCGGGATGTCCACCAGCGTGGCGGCCCTGATCCGGCCTTTGTTGAAGACCACCTTCTCCGGGCTGGCGAACAGCATGTCGAACGGGTTCGGGCCTTCGCCGTCCTCTTCCGGGTCGGACGGCCAGACCAGCTCCATGTCGGCGTCCTTGATGGAGTCGACGTCGACGCTCACGCCGCGCAGGAACCCGCCCTTGATCTTGTCGTGGACGCGCTGACCGTCGTCGTCGGAGAGGTCCAGGACGCCCTCGCCCATGACGAGCCCGTTGTCGCCCCGCCAGATCTTGTCGATACGGCCGACGTTCACGGCGACGGTGTGAGGCTCCCCGCCGTGGCTGTCCTCCTTGTTCCACCGCAGCGGGAGCGGGAGGTCGGCCCACGTGAGCGCGTCGTTCTTGAACTCGCGGCCGTCGCCGGTCTCGATGCCCTCCACCGTGAGCGGACCGCGCCACGGCGCCGTCTTCCCGTCGTCCATGGAGTCCAGCGGCTTGCCGCCCACCTCGTCCGCGTCGGCCGCAGCGCCGTGAGCCAGCGCCTCGGCCCGGCCGGCGGACTTCTTCGAGGGTACGCAGCCGTCGCTGTCGGGGTCCGGTTCCCAGCCGGGCGGGCAGTCGATGGCCGTCTTCTGCTGGTTCTCCTTCAGCCGCTTGTCGGCCGCAGTGCCCTTGGACGGCTTGCCCTTGGCCAGGGCCTCGGAGTCGGCGGAGGACTTTTCTCCCGGGGGCACGCATCCGTCGCCGGTGGGGTCGGGCGTCCACCCGGGCGGGCAGTCGGGCTGCTTGGCAAACACAGTGTCGTCGTATCCTTCCTCCACGCCGAACGTGGCACGCTCCAGGGCCGTGGCGGCGATGGAGTCCGGTGGCTTCTCGCCGAGCGTCTTGTAGTGGCCGCGCAGGTGCGCCTTGGCCTTGGCGACAGCTTCCGGGCTGTGGCCGGACAGGGAGCTGATGCGCTGCGCCGCCGCGTGGACGCCGTCGGCGTTCAGCCCGCCGCCGGGCTCGTGGTGCGGCAGGAAACAGCGCTGCTTGGCCGACCCGTCTCCTGTGTCGCAGGCAGCGCACGCCTTCTGATACTGCGGATCGGTGAACCGAGACGCGGACCCGTCCCAGGCCAGGTCTTCGTGGGTGACGTCGTCGTGGGGGTGGTAGTGCCCCGTGTCGGCGGTCGTCGTCATAGCTGTACCTCCTTCTGACGCGCCCGCCGTTACCGACGGGTCGGATACGTCCTGCCAGAGAGCGATCAGAAACCCCCGGCAGGAGTTGCCGTGGGCGGCGCCGGTGCAGTCCTTGTAGCCCATCACCGGGTACGCGTCGATCGCGTCGCCCAGCGTGGGGAACTGCGTACCGTCGATCTGCTTGCACGGCCCGCAGGTGTTGCGGTCGTTGATCTCGCTGGCCGCGTAGGTCTCGGCCGCCGGAGCAGCCTCGAACACAGCGAGCCGGCCCGCGTTCTGCGCCGCCGTCATCGCGCTGCCTACGACGCCCTGCATGCCTGGCCGGTCGTCGGCCAGCTCCCGGTCGATCGCACCGGCCACGGCCTCCGGGCTGGACCCGGACCGGAGGAACCCGCTCAGCATCCGCTTGGCCGCCTGAAGCATGGACCCGGCGATCAGGTCGGAGGAGAAGTCGGCGATCGTGGACAGCAGCCGCCGGCCGCCGAGCGCCGCTGTTACCGCGTCCTCACCGCTGGGGATGTGCCAGTCGGGCACCGCCACGCCCTGCGCCTCGGCCTCGCGCTGGCAGGCCCGGCCGGCGGTTACCGCGAACTCATCCATGAAACGGAGCAGGGTGGAAGCGGCGGTGCGGGTGTCCAGCTTCAGGTCCGGCAACGAGCCCGGATCGTCGGCCGCGAGTCTCTGTGTGATCTGCGTACGCAAGTCAAGGCGCCAGGCGGCCGTCACCATATGCAGCGCGCTCATCGCGCGGGACGTCGCGGCCTCCCACTGGTGGTGCACGCCGGCGAAGTCGGCGCGGGACGCCACCTCGAGCGGCGTCGGGTCCCGGCGCAGCGGGCCTGCGGCAGCCGTTACCGGGTCGCCGGTCAGCGGGATGTCGTGGTCCTCGTCCCCGAAGGACACCCGGATACGGTCGAACGTCACTGTGCCCAGCCGCTGCTCCAGCTCGGGCGCCAGGGACAGGTCGTCGGTGTACTCGGCGCAGATATGGGCGACCCAGGGGCAGTGCTGATCCGGGACGTCCAGCGCCGTGGCCCACACCGCCTCTTGTGCCATCTCGTGCGGGGCTTCCAGGGCAACGCCGTCAGGCGCATCACCGACATTCCACACCCACGACGGGGTGTCGCCGTCGCCGTTCCAGTGGGCGATGCCGAAAATTTTCGACACGAGCGGCGGCAGATCCTGGGCGAGCATCCGCAGTTCTTCCACCAGCGCCGTGCGGTCGTCCGAAGAGAACACGCTGCCGTCCGGCCCGAGGTACTGGAGCGTCAGGTGCAACTCCTCGGGCGGCTCCCCGCCCGGAATGGCCAGGCGCGCCGCATCCTCCGGTGTCGGTATGAGAGCGATCATCCCGCCGGAGGTGTTGTCATCGTCGTCCGGCTCGGTCGCGGCGGCCGTCAGGCCGCACCGGTGCTCAGTGCGCTGGAGCATGGCCGTTCACCGCCCTCGGGTGCAGGGACGTCGTGATCATCGCCGTGGTGTCGGCGTAGGGGCTGCGGCCGTCGAAGACCAAACGGCCGAAGGCGTCTAGGTGGCACAGGTAGGTGCCGGACGATCCGGGCCGGACCGACGGGGCCGACGTGGCCACGGCGTGCGTGAATGGGCAGCTGTACTCGTGGTCCCCGCACAACGGTGGGTGCAGCAGGTCCCACCGGCTGGCCGCGCCGACACGGATCATGTGCTGGGTCCGGGCCTGCCGCACCAGTCTCTGCGCTCGTGCCCCGGCCGCTGCTTGACTGGGCGGCGTCTTCGGCGCGTTGTCGGCCGGTGACTGATCCGCCTGCTTCGGCGGCCCGGTCTGATCGCCCGTCGGCGGAGGTTCCTTCGGTTCCTGGCCGCCGGTGCCGGATGCGGCCGGAGACCCGGTGACCGCGTCCTCCAGCACCTTGTGCCCGACCAGCTTGTCCAAGGCCGACGGAGCCGCGTTGGGCACCGTCCGCAGCAGGAACTTCAAGCCGATGTCTTCCAAGTCGGTCTGCTCCGGGGAATCGTCCTCATCGAAGCCCATCTCCCGACGCAGCGCCTCGCCGGTCAGCTCCTGCCGGTCGTAGGCAAGGACCGCGTTGGCGCTGCGGTCGGGCCGGATGGCGAGTTCGCTCATGTCGTACCAGACGACCCACGCGGCCGGGTCCTCGCCGGACGCCTCGAGCCGGGGCTGGAGGTAGCCGCGTGTCAGCGAGTCGCAGATCAGTTCGGCCAGCGGAGCGATGTGGGCCTTCAGCGCGCCCTCGTCAATGGCCCACGCCGACCAGTGGTTCGACTTACCCATACCCATGAGGATCTCGGAGGGCATGTCCAGCTTCATGGCCATGCGCCGGATCGCCGAGTCGCGTCGTTCGATCGTTTTCTCATCGATCTTCAGCGTGAAGTCGATCAGCTTGATCTTGTCGATGGCGTCGGCTGGACCGACCAGCGGGATCGGGATGACCGAGCTAGCCGTGCCGGGGTTCTTGATGGCCGTGGCCGCGATCTCGATCCACTCGGACATCAGCGGGTTGGGTTCGTCCTGGAACTCCTCGCGCACCGGGAAGGAGACCTCGTCGGGGATGGCGAGGACGCCGGCGGACGCCAGACGCGACAGGTACTCGGCCGTGATCTTCCGGTTGATCAGCTCCAGCTCGCGCATGACTTCCCGGGCGGAGCGCGCCGGAGAGTCGGCCAGGTGGTAGAAGCGGTTGTGCGGGCGCCACACACGGACGATGTGGTGCTCGGCGGCGAGCGGGCGCCAGTCCTGCCCGGTGGTGACGGCGTTCTCATCGATCACCTGGTAGACGCCGGACTGCACGCGGACCTCGTCCACGGACCGCACCTGCCACTGTTCGATCTTGCCCACGGTCTCGCCGATCAGGTAGCCCTCGCCGGGAAGGCTGAGCTGCACGGCGAGGCGCTTCATGAGCTGGGACTGACCGCCGACGCCGCCGGACAGCCGCATCATCAGGTCGGCGGCCGGTCCGGTCGTCGCGATCTCCGGCTCGTCCTGGTCGGTCTGGAGCCGGGCGGCCCGCAGCCGGACCCGGCTGAGCATATTCGACAACCACTCGATGCCGAAGTTGAACTCCCCCAAGGTGTCGTGGAAGGCCCAGACCTCGTTCTGCCAGCGTTCGGGGTGGCGCAGGAACTGCGTCTCGGCGGCGACGGGCGGCGCGGCTGCGGCTGTCAGGGCGTCGGGTTCAACGGCCGGGGGCATCACGGGACCGACGACGCTGCGCCGCCGGAATGCGTCGTACCACGGCACGGGCTACCTCCCCGGATCGGATCCGGTGCGCATGGTAGCCGCGATCACACGAATAGCCGTTTTCACGACGAACGCGGATGCTACGGGCGGTGCGTCGGGTACTGCTTGCCGGGACCGCGCCGGCGGTTGTCCCGCTGCTCCTGCAACTCACCGAAGCTGGACGACCCCTGGATCCGGCGCAGATGGCGGATGTTGTTAGCCGGGATGCCTACGCGCGGCGGTCCGTACACGGCGAGCAGGTCGGACTCTTCCTGCGAGGAGTAGCCTGCGGCTTCCATCGATTCCTCGTCCGGGAAGACGTCGGCGTGCCGGTCGCTGTCCCGGTCGATGAGGTGGTCCTGCGTGCCTCCCAGGGAGTAGCACCACCGGAAGTTCGCGGGCGGGTCTGGTTCCACACGCTCGCGGAACATCTGAACTTCCTTGGTGTACGCGTAGAAGGAGGTCGCCGGCGTGGCGCGCATGATGCGCAGCCAGGCGTCCAGGTAGCCCGAGCTGAGGAAGTCTCCGCTGTCGTGCACGCGCACGTGCCGCCCGGAGTACCTCCGGTGCGTCAGCTCCTCGGTCATCCGGCGTTCCCAGCCGGGCAGGTCGTCCAGGACCATCATGAGGTTGCGCTCGTGCGCGGCGAGGACGCCCCTGAACCGGTACGTGCCCGATCTCGCGTAGCAGATTTTGGCGCAGGCCCCGGCCGAAGGACAGGTGTTGTACGTCCGGCCGTCGGGGAGCCTGCCTGCCCACGCCGGAAGACTCCAGTTGAAGATCCCTTCACGGCGCAGCTCACTGTTCTGCCTCAGCAGCCATTCACGGGGCATCGAAGCCTCCCGTTCGCACGTGGGTCCCGCCAGCCACCACACCGGCGGGACCCACGCACCCCTGCGCACCCACGACCCGAGGAAGTGTGGGGCATGCGTCCCGCACTGTACGGCCGATACCGGTTCGCACCAACTTCACGCAGAAGCCCCCGGAACCACGAGGCTCCGGGGGCTTTGGGCGGTGTCGGTCAGACGGATGCCGAAGAGCGGTAGACGTTGCGGAGCATGGCCGCCAGCGAGGCGTCGTCCTTGCCGCCCTTGCCGATGACCAGGTACGCCAGCAGGGACAGGTGCGCGGGGTTGCCCTTCCCGGCGAGCGGTCCGAGATACCCGCCGTCGATGAGCGCCACCGTCGTTCGGTGCACGAGCAGGCGCTCACCGTCCCGCACCTGGACCACGTTGCGGCGGCCGTACTCCCACTCGACCGGCCCGGGGCTGACGGAGAGAGCCAGAATCTCGCGGCGTTGCGCGACGGTCGGCTTCGGCAGCGGCTCGGCCGGGGTAACCGTGATCCGGCGGCCGTCGTCGGAGAGGGTGATCCGGCCGGTCTCCGTCTCGACGGCCAGGAAGAGACCTTGACGCAGCGCACGGCGCAGCAGGAGTGCGGCGGTCTCGTCGTCGTAGCGGACCGGCGAGTCGTCGGTGGGCTGTCCGGGCCGCGTGACGGTGACGATGTACTCCATGGTCGGTTCCTCGTTCCCTGGTCGGTGTTCTGGCGGGTTCAGCGGATCTCACGCCACACGGGGCTGTACGTCGCGCTCAGGTCGGTGAGAACGGAGTCCCACCCGTCATTTCGGTCCACGTGGACCAGCACGCCCGTTCGGTCGCTGTGCCTGCCGTAAGGCTCCAGCACGGTGAGGTGGTCCACGGAGTGGTTCTCGTGGTGCTGTCGCAGGCGGTCGCCGGTGGCCAGGGCGTGCAGGTCGGTGACGTGCTCGTAGTCGCGTCCGGCGATGGTGAGAGTGCTAGCCATGGTGCCCTCGGTCCCTGGTCGGCGTCTTGATGAATTAATTAAACCATAGGTGCTGCGATCCGCACAACCCCGGGCACGACGAAGTCCCGGGGCCGAGCGGTGCGGGGCTCAAGAAAGGGTGAGCGGGCAACTGGGCGGGTAGACGGCCTCCCCGACACCGATCGCCGTGGTTCCGGTCACATAGACGCTACGGGTCACCAGAACAGGAGAGCCCGCGTCGAGACCGAGATTCTCGCGGTCAGTGTCCGTGGCGATCCGGACGTTCGCGGTCTTGGCGGCCGGGTGGACAAGGTTGCCTGATCGGTCCGCGTAGAGCGACTGCCACGAAGGGTCGCAGGCCCGGGGTTCATCGATCTCCGGAACAAACTCCGCAACAGCCGTGTGAACCCATGACTGGGACGCCTCGACAACGACACCCGCACGGTTCACCACGGTCCGGACACGGTTCACGCACTCGCCCTCACCGAGGAACGCCGAGACCCACTCCGGGGCCTGCACTCGGACGCTGCGCTTGTGGTGGATCGTCTCGTTCGGGTGGGTGATGCCCTGGATCCGCTTCTCGCCCACGATCAGCTTGCGCCGGTCGGCGACGAAGACGCCCTTGCCCTGCCTGCTGACGACGTAGCCCTCGGCCTTCAGAAGGCCGATGCCCCGGTAGACGGCCCCGTCGCTCAGCTCAAATTGTTTCATCAGGGCGGAAGTTGGCGGGAGCTTGCTGCCCGGCTCCAAAGTCCCCAGGTCAATGCGTGCTTTCAAGTACGCAGTCATCCGTGCCACGGTGCCGGCCATCAGTGTCTCCTCGGGTCTTCCTATCGGATGTGGTTGACGGTACCCGACGGGTGTCCTAACTTCCTACAGGAGGCAGCCTTCCTGTAGGAAGTATCACAGAGGCATGCCCGTTGATTCGCTTAATCACACACGGAGGACCGCATGGCCGCCACCATCGCTCTGCCCGCCACCGTCGAGACCGCTGAGCGCGCCCGGGGCATCCTCGCGGCCTGGACAGCCGACCCCGAGATGCCCGACGTCGCCGGCTGCGCCGAGGACGCGGTACGGGTGCTTGCCGTTCGGGCCGCCGTGCACGAGACGACCGGCGATGAACGGCTGTCGGCGGACCTTGCAGCGCCGGCCGTGGTGGAACTCACGGCGCGCCTGCTGGAAGGTCAGTTCCCCGAGTTGCTCCGGGTCCTCGCGCGTACCGGTCACGTCGTCGTGCATGGCACCGAGGGCGCCCGGTTCGAGCCTGGGGGCTATGTCTACCAGACCTACGTCGCCGCGTTCGGCCCGGCCGTCAGCCGGCATTGGCCCGCGTGACGTCTGCGAGTGCTCCTTGCCGCCCCCTGCGGCACCTTGTGACTCCCGCACCGGACCCGGCACCCTGCCGTCCGGTGCGGGACCCGGTTCGGCTCCCGCCGACCGAGATCGACCCACGACCCGACAAAATCGGAGGGCGCCATGGCAATACCCGCAATCACCGTCCGTGCTCCGGAGGAGTACGAGGCGACCCGCAACCCGCGCGACTACGTCAGCCCGGAGGTGTGGGACCGTGAGATCACCCTGCTCATGAGGGACTATCCGTTCGACAAGGTGATGGCCGAGCGGATGTTCGGCCAGGCCGTCGCCTACCTGATCACCGCCATGGAAAAGTACGGCCGGGGCCTGGAGATCGGCTGCGGAAAGATCGTGGACATCGCCGTCCACGTGTTCATCCTGGACACCCGCAACTACCGGGAGTTCTGCGCCGAACACTTCGGCGGGAAGTTCCTCGAGCACATCCCGGAGATCGAGTTCAAGTACGACGGCAGCGTGGAGAGGACCGCGCACGTCATCGCCGCCAACGGGTTCCCGGTGGACTGGCCGCTGTGGGAGGCGGACTTCTCCAAGTGCACTCCGTGTGCCCCCGGCCAGAGCTGCCACTGAGCCGATAGGTCATCTCGAGCCCGAGACCACCGTTACGACGGTCTCGGGCTCTTTTGCGCTCATTTAGGGCATTTTCTATCTACCCCGAGTGCCTCTCGTGGCGGATGGGTAGGTTGGCGCCTCTGACGCCCACCACCGTCACTGGAGGACCCATGACCGCCACAGCCCCTGTGACCGCATCCGAGTACTGGGACAAGTACAGGCCCCACCGAGACCGGCCGGCGGCGGACCGCTTCAGCTGGACGGGCCTCCCCGGGCACGGGCCCGGAGCGGAGATCCTCGGGGAGCCTCAGAGCGTGCTAGATCTCGGCCCGGCGGAGGGCGAGAACGCGGCCTTCCTGGCCCGCAGCGGCGTGGACGTGACAGCCGTCGACTTCTCGCAGGTACAGGTGGATCGCGCCCGCCGGTTCTGGGCAGACGTCGACGGCCTTGAGTTCGTGCTCGCCGAGGCGTGCGCGTTCCTCGAGGACGACGCACGACAGTGGGAGGCCGTCTACTCGACATGGGGAGCGGTCTGGTTCACCGACCCCGAAGACCTCTTCCCCCGCATCGCCAAACGACTGATGTCCGGCGGGGTGTTCGCGTTCTCCCACCGCGAGCCGGCCGACGACCAGTACGGGGCGCAGCAGATGGGTGGGAAATGGTTGGACGGCCGTGAGTCCGAGCTGACCGTGTACCGGTGGCAATACACCGCCGAGCAGTGGGCCGACATCCTCAAGCGGCACGGCTTCACGGACGTCCGCGCCGAGGTGCTGCCGAGCCCGGCCGCAGATGACTTGGGCACGCTGATCGTGTCGGCGGTCAGCCGGTGACCGTCCCGGTGAACTCGGGCCACATCGCGCCGGACGGGTCGTAGGAGACACGCTGCATGCGAACCACGACGCGCCGGCCGTATTGCTTCGCCAGCGATTCGTCGTCGTTCTTAGCGGCCGTCACGCCGGGCGCCAACTGGCCTTCCAGCGGCGCCGATCCGCGCTCGAACGTGCCGGAGGCGGCTGCACCGCCGTTGGTCGCGCCCTGCACGATGACTGACAGCCCGCCGAGATCCACGGGCGCCTTGCCGCCGTTGGTGACCCGCAGCGTCACGCGGAAATCCGTCGCGCCCGGCGCGGGCGACTCCCCGTCCGCCGTGTTGAAGTCGGTGAACACCCGTGCCCCGGTCACCGAGACCTTCACCCCGTCCGGCCAGGTGTACGTGCCGCCGAAGGTGAGGTGCGTCGACGGAGCGGCGGCCGATGAGCGGGCCGGGGTTGCCTTGGGACTCGTATGGCCGGTGCTTCCGGTGCTACAGCCGGCGAGCGCCGCGATCAACAGGGCCGCTCCGGCCGTCATCGTCCGTGCGCGCATCTCTCCCCCTGGGTCCGTGTGGTTCGAGTGAACCGTAGACCCGCCGGAGCGCACGGCGAAGCCCCGGAACCGTCTTGGTTCCGGGGCCAGGGGTGTTGAGGGACAGGCGTCGCCCTCAGCCGGCGGCGGGATCGGTGATGGTGACGCCGTCGCGGGTGCGGGACAGGACGCGGTCATACTCGCGCCTCGGGTCGTCCCAGCCACCGCCCCCGCCGTCCAGCGTCAGCGTCTTGGCGTTGACCCGCTTGACCCGGTAGGTGTCCTGGCTGGTCTCGAAGGTGCGCACGGTGACGATGTCGCCGACCTTGAAGTCCGAGCGCTGCCACGGCCGGGACTGCGTGGACGTGATGTCAGTGATCGCGTCCTTCGCGTCCGCCTTGGCCCTGGCAAACTTCGCATTGAGCTGCGCCTGCTGGGCTTCCTTGTACACAGACAGCGCGCGGTCGGAGGCCGCGTCCGCCCGGTCCTTGGTGCGCCGGGCGGAGCGGTAGGAGTGGTGGCCGACGAGCAGCGGCTGGCCGCCGGCGAACCGGTCGTACATGCTGTCCGCTCGCCTCATCCGCTGCTCGGCATCGGCCGTGAGCCGGTCAGCGCGCTCCTGGAGCTGGTCGGCCCGACGGCGCTCGGGATTGGTGCCCATCAGACGGCCGCCCGCTTCTTCGGGGCGCGGCGGACGCTCTGGACGACGTAGTCCTTCGGGTCCTCGGAGTCGAGCGACCAGGTCTCGCCGGTGCGCGCCATCTCCGCGCGCTGCTTGGCGTTCTTCTCCTTGCGGAACTTCACGGTCTCGGCGACCGCCACGCGCGCAGCCTCGGCCTTGTCGACCGCCTGGACCACGCGGGTTCCGGCTCCGATCCGGCCGCCGGTCTTCGGGTGGCGGATCTCGATCAGTACGCGGAACGTCTCGGTCATCGAGTCCTTCTTTCCTTGGTCTGTCGGGGCTTCCGCCCCGATGAATTAATTAAATCATGAAGATGCGCACCGCGCAAGGCGCAGGGTGGCACAGAATCCGTTCCGCGCAGAATCGCTCCTGGAGACGCTCAAAACGTGTGTTTTGATCAGGGCCCGCTGTCGTCAGTGCTCATCTGTCCTGATGCGGACGAGGTCGATACCGGGACCGCCCTGCTCCCCGCCAGTCATCTCGTCGGCCGCGAAGTGCAGATGCCGGCCGCAGGCGTAAAACCAGTTCCGGTCACTGGTGTCGCTCTTCTCGCGGATCTTCCAGGTGGGCCAGGTTGCGCAGTCCCCGCGCGGACCGCCGTCGCACTTGGGGCGGGTCACCGGAACTCGACTCCCCGCCACGTCATCTCGCGCCACAGTCGGGCAACGAAGTGGACGGCGCTGCTGCTTGGGGCAGTGTTGTCTGCGAGTGTGCTCATCGTGCGAATGAACTCAGCTTTCATGTCCGCGACGCCCATAAGCGTGACATCCGTCGCGTCCATCGCCTGCTCCTCGTCGGTGCGGGTGTCCGGGCCGAACCGCTCGGTTGCTTCCGACAGAGCCTTGATGAGGTTCTTGTCCCAGCCACGCGGGTCATGCTCGTCATCTGCGATCTGGTCTCGGAGGGCGAAGAGTTCATCTCGGGTCATCGCGGCGAACCGGGCCCGGTGCATCTGGACCTCTTCGCGGTCGGTGAGGGCGACGACGTCCGTGGACAGAATGGCGATCTTTCGGACCCGCGTGCGGACGGTGCGGACGTGGGCGTCGCCCCACCACATGTCTTTATCGCGGGAGAGGATTGCGTCGACCATGTCACGCGTGATCGGCTGGCTCTCGTTGCGAGCCCAGGTGACGACCTGGAGGGCGGCGGCTTCAGCTTTCTCGGTGGCGGTGAAGGCGGTCATGGCGTCCTGCTTTCCTTGGTCTGTCGGGGCTTGCGTCCCGATGAATTAATTAAACCATGACGGAGTTGATGACGCAAGCCCCGATTGTCCGGCGTATCTCCGGACGACCAAATCGTCGGCCGGTAGGCTCATCAGCCGTGACGCTCACGACCACGGAACCCGGAACACTCGCCACCGACGACCCCGCGCTGCGCGCCGTAACACGGCTGCGCGAGCGGCTCGGAACGGTCGCACCCCGCGACCCGAGGACACGCCGACTCGGTCCACGCGTGCACCGACTCGACCTGTTGCACGAATTGTGTGAAGCACAAACGTTCGAGCACGTCGTGGGGTGGTTGTCCTCCGAGCGGTTCACGTCCGACGGCACCCGGCGCGAGTACGCCGACGACATCCGGCACTGGGCGCGCGCCGGCCGGGAGCTGGTCGGTACCGAGCCGTGGTACCTCGGTGCCATCACGTCCGACGTGATCCCGGCGTGGCGGGCCTGGACGGACGACATCGGGCTGAAGTCCCGCCGGGTCAACCGCCTGTGCGCGTCGCTGACCTCACTGATCGAGTACACCCGGTTCCGCACCCGGCTGGACATCATCAACCCGATCACCAAGTACGACCGGCCCGTCATCGACCAGAACGACGAGACCGCGATGACGCCGATCCTCGAAGTGGAGGAGTTCCAGGCCGTCGTTGCCAAGGCCGCCACGGCGCGGCAGGCCCTGGTGCCGGTGCTCATCTACACGCTGGCCGGCCGTGTCTCGGAGTGCTGTCAAGCGGGCTTGCACGATATGCAAAGCGTTGGCGGGGAATGCAAGCTGGACTTGACCCGCAAGGGCGGCAAGGGCCGGAAGTTCACGCTGCCGGCGAAGCTGTGCGAACTCGGCGCCGTCTGCTGGGAGGGGGAGACGGCAGGGCCGCTGCTGATGGACGACGACGGCACCGCCATGGACCGCCATGCCGTCGACCGGTTGCTGAACAGGCTCGGTCGCGAAGCCGGTGTGCTGCCCGGCCGTGACCTGACCCCGCACGTCCTCCGGGCGAGCAAGCTGACTCACATGTACGACGAAGGTCAGCGGTCCAAGGACGGGAAGCCGACACCCGACGACATCCGCCGGTACGCCGACCACAGCCACATCGCCACGACGATGCGGTACATCCGGCGCCGTGACGATGAGGAGCTGAAGCGCAGGCACGCCGAGGCATCCGTGAAGGTGTACGAAGGCCTGGTGGACCGGTTCCTGTGACACGGCGAAGCCCCGGTTCCCTCGCGGGGCCGGGGCTTCTGTGCGGATGTGGGTCAGTCCCCGTCACCGTCGCATCGATGGCCGTAGACGATCCGGCGGACGTCGGACTCGTTGGTGATCAGGTCGTACGCCATGCCAGTGCGGAAGCCGCACGGCTCGTGGGTCAGGTGGTGGAGTTCCCACCAGCCTGAAGCCTTTTCAGCTCCCCAGCCCGCCGGTAGTCGCATGGTTGATTCCTTCCTTGGTCAAGAGCGGGTGATCCGCGCGTACGTACCGATGATGACGTCGCCGACGAGCCAGCGGGGGCTCTCACGGGTCCATCCGTGCTCGGCCAGGATGCTGTCGGCGTCCGCGAACGGCTGGTCGGGTTGCGCACTCATGACGTGGTCCACCCCGTCATTCACGCGCGGGTACACCCAGGACTGGTTCGGGTCGACGTCGCCCTCGCTATAGAGGGTGCAGCCCTCGTGCACGGTGACACGAAGCTGGCCGTCCGGTTCGTGAGTGATGTACGCGCGAGTCTCCATGGCTACCTCGTTCCTTGGTCTGTGTTCCTGATTTGATTAAATCACGGTTCCATCGGACTCACAACCTCGTCAATCGAACTCGGCCCGCTTCTTCGCCACATAGTCGGTGAGCATGTCAGCCGCTTCGTACATCGCCTCCGACTGCTTGACCACCTCGTTCTCATCGAAGCCGGGCGACCCGACGCCTACCGCGATCTCGGACGCGGCGGCGAAAGCGTGGCATGCGGCCCGAAGTGCGACAGCCGCGACGGACATCTGCTGCGAGGCCCTCGGCACCTGCATGATGCCCTGCTGCGCGAACTCGGACAGGCTCCGCAGCTGCGCAGACGTGTTGGCTAGCATGGACGGGATGTCCCGCTCGTAGACGCCGAACCAGCCTTTCTGCACGTCGGTCTCCAGCGGCCCACCGCGCAGGCCTTCCTCCATCTGCGCGACGAGACCCTTCAGCATCCCGAGATACTGGGCTGCGTAGCCCCGGTCCCCCATCGGGTGCTGTGCGCCGGGCGGCTTGGTGGCCTCCACTCCGGTGTCGAGGGAGTTGATGGCTCGCTTGACCTGCCGGGCCTGCGGCAGCGGAATGGCGTGGGTGCGGGCGCCCCGGGGTTCCTCGGTCGTCATGCGGAGCAGGCTATCGGTGCCCACTGACAGCCGGGCGTCATTCCAGTACGCGCGCCACGATCGGGCCGGCGTCTTCGTTGATGAGCTTCGCGACAACACTCACAGCCTCTTGGGCTTCGTCCGTGAGCGTCCGCCCCTCGTACGCCGTGGGGGTAACCAGGCTCCAATCACGGCCAGGGACACGCACGACGACGGACGCGAGGACGGTCGGCCGACCGGTCTCGCCCGGGTCCCGCAGGCTTTCATAACCGCCGTTGCCGTAGTCCGATTCCGTCTGCCAGTCCCGCCAGGAGTATGGGAGCCGTTTCTGACCCGTGAACAGGTGAGAATGCCGCAGCGGCACGTGGACCTCGGCGTACAGAGAATGGTCGTATTCGTCACGGTGCAGGGTGACGCGGCTCAGGTCCGGCCGCCACCGCACGTAGCCCGGAGCCATCACCGGGGGCGTCGCCACGTGCCAGGCGTGGACGGCGAACTCTGCCGGATCCTTCACCGGAGCTGGTTCGTCTTGCCAGGCGTCCCGGAACAGCTTCGCATTCAGCCGCAGGTACTCCCCGAACCAGGAGTGGCCGTTGCTCGCCTGCTCCCGGTCGTATCGCTCGTCCACGTCCACCAGCCGGCCGTCAGTCCAGTCGATGGTCACCGCCGGGCCTCCGTAGCACCGGTGCGCACACCGTTCAGGAAGGCGTGCGCGCCTGCGAGATCCAGCGGGCCCGCGCCGTTGCCACCGACGTGGACGGAGTACCTGTCCTCACCGAGATCGCTGACGTGGACGCGCAGGCCGGTGTCGGCCGCGACGACGCCGGCGGACCACTCGAGCTGGAGATGCAGAGGCCACGACTCGCTGTACTCCGGGTCGTGGCTGCCATCGGGGTTCCTGGTGACGTTCACCCGGAGAACGCTAGCGGAGCCCACGGACAGCAGGGGTGAAAACGCGACGGAGCGCCGCACACCCCTCGGCAAAGGGTTGACGTGTGCGGCGCTCCGTCGCGGTTGGGTCCCAGTAGCCCGGAAGGCTTCTGCACGAACGACTCTACGATCTCGGAGCCCAGCGGATCCAGTCCGGCTGGGCAGTTGGGACGCGGATGAGCCAACCGGTCACCAGGACTCGATCGCATAGGCCACGCCGGTGGCCGTCGTCTGGAGGCTGACCTTCTGGTCGTCGGCGGTCATCGGCACGTCCACGGTCCCGGCGGCGGCGGTCAGGTTGACCGTGGAGACACGCCACGCGGTGCCGTTGTGGATGGCCACGCGCACGGTCGCTTTCGGCGGAGTGGTCGTGATCTCGTCCATGCCGAGGTGAAGCTTTCGGTTGGTGGCCGACTGCCAGGCGCTGCCGTGCGGAACCAGGCGGACCGTCGGCTGCGGCCCAGGCGTGATCTCGCCGTCGTTCCATGCGGGCATGTCTTCCTCCTGAGGAATGTACGAGGCCACGGCGGTGCCGCCGCGCGGGTCGTGCGGGTCGGCGGTCGGCGGGCAGACGCTGTCCGGGAACCGGGGCGCGAGGTAGCCGGTGATGCGCGGATCGGTGCGAGGGAGAGTGTGCGTCCAGACGCCGTTCCCCTGCCCCGCGTCCGTGGCCCCGGTCTGAACGGAGTTCCACCCCTTGCTGATGACGTCAGTGGCCGTGAAGCCGATGACGACCTCGGCGTGCGCGCCGTCCCCGAGGTCCATCCACGCACCGACGCTGGGGTACTGCGACCACTCGCCGTGCGCCCGCGCCCAGGTAGCGAAGTCGTTGACGTTGTCCGTCTTCGGGACCGCACTGTCCAGGGCGCAGTCGTGGTACATGTCCCAGGCGCCGATCACGCAGTACGGGACACCGTCCTCGCCGTATTCGACTCCCCACGGGGTGTGGTTGTCCCAGCCGGACGTCGCGTTCCAGTGCTCGTACACGCCCTCGGGGACGGCGAGGACGTGATCGAGGAGCTTCTTCCACTGTGGCGTGGCCGGCGTCGGGACCGGCTTGGGGGTCGGCGTGGGCGTGGGGGTCGGCTGGGACTTAGCGGCCCAGGCGCGCAGGGCTGCCGCGTTGGGGAACAGCGACGGGTTGGCGATATCGCCGTCCCCGCCCTGCGGCGCGGCGTCCGTGTACTGGTGGAACGCCCACGACGCTTTGATGCGTGGCTTTCCCGGGGTGACGTAGTCGGCGATCCACAGACCGTCGCCCGCGAACCCCGTTGTGTCGACGCCGGTCCAGCGGGCGACGTCGCAGTAGAGGATGACCCGGTGGTCCGGTCGCAGCGCCTGCACAGCGCGGATGAACGCGTCCTTCTCCGCGTTGGTGGCCAGGCCGCTCGAGGTCGGCTCCCAGTCGCAGGCGAGGATGTCACCCGCCTGGCTCGCCGCCTGCGTCACGAAGTACTGCGCCTGCTGCTGAATGCTGCCGGGATGCAGGAAGTGGTAGAACCCGACGACCAGGCCGGCCGACCGCGCCCGTGCCGCCTGGGCCGTCATGCGCGAGTTGACGTACGAGGTTCCCTCGGTGGCCTTGGTGAAGACGAAATCCAGGCCGGATGTGCTGTACGTCGTCGGCTGGTACGACGATATGTCGATGCCCTTGAGGGTCATGAGTCCTCCGTAACGGTCAGTTCGTCTCTGCCGCCGTCCTCCTGGTGCACGACCATGCGGGCCACCTCGCCGGCGACCAGGACGAGTTCGACACCCCAAATGCCGTCTGTGTTCGTCAGGCGCTCCATCTCCGCCATGACGTCCGAGCGACGGACCGTGCACTGCGCACGACGAGGCAACGCCGGCCGGCCGGCTATCACGCCCACTCCCGCGAGGCGAGCAGGGCCGAGGCGCCCCACACCGCGCCCCAGACGAGCACCGGCGCCGGGACTCCGACCGTGAACGCCACGGCGGCCGTGAGTGCGGCGGCGAGCCAGCCGGACACGCACCAGGGGCAGGAGACGAGTTCGGCGAGCCAGTACGGCGACCACGCTTTGCGAGCCACGTAACGGTTCATGACCCCGTCGATCTCTTGTGTCTGGGGCCTCCAGTCCACGGCCGTGGGGGCGCTGAGTTCCTTCGGGGTCAGCGGTCGCCAGCCACCGGCGAGTCGGTCGCGCAGCCAGAGGACCGGCGGGAAGTCGTCTTTCGTGATCAACCGCGAGGCGCGGTAGTTGGCGAGGGCCATGCAGGCGATGAGCAGCCAGGTGGGCACGATTCCGGGCTCCATGGTCTGTGGACGGGACGCCCTGACGGGCGAACGGTTGGAGGTGGTCACCAGGCCGAGCGCCCCGTCGTAAGGAAGACGTTCCGCCTGATGACCCGGTTGCGTCAAGTTGCGTCAGGCGACCAGTTTTCCGGCCGGGGAGACGGACGCCTGAGTCGGCGGGGTGACGTTCTGTCGGGTGGCGAAGAACGTGTAGACGATCATGATTGCGCCCACGAGTTCCGACTGGTGCTCAGCGGTCCAGTGCATGCAGTAGTACGACACGGCCGAGACACCCGCGATGACGAACCCGTTGACAGCCGCCACGATCCCGTCGTGCACGCGGACGGCGACGACGACGCCGAGGACGGCCGCGACGACGGCTGTCACGACGGACTGCGTCTGCGCGTCGAAGTTCAGTCCGAACGCGGACACGATCTGCCACGCCGCGCCGAGGAGAGCGAGCCACATCGCAGGCTCTCTGCCGAACACCTTGCCCATGGTTCCTCCTTGGGGATGCCGTGGGCAGGGTAGGGCGGATTCGCCAAATCACCGATTCGGGTGAACGACCCGGCTTAGTTGTCCCCGTCAGCGGGTGGAGTGATCGGGTTGCCCCGTGCATCAAGGTGTTTGCAGCGTTTCCCGCTGCGGATGGTGTCGACGTTCGGCATCCGCTCGACTCCGCACGTTGTGCACCGGGCCGACCAGGGGTCTCGGGTGTTCCCGGGATAGGGAGCCAGCGGTATGTATCCCGCTGCGCGGATGTCTGCCTCCGCCTGAGAGGCATGTTCTGCGCACGGACACGGGACGGCTCGGCGCAGCACGACCATCGGTGCGCAGCGCGTCCTCCGTTTGCACCTGACGCAGCGCACCCGCCACCGCTGCTGATTGTCGCCGGGGTAGGGCTCCGCCGGTTCGTACCCCCGCGCCGCCAGCCTCTTCCGTGCGGCGTCCTGTGTGTACCTCGTGTGCTGGCAACGGTGCCCGCTGCGGATCCTTTGCAACGTGAGGGCCCACCGGCACCCGCACTCCGGGCACAGGGCGTTCCAGGGGTCTACGGTGCGGCCGGGGTATGGCTCCAGCGGCTCGTACCCCGCCGCGCGGACCTCTGCGACGGCTACTTCGGGTGCTGTGCGAGGGGTCGCCATCGCGTCAGTCCTCCCTCCGAAAAGCCCCGGACCGTGGAGGCTCCGGGGCTCGGGGTGGTCGGGTTCAGTCACTCGCCGTTCTCGGCGTACCAGCGCACGGCGCCCCGCACGATCCACCGTAGGACGGCCTCGCGGAACACAGGGCCCTCGTCGGCGATGGCTCGCCGCAGTGTTGGGTCGGCCCCGCCGCGTGCGTCCAGAGAGGACAGGCCCACCACGGCTGTGCGCCGGTAGGCGCCTTGGTCCCCGAGCACCTTGGCGGGCCACACGTTCGCCACCAGAAGCAGGCTGTGCGAGGGCAGGTGCGTGAAGGTGTCGCGTCGGATGCGCCGGGCAACAATCAGGTCCGGGGAAACCAGCAGCTTGAGATCGTCCGGCCGGATGCTGTCGGCTTCCTCGGCGACGGCGAACCGTGCCCCGCGCAGGCTGCCGTCCCGCCGCATACCCATCAAGCCTCGGGTGTCGGACGCGTGGACTGCGTACGAGCCCAGAGCCTCACGCACGGCCCTAGCGAACGTGGACTTTCCGGAGCAACCGGGCCCGTGAAGCAGCGTCGCGGAGTCACCCCGTGCCCCTGTGGCCGCCTGCCCGGCCGTGAGTTGCAGCGCCTCCTGAACTTCTTCGGTGAGGGACGAGAGGATGCGGTCCCAGGCAGCCGACACCGCCCCGGGGTTGTACGCGGCGCCCGCAATGCGGGTCATCAGCCGCGATCGGCTATGCGGGCGCAGTTCTCCGGTGCGGAAGTCCACCACGCCGTTCTGAACGTTCAGCAGGTCCGGATGAGAGTCAAGGTGACTTGTCTCTACCTCCCGTGCCGCCCGTAGCTGGGGCATCCGCCGGGGCGCCCACGGGCCGGTACCTCGGTCTTCCCGGTACTCGTTCACCCGGTGGAGTGCGTCGGTTGCGGGCACCTCGTTCCAGACCTTGCCGTCCCAGTACAGCCAGCCGAGCCCCTGGTTCCAGAGGAGTCCCAAGTTCGGGTCCTCCGCCATCTCGCGCAGCTCGTCAGCCTTCGCGGCAGTTTCCATGGTCTTCCTTTCCGTGGTCGTGTTGATTTGATTAAACCAACCGGGGCGTTGCAGGGCAACCCCTCGTCACCCGATCGGGCGGCAGATTCTGCAACCGGAACGTCGATTCACCAACTCCGCAGGTCCGTGCCCTTCACCAGGACCCAGATGGGCGGGACGACGGCCTGCGGTGTATTTGCGCGCAACCCCTACAGCAGACCCTGCGTCGGCACCGTGTCCGTGCCACTCTTCCGTTTCCGCGCCTTCGGTACGGCGGCCGGGTGGCACCAGGGACAGCGGTCCACCGGGCTGTGATGGTGCTGCGCGTGGACGTCCCGGCGGCAGATGCACCGGTCCTTGCCCAGGACGAGCACGGCCGCGTCGGCTGCCGCGATGACGGCCTTCGGGTCGGTGACGCCGTGGCGGCGCAGGGCCTCGGCCATGGCGGTTAGCAGCGGGTCGTCCACGGTTGCTCCTCACGCGATCTGCCGGTTGGCCGCCACGAGCCCGCCGGCCGTCGTCACACCGGTCATCGCTGCCTTCACGATCCGCTGGTGCCAGGCCGGCCACACCATCGCGTCCAAACGATCTGGTGACCAGTCGAGTTCGTCGTACCACTCGCACATCTGGTCCTCCAGCTCGGGGAAGTTCCCCGCCAGGTGCCAACGGCCCTGCTCGGTCAGGGCACTCACCGGTTCGGCACGGACCTTCTTCCCCCGCGTCGCGCGCACCACCTTGATCGGGATGTGGATGCCCATGGCGTCGGCGGCCGACCGGATCGTCTGCACCGCCATGTCCCCACCGAAGTTGACCTCCACGCAGATGTCGTCCGCCTCGTGGTCCACGGCCGCCTGCACGGCCCGCCGGCCCCAGCCGTCCGGCGAGAGGTGGCAGGTGCGGTCCGCGAGGACGAACCCCTCCGCCAGCTTGACGGGCCGCTGCTGTCCGGCGACCTCGCGGAAGTGCTCCACCATTGCCTTGCCCACCACGACGATGCCCTGCTCTCCCCGGCCGCCGGACGGGTCCACGCCGACGGACTTCTTCACCAGCGGCGGCAGGGCATCGGGGCGCACCCGCGTGGCGTCCAGCATGCCCCTGTTCCACAACGCGTTCTCGTCCTGGTCGATGACCTCGGCGTACAGCTCCTGGCGGCCGATCTGCGTCCCGCCGTACGCGTCCTCAAGTGCATCGCGGATGTCCTGCGGTAGGTGAGGGTTGTCGTAGGTGGTGCCCCGGGTGACGACGACGTTGTCCATCTGGCCGGACGTCAGCTTCTTGATCAGGGTCCGGGGCTTCGGTGTGGTCGATGCAACCCAGTGCGGGCGCGGACCAGTTCGCAAACCGAAACGCATCTGGTCCCAGGTGTCCTCTAGATACCTCCAGGCTGCGAGTTCCTCCAACCAGTTCAGGCAACGATTTCCTCCGGATCGCAAACGCTCTACATCCTCGGGGCTGTGCGCACCGAACAGTTTGGCTTCAGAGCCGTTTGGCCACCGGACCACCGTTCCGCCCTGAACAGTGATCATGCGTGCTTTGGGGCTGTGTGCACGGAGCCCCGATGGGCCGCCGAAGCAGGACGTCGCCGCGTCACCCAGCGTCGGAGCGATGATGCCTATCCAGTGCGGGACCGGACCGGGCAGACACGGCGGCCCTGCCACGTGCTGGGCAACGTAGTTCGCACACGCGTCCGTCTTGCCGCTGCCTCGCCCGGCCACAAGCGCCCACCCCGACCACCTGCCCTCCGGCGGGACCTGGTGCGGCAGCGGTGTCCAGCGCGGCTCGGTGAGCGTCTGCGCGTGCATCAGCAGCTTGTCAGCCGCTCTGCTTCTCAGCCTCGCGTCCACCATCAGGCCATTGTGCGGCGGTTCACGGCTGACGATTTCCGGAGCAGGTCAGGCGTCGTCTTCGCCAATCAGGCGCGCCATCCCACCCAAAATTTCCATGGCCCACGGCGCATCTCCACTCCAAGCCAGTTTGACGAGATCCTCGGGGAAGGCGATTTCCCAGTCGTCGCCGTGCTCAGCGCGCAGTCGACCGATGAACCCGAACAGGTCGCCCATGACAGTCCCAGGCACCTTCAGAAGACCGGCGAGGACTTGTTCAGCAGTAGCCACACCCAGCTGAACGATGCGCGGCGCGTCCTGTCACGGCGAAGCCCCGCCCCCAGCTACTGGGGTAGAAGGGCGGGGCTCCGTCAACCGGCCTTCCCGGGTGCGGCCGTGACCCGGGATGCTACGCCGCGTTCGGGATCCGCAGAACCTGTCCGGGAAAGATCAAGTCCGGGTCGTAGACCTTGTCCGTGTTGGCCGCGTACAGCACGCGCCAGTCCGCGTACCCGTGGGCCTCGGCGATGGCCGACAGCGTGTCGCCGGAGCGCACCGTGTACCGGCCGGCCGACGCGGCGGGCAGCTGGACATCGCCCTCCTTCGGCGCACTCGGCTTCGCCGAGGCGGCCTTCGGCACGATCTGGACCACGTCGGCCGCCGACGCCGCGCTGCCGCCGGACGGGCGGACGACGCCGACGAAGTTGCTCGCGTACCAGTAGCTGCGCCACGGCGAGAGCTGCACCACCTTCCCCGGGCGCGGGGACTCTATGATCTGGCCGCCGCCGACGTACAGCGCCACGTGAGCGCCGCCCGCGTAGACGACGATGTCCCCGGGCCGCACGGCCGACGCGGACACGCGGGTGAGGCCGGACCACTGAGCGCCCGACGTACGCGGTATCGAGACGCCGGCGGCCCGCCAGGCGGCTTGCGTGAGGCCGGAGCAGTCGAACGAGCCGGGCCCGGTGGCTCCGTAGACGTACGGCTTGCCGAGGGCCGCTCTGGCGTAGGCCACGGCGCGCGAGGCGGCGCTGGAGACCGTGCGGACAGGTGCGCTGTCCGTGTGAACCTGCGCGGCCGCGCCGCCTCGGACGAGGCCCGCGCGCGGCCCGCATACCGGCCAGGCGCCGGGGCCCTGGTCGTTCAGGACCTTCTCGGCCACGCTGATCTGAGCCGCCTTGCCGGCGAGGTCTGCCCGGACAGCAAAATGGCGGCCTCCGTAGGCCGCCCAGGTGGACTCGGTGAACTGTAGTCCGCCGTAGTACCCGTTTCCTGTGTTGATCTCCCAGTTGCCGCCGGATTCGCACGCGGCGACCTTGTCCCACGTCGATATGGCCGCCGCGTGCGCGGGGGCCCCGGTACTCAGCAGGGCCACGACAGTGCCCGTCGTGCCGGCCAACGCGGTGCCGATCAGTGAATGGTGCTTGGCCATGAGATGACCACCTCCGGCCCGGCACGGTACGGCCGAGCCGCGATACGGCCAAACCGCTCACGCCGACGCGGGCTCGGGCAGCAGGCCCATCTCGCGGGCCCGCCGGATGGCCTCCGGTCGCCGCTGGGCCTTGTCCATCCAGGACACACCTAGACGCTGGTACGCCTCTGACAGGCGTGTCGAGCAGGTTCCGGGGACGATCCCCAGGTGTCGTGCGGCCTCGGCTATGGACGCTCCGCCCGCCAGCTCGGCGAGTATCCTCACGTGCGTTTCTGACAGCCTGACGGGGGCTTTGTCGGTGGGCGGTGGTGTCGGTCGCTGCGTGCCGAGCAGCCCGCGCTGAGCCGCCGCCCTGATGGCCGCCTCACGGCGTACGGACGGGGCGTAGTGAATGACTCCGAGCAGCGTGTACGTGGACGTGATGAGCTTGGTCAGCGTGCGCTCGTTGATGTTCCAGGCGTGACGTATCTGGAGGTTGCTACGACCCGCGTACATCGCGCGCAGCAGACGGATGTGCGGCTCCCCGAGTTGCTGCTGGGAGCGCAGCAATGCCTCGGTGTCCATCCGGTCCTTGTTCCCGCGTTTGCAGGCCGGACAGGTGGGCTCGTCCTGCTTGATGTGGCGACGGTAGGCGACCAGGGACCCGCAATCCTCGTACGGTCCGATGTGGCCGTCCAGCAGGCCTATCCTGACGGCCTGCGCCGCTGTGGAGGCCCGGAGGTTGCGGTGAACCCGCTGGCACAGGCTCTTGACGTTGCTCAACGCCCAACCGGTCTCCCGGGCGATGCCCTCACGGGTGTACCCCATCGACTCGAGCCACAGCACGCGCGTCTGGCGCTCGGTCAGGACGACGACTGGCTGCGGCTCGGACTCCACTGGGGTACACCTCCCGTAGATTGGGTGGGCCCCGGTCACTGTGACTGACCGGGGCCCTTGTCACCGGCGGTTCCCCAGGGGTCTTCACCGGGTTGTGGCCGGGACTGCTCTCATTTAGTTAAATCCCCGGTCTATGGATTAGCTAAACCATGTATCGGGGTTCATTCGTCCACCGACCGGCCCATGGAGCACCACAGCCCGGTCGCAGCGTCCTGCCAGCACCAGTGCCGCACGCAGTGCAGGCCGTCGCTCGGCACGGTGTGGACGTCCCCGCACTGCGCGCACACGAGCCGGACGGTGTTCACAGTGCGAGCCATTCCGGGTGCTCGAGAGACCAGCGGACCGTCGTCTCCAGCGACTTCTCCAGCGGCACCGGCGGCTCCCAGCCGATGGACGCCATGCGCGCCCCGTCCAGGGCGTAACGCAGATCGTGACCCGGCCGGCTGGAGTGGAAGGAGACCGGTTTGATCAGGCCGTCCACGGTGTCCTTGTCCAGGCCCATGAAGCCGCCGACCATGCGGACCAGCTCGGTGTTGGCCACCTCGCGCTCACCGACGATGTGGAACCGGTCTGGGCGCACGGCTCCGTCGGCGTACATTGCCAGACGGTCCGGGGCGCGGTAGACGTCTCCGGCGAGGGTCTGTATGTCGTGCGTCTCGCAGTATCGGCGTGTCAGGTACAGCCAAGCATCCGCCAGGTTCCGCGCGTGCAGGTAGAACCGCGAGCCCGGCGTTCCGTCCGGTGCGGTGTGCACGGTGACCGGCTCTCGGTCCCGCAACTTCCGAACGATCATCGGCAAGAACTTCTCGCTGTCTTGCATCTCACCGAGGATGTTCATGGTGTTGGTGAGTACAACCGGCACCGAGTAGGTGCGCCAGTAGCTGATCGCGATGGCCTCTTGCGCCGCCTTGCTCGCGCTGTACGGGTTGGACGGGATCGCCGGTTCCCACTCGGCGTGCCGGTGCTCGCCGTAGGCCGGGCCGTACACCTCGTCCGTGGACATCTGGAGCAGCAGCCGGGGGCCGGTCGCCCGCGCGACCTCGAGCACGTTCAGCATCAGCGCCACGTTGTTCTGGACGAATCCGGACGGGTCAGTGATGGAGCGGTCGACGTGGCTCTCCGAGGCCACGTTCATGATGACGTCACAGCCCTCGAACTGACGCAGCGTCAGCGGGTCGGCCGGCGCGCGCATGTCCCAGTGCACCACGCTGACACGCTCGTTCCAGTCGGTGTCGCAGACGGCTGAGGCGATCCGCGCGGGCAGACCCTTGTGCCGGAACGAAACCGGAGCGACGACGGCGTAATCCGTGTGGGTAAGCAGATGCCGCAGGACGTGGCTTCCGACGAACCCCGAGGCCCCGGTGAGAAGAACCCGCATGGCTACTCCGTTCCTTGGTCTCTGATCGTGGCCGAAGGGTAGCCAGGAGTACGGGAATCACCGAACGGCCTGGAAAACGCGAGGAACCGCCCGGTGCGGCGCCGGGCGGTTCCAAGGGTCGGGGTACGATGTGCTGTCCATCCCCGCCGGTCACGTACCCGCTGCGTGGGCGACTTACGCCTCGTCAGAGGCGGCGCACCAGGAACACGATCAATACGACGAGCAGCACCAGGACCAGGATCGTGTAGACGTCCACAGGCTCCGCCTTCCCACGCGTGTCAGCTGTAGCCCTTGCCCGCCGCCCACGCCTTGGCAGACGCCCACAGGTCCGCGTCACCAACCACGGCCGGTGGAGCAGGCGGGGCCGGCGGCACCGGTGCGGCTCCGACGAGGTGCGGCACGGTGACGTCGCCCTGCGCCTTGAGCAGCGCGGTCATCGACTTGCCGGGGATCCACGCGCGGCCGTCGAGTCCCCACGACTCCGCCCAGTGGTTGTCGATCCACACGCGGTCGTTGTCGGCGTCGAACTGCCGGGACATGTACGCATGGCCGCCTGCTACGCCGGAAGACGGGTCCACCACGATCTCGCCGTCCGGCTTCGGGTCGAACATGCTGTTGTACCAGACAGTGCCGAAGGCGACCGGGCCGGACTGGAGCGCGGTGACGGCCGACTTGTAGCTGAAGGCGTGCCGGTAGACGTCCGACAGACCCAACATGACGAGGGCCTTGGCCATGGTGAGCCCGTCGGATCCGGTGTCGTCCGGCTCCCACGAACCGGGGTAGCCATCGATGCGGGTGAGCAGCCGGTAGAGCTGGAGGGCGAAGTCCTCGTTGATCTCCCACGTGGACCCTGCGGTGAACTCGCCCTGGGTGTCCGCCTTCGGCACGGTGACCGAGGTGACGCCGGTGTAGCCGGTCGCGTCCGTGGCCAGCAGTTCGACACCCGTGTTCGGCTCACACGACCCGATCTGCCCCTGGTCCAGGATCGGTATGTGGCGCCCCCATGTCACCGACTTGATGGCTGAGCGGGGCATCGGCGCCACGGAGTACGCAGCCGAGCGACTGTCGTGACGGACGTGCCGGCCCAGACGAGGGTCGGTCGGGTCGTAGCGATGGACGATGACGGTCATGGGGTGTGTTCCCTTCAGAGGGTCGGGGCAGGCGTGAGGCCGTTCTGATCCGCCAGGACGAACGCCTGTTGCGCCAGCGCTACGCACCGGGGCGGCAGCGCCGCCAAGTCCAGCTGCCTGAGAATGCCATCGATCGCCGTATGTACCGACTCGTGGCAGTTGGGGCACAGGTTCTTGAGCGGGCTGTTCACCGGCTTCCCAGCCGCCAGCCACCACGATTCCGGGCAGATGTGGTGGGCGTTGAGGATCGGGACGCGGTGCGCGTACAGGTCGCACTGTTGGAGCTGAACGGCTCCGCCGACGACGTCCAGCAGGCGTTCTCCACTCACGACACCCTCCAGTACCAGGCGGCGAGGTCGGGTACCCCGGCTCCCTCGGCGATCGTGACGTACTGGGGGCAGTAGTCGCACTCCACTATCCACTCCCGTAGCACCCCGGCGCCTATCGCTGTGAGCGTGCGGTCCGGATGCAGACAGATCCGCTGCTGTATGCCGTCGCGCTCCATGCCCGAGTTGATGGTGAACTCCTGCGCACCCCGAAGAGGATTGCTGACGCGCTGTGTCAGGGTCATGATCCGGGTTCCTCCGTCTCCGAGACGACTTCGCCCTCCAGCGTGCGCAGGTGCGCTCCGGCGGCCTCGAGCATGCGCTGACGCTGAGCCGGTTCCAGGTCGACCGCATTCGCCCCAGCCAGAATGGACTCCACCACTACCGTGGTTTCCTCGTCCACGCGCCGGTCCAGCGCGATCGTCAGCTTCTCGCTGGCGTCGGTGCCGTCGATCTTGGCCTGGCGCTCTTCGATCTTGAGAAGCCGGTCCACGGCCGCGAGCACCGGGCCGTCGTCGCGGACCTTGTTGCCCTGCTCATCGATCACGAACTGGCCCTGGTGCAGGACGTAGTGGGGCCGGGCGAGGACGGCGAAGATCTGGCGACGCAAGCCGTCGAGCCGCATCCGCGCCGCCTCGCGGTACTCCTCCAGGCCCATGCTCAACTCTTTGTTGGCCTGCTTCAGCGCGCGGGAGACGTCCACGCACGCGTAGGCGGCCGACACGTTGCCGTCGCCGTCCAGGTACTCGGGATACTCGCCGGACATCTGCTCGGCGACCTGTTGCCAGCTCAGGCCCCGGTTCTTGAGCTCGATGGCGCGGGTGCGCCGCTGCGCCACGTGCGCACGGTGGCTGGGCTGCTGGTTGGGAGGGTCGCCCTTGGCCATGCTTAACCACCACCTTCAGTTAACGACTGTTCTCTGACCGGTTCTGCTGCTCCCACAGCCGGTTCAAGTCCCCGGGAGTGACGTAGCCCGGCCAGCGGTTGTCGTTGAACAGGTGCCAGCCGCCCTTCGCCGCGCAGTAGTCCGCGAGCTGGGAGCAGATCTGGTGGCCGCTGCTCTCGATGTACGCGCGCAGGCCCGGCGCCGGGACGTGGAACCGGTGCAGCGCCAGGGCCTCATAGTCCAGGGCGGAGTACGGAACCTTCCGGTCCGCCTGGCGCACGGCGATCGATGCGACGGCCTCCCGGTACTCGTCCGGGCAGACCAGATAGCGGGTGCGCGCCGGGTCGTGCCAGTTGCCCACGTGCTGCGCGCCGCCGGGCATCGCCTCCACGATCCACACCGTGCCGTCCGGGTCCGTCCCGGTCACGACGTAGGTGTGTTCGTAGTCGGCGTATCCGTCCCCGTTGAGCCACTGCCCGAGGCGGATCGCCTTGCCACCCCAGCCGCTGATCTGCGTGAGCCCGAGATCTCCGGGCCTCGGCTGGTAGGGCTCCGTGGGCCCGAGGTTCACCATGTCATCCTCCTTCGGCGGGCGGTACATACTCGAACGACCTGAGCGCGAGGCGCCTCGGGTCGGAGAACCGCGCAGTCATCTCCGACTTCTTGCCGGGCCGGAGGCTTACGCGCGCTGTGACCTCCCGCCACCGTGGCGACCGGGCGCAATACGCGATAACGGCCGGGTGCGTGATGGTGCGCCGGTAACGGAACCCCTGTCCGGCCAGCGTCTGCCCGATCCACTCGACCATCCGGCCGCTGATGCCGAGACCCTGATAGTCAGGCAGGACTACGGTCCGGTGGTCCATCTTGATGTTTCGAACGTGCGGGTGCGGGAAGTGCAGGTACGCACTAAACGCGATCAGCTCGCCGTCGATGAACCCGCCGAAGCACTTCGCCGCGCCCTGAATGCTTCCGCTCAGATAGTGATGACGGCGGAAGGCGGGCCAGGCGGTACGGTCCACCTGGTGGATTTCGAGCCGGACGGGTGGGTGGGGTTGAACCGACCTCCACGCGAACCGGCCTGTGGCGACGTCGAACGTCCAGTCGGGCTGGAGCCAGTCCTCCACGTCGTAATGGCACGTCACCGCGACGAACGGCCTCTTGGCCTTGCGCACCGCTTTCTGCACGGCGTGGCTGACTATCCGAGCCACCTGCCGGTCCACCACCGACGTGAACTCATCGACCACGGTCACATCACCGGCGGAGGCGAGCGCGCGGGCCATGTCGGCGCGGAACGCCTCGCCGTTGGACAGCGTACGGTGCGGCCGGATCCACGCCGGCGGGGAACCGAGACCCACCGACGTGAGCAGACCGACGACGTCCTTCATCGGCAGCCCGTCGGGGAAGTCGTCCACGATCGCCCGGTCGGGGCTCCAGTCGAACCCCTTCATCACCGCGTCGCCCCACACCTGCCGGGCCAGCGTCGACTTCCCGGCGCCGGACGGGCCGGTTATGAGACCGATCGTCCACGGCTGCTCCTCGAGCGGCAGCACCGCGTCCAGCTCGTGGGTGAGGCGCTGCTCGAGCGGGACGTCGAACATTCCCGCGACCTGAAGAACGCGGGCCGACTTCATCACCGGTGTTTCGAGCCTGACTGAGATGTCCACGTCACATCACCGACAGGGCGCGCACGTCGAGACCCTCGGCGATCAGCTTTTCCAGGAGCGTGGTCTGCTGCGTCTCGTTCGCACACCGGACGACGACACCCCAGGTCGGTTCCGCGTGAGAGACCTCGGCGTCGCCCGGCTCGGGGAGTCGATCGGCGGGCAGCGGCTCGTCCGCCGTGTCCTCGCCGGCGGTGAACAGGTCCGCCTCGCTGACGGCGTAGCCGGTACCGACCAGGTCGTCCTCGAGGACGGCGAGCAGGGCCGCGAGGGCGGCCTGGTCGTAGTCGCCGACGTCGGCGACGCGGTTGTCCACCAGGTTGATCCGCGTCGCCGTGGCGTCGTCGCACTCGATGAGGTGGGCGAGCGCCGTCGGGTCGTCCTTGTCGACGGCGATGCAGAGCTGGCACGGCCGGTCGTGGGACAGCTCCCAGTCGGCGCAGCCGGCCCGGTCGTCCTCCTCGTGTCGCAGCAGCGCGAGGAAGGTGTGGTTGCCGGCGAGGATCGTCATCGCGTCGCCCTTGCGGCGCACCGTGAGCGGCTTGTACTGGCCGTTCGCGCGCAGGGAGCCCAGGATCATGTCGACGTCGCCCCGACGGGCGTTGCCCGGAAAGGGCTCAAGGTCTTCCAGGCTGACCGGTTCGGTCCCGACGGTCGTGAGCATCGCGGCGCCCTCCATGGTCTGGTGTCGCCGCGATGTTAAGGTCCGAAGGACCCATGATCGTTCCGGAGCACGAAGAAGCCCAGGGCCATGAGGGCTCCCGGGCTTCGTCGGTTCGCTGCGTCAGGCGAGCTGCCGTCGGACCTCCGCCAGGACGTCGTCGTCAGGAGTCCACAGCTTCTGACGGCCTCCGCACGGCACCGGCTCGGGGAGCGCGATGACATCTTCTAGCGTCCAGTGATACACGCCCGGCTGACCCCACGGCGCGCAACACCCGTTCTCGGCGAGGTGGACGCCGCCGATCTCGGCCACGGCGACGATCGCGCCTCGTGTGTCGGGCCAGGACTCGAGGGTGGTCCAGTCGGTGATGACGAACCGGCCCATCGGGTCGTACGCAGCGCCAGCGTGGATCAGGATGTGAGCACCGGTGTTCTGCGGCGGCAGCCACGTCCGGTTCTCGGTGTGCTTCATACCGTGGGTGATCGCGTCCGCCCACGGCTGTTTTACGGTGAGTGCCTTCATCGTGTCTTCCTCGGTTCCTTGGTCGGTACCCCGTCACAGGCAGGTGGACCGCGTGGTGCGCCCCGTCTTCCGCCAGGGGTTCAGCAGCCCCACGGCCAGCCGCAAGGCGTTCCGCATCGCCGGAGCGTCGGGGTCCTCGAACATCTCGTGAGCCCGCTTGCGGTAGTTCTCCCACTCCTTCTGACCCGGAATGCGAGGCGGCCACTCCAGCTTCGTCCCGTCCGGCCCCAGCCGTTCCAGAGCAGACTCGGCGCCGGAGAGCACCGAACGCACGGCTAGAAGCGCCTCTCCGCTATCCCGACTCCGGTCGGCCGACGCCCCGTCGACGGCAGTCACGTGGACGCGTGGCGAGTCGTCCCGGTCGGTGAACGCGCCGACTATCCAGTCGCCGGCGACGTCGGCCAGTTCGTTGTCGTCGTGGTAGTGCTCCGTCTTCGCCAGACCGCCTGCGTCCGGGCCGTTCCAGACGATGTCCACGACCAGCCGGGTGCGTCGCTCGTTCATCCGTCGTTCTCCAGCTTCCTGACGGGCAGTTGCAGCGGTGGACGAACGCAGTGTGCCGCTGTCTTCGATTCGCACCGAACGGGCTGCGGGATCGCCTGCCGTCCGCACCGGGCGCATACGTAGATCCACGACCCGTCCTCGTTGCGGTGCGGGTGCCGCCCGGCGTCCTTGTTGGCCCGCATCTGCCGGGCGACCTCGAACATCACGCCGGACGCGTAGCACTCCAGCTCACGCCCGTTCAGGCGGCCTGCGCCACGGTGCCGGTACTGCTTCCCCGTGGCAGTGCGCGAGGCGTAGTTACCGCACAGCGGGCAAAGTCCCCCGTGGCTGGCGTAGCCCACTACTCCCGCCCTCCCCGGTTACGAAGCGTCCGCGCGATGTCCTCGATCTCCTCCGAGATGGCATCGGCGACGTCCTGGCCGTACTTGCTCACCACGCTCGGGTCCATCGACCAGCCGGCGGCGATGACGGAGTCCAGGATCAGCCCGGCCCGGAAGTTGGCCTCCTGGCGGATCTCCCGCTTGTTCACAGCTCAGCCCTCCACCGGGTTGGCCCGGATCACCGTGGTGATGGCCTTGATGGACGGGGTGTCGTACACACCCCTGCGGTCCGGGGTGTGGCACAGCCCGAACTTGGTCCGGCGGGCGACGCCCGGGGCAACGAAGTAGCTCAGGTCGTACTGCCAGCCGCCTGGCCGGCTCAACCGGAGGTTCAGGACGAAGCCGTCGTCCCGGGGTGCCCATGCCTGCTGCGTCCGCCAGCCGTTGGCCTCGGCGAGCGCGAACAGGGCGGCGACCGGCTTCGGCAGGGCGTAGCCCTCGGGAGCCGTATCCGCGATGCCTGCTTCGAGCCGGGCCCGCGTGGTGTCCCGGATGTACGCCTCGGCCGGGGTCAGGACGTTGTCGCGCTTCAGGGCGGCGGCGAGGGTGACGGTCCGGCCGGTGTAGCGGCAGGTGACTCCGACGCCGTACGCGTCCCGGATCACGGGGTGCCGCTGACCGTTCAGGCCCCACGTCGACTTCGGTTCGTGCGTGGTCAGGACGCCGTCGCGGACCCGCGTCGTGCTGCCGCACGGGCACTGCACATCGATGCAGCGGAACGTCTCGTCCCACACGTTCGGCAGGAGAATGGACGGGTCGTGCTTCGGCTCGGTGGCCAGACGTTCCAGCGTGGTCGTCATGGTCCTGCCTTCCTTGGTCGGGGTTCGGTCGAACCCTTCGATTTAATTAAACCATCTGGACGGTGCCGGGACAACCCCCTCGAGCTGTCCCGACCAGCTCACTTCGCGTAGCAACCGCTCCACGTGACCGACGCCTTGCTCGCCCCGGCCGTGATCGGCACGCCCTTGAACTCGAAGCTGAACGCGTCCAGCACCGTCGCGCTGATCTCCTCCACGCGGTCCCCGGGGACGCACAGGACCACCTCGTCATGGACGACGCAGCGCAGCCACTCCGTGGCCTCCGGGGCCCGCTCGACCAGCCGCAGCAGGGCTTCGCACATGATGTCCCGGGCGCCGCCCTGGCCCATCAGCGCGGGCGCCTGCGTCCACGCCCGGTCGGGGTTGCAGCGCATGAGCCGTCCGAACCCGTTGTCCAGCATCTCGCCGGCCTTGCCCCGGTCGCGGACCTCAGTCCTCCAGGCGCACAGCCCGGGGAACTGGCTGTTCATCTGATCATCGAACTGCTGAGCCACGGTCCGCTCGACACCCTGGCGCAGCACCAGGCTGTTCACACCCATGCCGTAGTTCCAACCGTGGCCGGACGCCTTGGACTTGTCCCGCCACTCGCAGGTGTGCTTCGGCCCGGCGCACTCGCAGTTGTCCCGGCCGAACACCGCGTCGGTGACCATGCTGTGCGCATCCATGCCGGGCTCGAACAGCGCCATGTACGCCTGGTCCTGGCTGTGGCCGGCCACGGCACGCATGTCGACCTGATCCAGGTCGAACGCGATCAGCAGCATGCCGTCGTCCGCGATCATCGGACGGCGCTGGTGGACCTTGCCGCCGCGCTTGCCCATGTTGGTCACCGACGGGTTGACGTACGCCCATCGGCCAGACGCCTGGAGGTCGCCGACCTTCGGGTGCACCCGGTCCCCTACGAGGTGCTTCTGGATTTCCGCGTACTTCTGCACCGAGGACGTCACGAGGCCGATGTGACTCGCCATCTCCTCGATGGCCGCCCAGTCCGCGTCCGGGTGGAGCACGCGCCGGTTGGGGTTGAGCAGGGCGGGCAGCTCGCGAGTCTCTTTGCCCTTGCCCACCAGGTACGCGGTGTCCCCCAGCGCGTCCTTGCTGGTGGCGAGCGTTCCGGAGGCCGTCCGAAGGTAGTAAGGCAGACCCCGGTCGGCGAACGCCCGGATGAGCGCGTCTCGACCCTCATTGGAAGACAGTGGGGCCTTCCTCGGCACCTCGGTGAAGACGCGGTTTTTGCCCCGGCCCGTGCCGACCGTCTCGGTGAGCGGCACGCCGCAGTTCTCGTGCAGCCACTGGAGGGATTCCTGCCGCTTGTCCTCCTCGGCCTGCACCAGCCGGGTCAGCTCGGGGACGTCCACGCGCCAGCCGTTGAACGTCATGCGGTGCTGGAGGTGGGCCACGCGCATCTCGCGCCGGACGTAGTCCGATGGCTCACCGAGAGCGCGCCGCACGCCCCGGGTCGCCTTCAGGTCGCCGCTGAAGTAGCTGCGGTACTCCGGGTCATCGGCGGGGATCCGGCCGTACCCGATCTCGGCCCGCTCGTCGTCGGTCAGCTTGCGGCCGTCGATCTCCTCGGGCGCGTGCTTGATGGCGAGGGCCCGCAGGTTGTCCGTCTTGCCGGGCATGCCGAGCCGGCCGGCGAGGCCGTCCAGGCTGTAGTAGCCCTTGGTGGACCACGGCTTCTCGCCCTTGGCGCCGGGCGGGTCGACGGTCATGGCCCACCGCATGGTGTCCACCGTCTTGGCGGCCAGGGCGTCGTAGTCGGCGCCGTGGTGGCGGGCGAGGGCCATCAGGTCGAACCCGAGCAGGTTGTGGCCGTAGATCTCGTCCGCGTCCTCGAGGCGCTTGATGAGCTCCGCCGGGGAGTTGACGACCACCTCCGTGCCGTCCTCGATGACGTAGCCGGACAGCTTGGTGTACGGGTCCCCGCCGAGGTCGGTGTGGGTGAACAGCTGTAGGACGGAGTGGGACTCGATGTCGAACCCGATGGCCCCGCCGCCGGCGCGCTGGACGGTCTCGGCGGCCGGGGGTGCTGCGGGTGCCGGGATGGCGGCCGAAGGGGTGTGATCGGATTCCGCTTCCGCGAAAGGATCTTCTCCGAAGGGGTCCGCGTCAGCAGGTGGTTCGGGGCGTGTACCCGCTGTACCTCCTTCGTCGGTTACCTCTATAGGAGAAGCATTTTCAGCGTTAACCGGAGAAGAAGGTACAGGGGGTACACCTTCCGGCTCACCCTCGTTGACCTCGTCTTTTCCGTCCGGGCTCTGGAACTTGATCCCGATCCACGCGTGGTAGTTGACGCCCTTGGGCGGCGGTCCGCCCAGCGTCGACCGGCCGTCCCGAACCCTGATCTTCTTCCGCTGGACTGAGTTCCGTGCGCACTCGTCGTGGCTTCCGAATCGGCTGACGAACGTGCGGTCCGTCCACTCCCGGTGACCCTTGTCGGCCAGGTACCTGTTGAAGACCTCGTGCAGCTCCTTGGAGAGGATGTGGCTGTTCCAGTCGAACGCCAGCACGTCCCCGATGAAGGACAGGATCAGGTCCGATTCCTTGCGCCACTCCAGGGTGTCCCTCTCCACCCGCTCCGGCGGTGCGGACATGACCTGGCCGTCCCCGTACCACTTGCGGGCGCCCTCCACCATCCACGCCAGCGCGGCCTCGGTACGGGGGCCGTCGTCCGTCCGCAGACGCTGGCGCAGGTTCTGGTCTCCTCGCTTGTCGTTCGGGCCCGTGCAAGCCTCTCCGGGCTTGCGGTAGGTGAACGGGAAGCACAGCATCGCGAGCCGGCGCCACGTACCGTGGTCGGTCTCGTCCACCAGCGGCTTGAAGTTGGTGTTGATGATCAGGGTGTGCGTCGTGATGAAGGTGACGTTGTCCTGGCGGATCTTGCGCGCGGTGATCTGCTCGGTGCCGGCGAGCTTCTTGACCCGGGTGACGTCCAGCCGCTTGGCCTCCGGCGTCTCCTCCAGCACGGCGAGGCGGGCGCCCATGAACGGCATCATCTCCGTGGAGTGGCCCTCCGAGGCGTTGCCGAGCAGCGCCTTGTCGGACACGGCCGTGTGGTAGCCGCCCTTCTTCCCGGCGGCCTTGGCGATGGTGTCCATCACCGACGACTTCCCGTTGGATCCGCCGCCCTGGAGGATGAGGATCAAGTCGTCCGGCGGGGTGTGTCCGGTGAGGGCCTGGCCGCTGCGGGTCTGGAACCAGTCGCGGGAGTCGCCCGGGACGGCCTCCAGCGCCGTGGTCCAGTCGGGGTGCGTCGCCCCCGGGACGTAGTCACACCCGGTGATCTTCGTCATGAGACGGTCGGGGTCGTGAGGCGTCAGAACCCCTGTGCGCAGGTCCAGGATGCCGTTCTGACAGTTGATGACGTCCGGGTCGTAGTCGAAATCAGTCGCGTCGGCCAGGATCCCGCTCACGCCCCGGGCGAGCTTGAGTAGGCTAGCCAGCTTGCTGGCCGACATCGCGCCCTTCCATCCGGCCAGTTGGGAACTCAGATCCTTGCCCCCGCGCATCTCCTCCAGGGTCCGGTCCCACCCTGCGCGGGCCCATAGCCGGATCTCTTCCAGAACCTGGGCCTCGGAGCATTCAGACCACACGTTGCCGTTCCAGTTCAGCCACCCGAGTCCGGATGCCCACCGGTATCGGCCTTCCAGGGTTTCCATGCACAGGGTTTCGACCAGGACGGCGTCGCTGAACGCGGCGTCCCTGGTGTTGTCCGACGGGGCGATCTGTGTGGCCGCGTCCCGCAGGTCGCCCAGCGTGCCGCCTGCGTGGAAGAAATCGTCGACGCCCTTGACCTCGACCCCGTTCACTTCCTCGGGAACGATCAGGTAGAAGACGCTCTCCACTCGCCGGGTCTCCAGCCACCGGCCCAGACGGAGCATGGCCTGCAAGACGTCCGGCTTGTGCCGGGCGTCGGCGTCAAAGCAGATGATGACCCTGCGACCCTTGAGGGGGACTTCCTCCCAGTCCCCGAGTGTGCCGAGGGTCGCCCGCCAGTTGTAGACCCCGGACAAGGTGACTGTGGCGATGCCCTTGGACGCGAGGGCATCAGCTTTCTTGATCCCTTCCGTGATCCACAGGGGGAACTCACGGAGCATCTCGGGCTCGGTCGGCCGGACCAGGTGCGCCACGGTCGGCGGGATGTCCAAGCGGGCCTTGCCCACTTGGGTTGCGTACTTCACCTTCTTCGTGTTGAGCACCTGCGGTTCGCCGGGCTTGAACATCACGCCGATCTTCTCGCCGGTCACCCGGTACATCGGCAAGAGCAGTCCCGGGAAGGCGGAGTCCTCTTTCCAGGCCCAGTACGGAATCTTCTGCTGCCGCAGAAACGCCTTGTCCTCGTCGGTGCCGTAGAGGGTCTCGTAGCCCCGGGCGTCCCGCACGTCGTGTGCGATCTCGCTGGCGTCCAGCTCCCCCGCGTGACTGTCGGATACCTGCGGGGTGTGGTCGGACACCCGCCCCTGGTCAGTGCCCACGAATGTGGTCATCGGTCTGTTCCTGCTTCCTTGGTCCGTGCTTCCTTGGTCTGGTGGGGCTGGGTGATCACTTACGTTCTCCTCCCCTTTCGGCGTCCCGGGCGACCGGACCGCGCGCCATCGAATCGGGCGGCGTGGGCGGTGTCCCAGGCGTGTCGGTACTCGGGCCCGGTCCACATCGTGTCCACATCCGCCGTCACGCCGTCGGGGTGCCAGACACGGACGCTGTGATCACGCCCGCAGGTGTCTCCCCGGCGGTGCAGCCCGCGCACGACGAACAGCATCGACCTTGTCTGAAGGACAAGAGCCCGCCAGCGTGGGTCGTCCAAGGTATCCACGCTCGGCTTAATCTCCATCCACACCTGGTCAGCGCCGTGATGGGGCCGTATGCGGAAGTCCGGCAGGTAGCCCCGGCCGGCGACGCGGTACGCCTGCGGCTCGTGCTCGAACGGGATCCGGGCCTCGGTCATGAAGACGGCGAACCGTGCCTCGGTGCGTGACCGGTAGGAGATTCCCCGCCACGTCGTCGGTAACGGCGTGACGAGCTGGTACGCCTCGGCCGGCTTCACGACGTGACACCCGTGGCGGCGGGCGCTGCGGCCGGGACGACGGTGAGCGTGTTGCGCGTGGCGATCCAGGCGTCCGCCTCGGCCTCGGGGATCCACACCCGGCCGCTGCCGTCCTTGTGACGGGTCAGCGGGACGTCGGGGTCGTCCAGCCAGCGGTAGACGGACCCGGTGTGCACCTCGGCCCGGGACGCCACCTGGGCGACCGTCAGATAGCCTTCCACGCTTCCTCCTTGATGATGTGTAAGTACGCGTATCGATGATACCCGTGTTTACACGCACTTACACGACGGGTACCATAACGGACAGAGGGGCCCGACGGGGACCCGCCGACCAAAGACCAAGGAACACCCGGGACGCCGGGCACAGATGGGGCGAAGTCAGCGAGTCCCGCGATCCTCGTGACGTGCGGGTTCGGTGATTGTGCACCCCGCTGGGAGGATCACGGATCCATGACCAAGGAAGAGACCGCGTACGCGGCAACACTGAACCTGCTCGGCTCCGACGTGCTGGACCCGGTGGAGGACTGCGACCTGGCCGACACACTCGGTCGCGAGCGCCGACGGGCCATCCACTCCACAGGCCCGTGCGTCGACTGCCCCCGCAAGGATTGCTATTGGACGACGCCGTACGGCGGCCAGGACGACAACGAGCACTTCGCCGACCTGTGGGAGCACCTGATCGCGGTGCACAAGTACGACGTCCGCAACGCTGAGGACCCGGCGCAGCGCGCCTGGAACCGCCCGGTGCTCGAGGGAGCGGTGGCCGCATGAGTCGCTGGCCCACACTCCCCGTCAGTCTGCTGGACGACGGGATGATCGGGTGCGGCGACTTCCCGGACTGGGCGACCGCCTGTCACACGATCAAGACCGATAGGTACGAGCGGGAGATCCTGGACGAGCTGATGGAGTCCATCCCGGACGAGGGGGTCCTGGAACCGCTGACGGTCGCCGTCCGGCGCCGGGACCTCGTGACGTACCTGAACGACGGGCACCACCGGGCGGTCGCGCTCATCGAGCTGAGCATCCGGACGTTCCCGTACCGCTGGTTCTGGGCTCCCGCCGGCCGCCGGATCCGTTTCGAACGCGGGCCGCTGCCCGCCGAAGTGCTCGAAGGGAGGCGTGCCGCATGAGCGCCGCCGACAACGACCGCGCGCTGGTCGTCTTCGTGAACAGCCAGGACCCTGCGACGCTTCGACGGCTCAAGGCCCTCGTGGACGCGAGGACCGCCCCGGGGACGAAGGACCCGGCGACCGGCCCGGACACGTACCGGGGTATCCCTGTGCAGGCTGGACTGCGCCCCAACTGGGACCAGCCCGAAGCGCACTGGTGGAGGCTCGGCGTCCAGGACGCGCTGGGGGTCGCCGTGCCGCTGGTGGGCTCCCTGCACTACGACAGCGAGTGCTCGCTGGACCATCACGGCTACTGCCAGGAACACGGACTGCCCGGAGCGATCCCCTGCCCCGACGGCGAGGCCCGGAAGTTCATCAAGGAAGCGAGGCCGGCCACCGATGAGTGACGACGGCCGATCGACGGCTAAGTGCAACGGGATATGCCTTACCCCCGGGGACGTCGGGCTCCCGGAATACGACGGGCCCGGGGTCGTGGCCTACGCGCACCCGGACTGCCCGGAGCACGGCGACCCGCTGGAGAGCGACGAGAACACGGAGACGTGCAGCGGCGGGGACGAATCCCTGCGCTACGTACGCGAGGAAGACGTAACACCGGGGGTGGACCAGTGAGCAGCATCAAGATGTACCGGGTCCTTTACGTCGAGAACGACGCGGAGGTTCTGACGAGCCCGCAGCCCTGGAACATGGCGCAGATCACCGCGCGGACCCTGACCGGTCAGGGCTACACCGTGGGTTCCGTCATGACCGAGGACGCGGCCAAGTCGTACATGGAGTACCGGTACGGCGAGACCTACCGGGGCGTGGACATCCCGTCGGACTTGCGGGCCAACGACGTCCCGCACAGCGTGTTCGAGGCGTGGAAGCGCGGTGTGGACGCGGCGCTGGACGGGAGCGCGCCGGAGCCGAACCGCGACCCGGTCGCACCGGCGTACAAGGACTTCCAGTGGGTGGTCCGTGTCCACTGGGACGCCGACCACACGTCCCCGGCCGTCGGTCCGTTCGGCCAGACCGAGGCGGACAACAAGATGCGTGAGCTGCGCCGCCGGTTCCGCGCCGCCGGACTGAAGCCGCCGAAGATGACCCGCGAACTCCTGCGTTCGCCCGGTGCGCTGGACGGCTGGGTTCTCGGCCACATCGAAGAGGCCAAGGCGCGAGCGGAGGACGACGAAGGGGGCGACGCGTCGTGAGCCAGACTCTTCAGCTTCGCGAGTACCAGCGCGAGGCCATCGACGCCGTGCAGACGGCGTGGGCCGACGGCATACAGCGGCCGGCCGCCGTGCTGGCCACGGGCCTCGGGAAGACGTGCATCTTTGCCCGGATGGCGGCCGAGCACGTCGCGACCGAGAAGACTCGCGTCGTCATCCTCGTGCACCGCGACGAGCTGGCCGACCAGACGCTGGACAAGCTGAAGCAGACCGAGCCGTCCTTGTTCATGGGCAAGGTGAAGGCCAAGGACGACAACATCGCGGCCGACGTCATGGTCTGCTCCGTGCAGACCCTGGCCCGGGAGACCCGGCTGCACCGGCTGGTGGACTCGCAAAAAGTCTGCGGGCCCATCGGCCTGGTGATCGTGGACGAATGTCATTTCGCTGCGGCCGTCAGCTATCGCAACATCCTCGCCGCGCTCGGCTGCTACAGCGGGATGCCGGGCACGCGGGCCGTCGGCTTCACGGCGACCCTCGCCCGGGGTGACGGCCAGGGCCTCGGAGATGTGTGGGAAGACGCGGTGTTCGAGCGCTCCCCGCTGTGGGGTATGGCCCACGGATACCTGACGGACGTGAAGTCCAAGATCGTGGACGTGGACGCTCTGCATCTTGGCGGCGTGAAGACGTCCAAGGGCGACTACCAGGCCAGCGACCTGGGCGACGCCATGATGGAGGCCGGCGGCCCGCAAATCATCGCCAAGGTGCTGGAGGAGCACGCGGCCGACCGGCGCAGCCCGATCGTTTTCACCCCGACGGTGGAGATGGCGCGGGCCGTGGCGGAGGCCCTGCCGTCCGCCGCCTACGTGCACGGCGGCACACCCCGCTCGGAACGGCTGGAGATCTACCGGAGGTTCCGCACCGGTGAGGTCCGCACGCTCGTGAACTGCATGGTTCTGACGGTCGGGTTCGATGCGCCGTGGGCGGACTGCGCGGTGATAGCCCGGCCGACGAAGTCCCAGCCTCTGTTCGTCCAGATGGCCGGCCGCGTCCTGCGGCCGTCGCCTACCACAGGCAAGCGGGACGCACTGGTGCTCATCCTCGCAGGCGAGGGTGGATCGCTGTGCACGCTGGTGGACCTGGAGCCGGGTCTCGAGGGCAAGGAGGTGAAGGACGGCGAGACGCTGGCAGACGCGTACGAGCGCGAGGAGTCGAGGAAGAGCGCGAAGATTCCCTCCGGCTCGCTGCGGTTCGAGCTGACGCACCGGGACCACGACCTGTTCGGGCGGTCGGAGGCGTACTCGTGGCTGCGGACCCGGGCGGGTGTGCAGTTCATCCCGCTCGGGGGTAAGGGCGAGGTCGTGCTGTGGCCGTCCCGGGAGCTGGAGAAGTGGGACGTCGCGTACGTGCCGCCGGACGGCACGGTGCAGAACATCCGGGCCGGCCGGTCCAGTTGGGAGCGACTGCACGCGGGGCTGGATCTGGGCATGGCGATGGCGTGGGCGGAGACGGAGGCCACGGACCGCTCGGGGCTGAACATGACCAAGAGCGCGGCGTGGCGGAAGAAGCCCGCATCGGAGAAGCAGGTCAAGGTGCTGCGGTACCTGGGGATCCCGGCTCCGGACGGTCTGCGGGCCGGCCTCGCGTCCAACCTGATCGACGTGGCCACGGCAAGCCGGAAGCTGGACCCGTTCATGCCGAAGTCGGGTTGACGGTCACGCTCGCAGGGGTATGATTTAACTAAACCGACTGAGGAACGGAGACCACGGAATGGACGAGACCCTCCGCCGGGCGGTTCCGGCGAGTCAGTCCGGCGGCGTCCTGGTGACGCACCTTGTCTGCACGGAATGCCAAGGCCCCGTCCGTCCTGGCGCGAAGGCCCTGTGCGGCCACGTCATCGCCGTGGGCAAGGTTCCGGCGGACCGACGCAAGCAACGGTGCGTCGTGTGCAGCGACCTGTACCGGCCACACGTGATGACGCACGCGTAGCCCCGGGAGGGGCCAACACCCCTCCCCACCTGGCCGTTAGGCCATTGACCAAGGAACGAGGAAAGTACGCCCATGACTGAGGACAGGACTGTCCGACGCGAGCCGTGCGGGACGTGCGGCAACGAGTACACCGTGACGGCGAACGGAACGATCCGCCACCACCTGACCGAGAACCCCGACCTCCAGGCCGGCCCGGACAGCCGCAAGTGCAAGGGGGCCGGCGAGCCCCCGGCCGGAGCGGCGCCCCTGGCCCTCGCTGAAGACATGGAGGCTGACGGCCCACAGTGCCGCCTGTGCAGGCACCCGGTGCAACTCACCGACAACGGCCGGGCCCGCAGCCACCTCACCCCCGAGGCCACGCCCCGACCGTGCCCCGCCGGCTCGGACTTCCCGCTCGGCACGTACCCAGAGATCGTCGGCACCACCGACGGCCGGGTGGCCACGCTCGAGTTCGACTGTGACCATTGCGAGGTCGGGGCCTGCCACGCCTGCCAGGCCGCCCTGAGCGAGCCGTTGGAGGCAGGAGACCTGACCGTGAGGACGACGCCCTGCGAAGGCGTCACGTGGGGCGGAGCGGCCGAAGCACGGCAAACGATGGCCGACCAGCTCAAGGCGACGCCGCTCACCGATCTGCTGACCAAAGAGGTGCGCAGCACCGGAACCGTGCTGGACGTGATGCCCGGAGACATGCGCGCGGAGGCGGAGCGGTTCATGGCCGCCGCGATCCCGGAGCAGCCGGCGACCACTGTGGAGCACGCGTACACCGACTCCACGGGTGTGCAGTGGGTGCACCCCGGCCTGGAGGACAAGTGCCGGACACCCGAGTGCTCCGAAGCCCGCTACCGGCGGTCGCTGCCCGAAGGGTTCGACCCGAACTGCGAGCAGTGCAACACCAACACCCACCGCTGCCCCGGCTGCGGCGAGGACGTCAAGCACGGCACCGTAGCGTGCGCCGACTGCGCCCGTGAGACGCACCGGGCCGGCTGCGGCTGCCCCGAGGATGACGGCTGGCGCACCCCGCTGGACCTCATGGAGAAGATGCCCGAGGACGTCAGGGGCCTGGACGCGCTGCGGCTCAACTGCGCCGCGTGCGGCCACCCGGTGACGCCGCTGGTGGAAGCGTTCGACCTGTACGGCAAGGCCAAGTCCGTGTTGTGGTGCTGCGAGCCGGCTCAGAACGCCGGGACTCTCAGCTGCGACAACGGAGGCCACGAGTGCAAGCCGGACGCCCGCGTGCTGCTCGGCCACCTGGAGTCGGATGAGCACTTTTTCCGGCACGGCGTGCTCATGCGCGTCACCGGCGAGGTCAACGGCGTGGTGAAGGCGATCGTCGTGGAGGGCCCGCACAAGGGCCGGACCGGCGAGCTGATGAACCTCGGCGAGACAGTCGAGCGCACGTACTGCCGCCACAGCTACTACGAGGACGTGGACGAGGAGAACGGCCGCGTTCAGGACCGTTGCGAGTACTGCGACCCGACCAAGGAACAGGAGATCAAGGAATGCGTGACCGAGTCGAGGATTTCTTCTCCGACCTCGCCGACGACGGCCCCGGCCCCTGGTTCGAGGCCGCCTACGAAGGCGAGTGCTCCGGCTGTTTCGCCGAAATCGCAGTCGGTGACATCATCCGCGCCGACGGCGAAGGCGGGTACGAAGGTCAGGAGTGCTGCGGTGGCTGAAAGCTCCACGACTGACCAGGCGGACGCGGCCGCGCAGTTCCTCGCCGGCGCGGGCGGCTCCCACGGGGAGAAGGAGACCAAGCGCGACCGGTTCGGTCGGTACCTGATCCCGCACCCGGACACAGGCAAGGAGCAGTCGTGGACCCGGGCGACGACGTTCGCCAAGTCCATCAGCGACACCTACGCCCTGGGTCAGTGGGGGCTGAGGATGTGCCTGCTCGGGGCGACGCAGCGCCCGGACATCGTCCGGCGGGCGCACGGCAAGCACGTCCGGGCGGACAAGAAACTGCTGGACGAGCTGACGGCGGAGCTGAAGGACGCCGCCGGCGCCAAGGTCGCCGCCAACGACGGCACTGCGATGCACTCCTTCACGGAGATGGTGGACCGGGCCTGGCACTCCCCCGGCGGTCCCCGCTCGGTGATGAACCAGGTGCCGTCGGACTGCCGCGAGATGGTGGAGACGTACATCCGGCTGCTGGAGGAGACCGGCCTGGAGCCCGTGTCGAACCTCATCGAGTTCACGACGGTGGTCAAGCAGTACGGCGTCGCGGGCACGAGTGACAACTGCTACCGGACGACCAAGCCGCTCACGCTGACCATCGGCCGGGGAGCGGTCCAGTTCCAGCCCGGCGAGTACGTGATCGGCGACAAGAAGACCGGCCGGGACCTGGACTACGGCTGGCAGGAGCACGCGATCCAGCTCAGCACGTACGCGCAGGGCATCAACACGTCCGGCGTGTGGGACCGCCACGAGGAGAAGTGGCACCCGGACCCGCTGAACGGCGCCAAGGTCCGCACGGACGCCGGGGTCATCATCCACCTTCCGGTGGACAAGGAATCCGAGAAGACGCCGACCGTCTACGGCCTGGACCTGGAGTCCGGCTGGAACGCGGCCGTGCTGTGCGAGCGGGTGCGGACTTGGCGCAGCGTCCGCAAGCTCGCCGCCCCGGTGATGGTGGCTCAGGCAGCGGACACGTTCGAGCCCCGGCGGGCGCAGCCCTCCGAGCCGGCGGTGACCTCGCGGACCACGGTCCGGCCGCCGACGCTGAAGGAGCGGGCGAACCGGATCACGTCCAAGGGTGAGGCGTCGGCCGTCTGGAAGGAGGCGACGGACGCCGGCATGCCCAAGGACGAGGTGGCCGAGCTGGTCCGGATCATGCAGAACCGGCTCGCGGAACTGACCGAACCGGCCGGCTGATCTGGGTTTAATTAAACCGCCACACCGGGTATCATAAAAGCAGACGGAACGCAGTAACTCCGGGCGAGATTCGCTCATGTGACGTAACGTCACAACTCGCCCGGAGCACACCTCCACAGAGGCTCAAGACTCCCGGGACCGACCCTCAACGGTTCCGGGGCAATCGACCTAAACCGCACACCGTGATGGCAAGTAGCCCTTGGCGAAGCGCCTAGACCGGCAGTCGGTGGATGGTCGGGCGGCGGCCGTAAAACGCTGGTCGCGCGGTAGCTCAACAGGCCAGAGCACCCAGGACCCCGGTCATCCCCGTGCCGGTAAGTCCAGGAAGATCCCGGGTTCGAATCCCGGCCGCGCACCGGAGCCACGCTCCACCGGCTCCCCCTCATCGCCACCGGCGAGAGGTTCACAGGGCACAAGAGACAGGACACAGGAATGACTGTCACCACCGACCCCTTCAGCGCCGAAGCCGCAGCAGCGGCCCAGTTCTTCGGCGGCGGAGGCACCGTCGCGGCGAAGTTCCCGACCGTCGGCTTCACCGTGGAGGGCTCCATCCTCTCGTACCGGATGGACCAGCAGACCGACATGGACACCGGCGAGCTGCTGTTCTTCGAGGGGAAGAAGCAGGTCAAGCAGTCCGAGCTGAAGTTCCCCGCCACGGCCAAGCCGTGCAACCAGCTCGTCATCGAGATCCAGGGCGAGCCGACCGGCAAGACCTGGGAGACCAACCAGTACATCGAAAAGGCGCTCCCGGAGGACGACGGTGTGCGCGCCCTGTACGTCAAGGGCGGCATGCAGGCGGCCATCGGCAAGGCGCTGCGGGAGGCCGGCGTCCAGGCGCCCGAGATCGGCGGGTACCTGAAGGTCACCCGGGGGCCGAGCGTCAAGCGGGAGGGCGCGAAGTACCCCAGCTACAGCTACACCGCGCAGTACACGAAGGCCGACCAGAACAGCAAGGCGGCCGGCGACTTCCTCGCGAACGCCACGGAGGACGTCCCGGACCCGTTCGGCGGCTGATCGAATCCGGGGCACAATGCCCCAGAGAAGACCCCCGGGAAGGGCGCTCCCGGGGGTCTTCCCGTGCCCGGCATCATGTCAGGCCGCCACGGCTCGCCGTCGGCGGGTCGGCTTCTTTGCCGCCACGTGGGTGATCGGCTCGCCGGCGCCGGCTATGCGCGGCCAGATCACCTTGTGCAGGGCCTCCGTGTGTGACTTCGGCAGGTCCACGACCGGCTCGCCGTAGGCGTAGTGGCCGGCCGCGCGCAGCCACGCGGCGTCGCATTCGTTGTCGTCGGTGAACTCGCGGCCCATTCGTTTGAAGGCGGCCAGCATCATGGCGGCCTTGTCAGCGGTGTGCCGCCCGGTGGCGAAGGTCTTCAGCGTCTGTGGGGTGAACAGCACGTACGGGATCCCCGCGTGCATGAGGCGCATCCGGACCACGGCGTGCACCATCGGGACCGTCCGAGCGGCGGAGCCCTGGAACGCCCCGAACTGCTCGATCACGGCGAGCTGTGGCCGGGCCACGGCGATGGCCTTGTCCGTCCACGCCTCGATGCTGAGCAGCCGGGCGTCGCCCTCGCCGCTGGGCTTGATGACAGCCGTACTGCCGTCCGGGAAGGCCACGCCGGTGGCCGTCATCGACAGGTCTAGTCCCATGATCCGCATTCCTTGGTCCTCCACCCCATACCAGGTCATTTCGTTAAATCACACGTACCCGCTAGGCTGGCTGGTCACGCTCCTTGACGCGTCCTGGACCCGACTATGTCGGGGTTTATCCGATGGGTACGCTCGGAGCAGGACCACGGACTGAGGAGACTGAGACCAATGACGAGCCCCACACCCCTGCCCGGACTCGGCGAGGTCGGCCGCGAAGGCACCTGGACGATCAACGACCAGCACGGGGGCGTTATCACCATCACCGGCGAGCTGCTGGGCCTCGGCAGTTCGTTCCGGCCCCGGCACCAGAATCACCCGGGCACCGAGTTCGCCCCGCCGCGCACGCACTGCTCGACCTGCCGCTGGACCGAGATCCGTATCTTCGCCGTGGACAGCGAGAAGGGCAACGACCGCCCGTTGCCGTACCTGGTGGTCAAGCGCGGCGCGTCCGTCATCCCCGGGGAGAAAGACCTGATCGAATGGGAGGGCCTGGTCACCGGGGACGAGGTGCTCGAGAAGTTGACCACCCGCCGAGGCACGGACGCGTTCCTCACCGCGCCGGCCTCGCGCGCGGCGTCCCAGGCGGCCTCGTTCGACCCCGGCATGCGAGACGCCTGGCAGCACCGCGCCGTGAAGTGAGGCCGTTCGGTACGACAGTCTCTCGCTGATACCGTCCCCGGCCGGGCGGGGACCGGCGAAGGGACGGACCGATGGGCAGGCACGGCGCGGAGAAGATGCGAGCCCGGGACCTGCGCAGCCACTACCTCCGGCTGCTGCACGCGTACGGCCGGCTGCTGCGGGATCACCGACGGCTCGAGGCGGAGCACCGGGAGCTGCTGCGACGGGTACCGGCCGAGCCGTCGACGGAAGTGGAGCTGTGGCGGCCGAAGAGGCAGACGACCTGGGGCGCGGCGCGAGAGGCGATGGACGTGGAAAGGGCCTGCGAGCTGGTGCGTGAGTCGGGATTGCTGACTTCCGCCGGGGGTTGAGCGGTGACAGGGGCGGGCATATCGATTAAGGTAAATCATCGGCCCCTGTCTGACCCCGAGGAAGGAACCATGACCACCATGACCGAGCAGCGCCCGCAGCGCGGACGCCCGAGGCCCGCCGAGACCATCCGTCGGGACGAGACGATCCTTCAGCTCCTGCGGGACCACCCGGACGGCCTGGAGCGCAACGCCATCGCCGAGGCGATGAACCTGAACAAGTCCAAGACCTACCTGTCCCTCGACCGGCTGCGCCGGCAGGGCTTGGCCGAGAAGACCTCCCCGGAGGGCTCCGACGCCGACAAGGACACCCTATGGGTCGCCACCGGGGAGTCATGATGCAGCAGCCCGGAGACGCCGCCCGGGACGACGAGCCCCCACGGGACGCCTGTGGGGGCTCCGTGGTTTCCGGTGGCCACTGTGTGACCTTTGCCGAATGGCTCCAGTCGCACCAGCGCTGGAGCATCAAAGCATGGTCCAGAGACCGGCGTGCAGGGCTCTACCGCAACGTGTCGTTCGCAGAGCACTTGAAGCGGTTCCGGGAAGCAGGGTACGGGTCGTACGAAATGAGCCTACGCGAATCTTGGACGGAATTTGAAAGAGACGCCACCTCTCATTAAGTGATTTGCCCATTCAAAATGGGTAGTTAAATCACGTGACAAGAGACACGATTCTGTGCGTCAGGTGCCGCTTACGGAAGCCAAGTTCGTCCTTTCCGCGCGGGGAGGGGAACCGGCACAAGAGAATATGCGAAGAGTGCTCATCGAAACTCGGGGAGCCCAAGGAGTGTGTGCGATGCCGCGAGGTGAAGTCCGTCGACCAGTTCCACAAGCAGAACAACTCTCCTGACGGACGTTCGTACATCTGCAAGCCGTGTCAGCGCGACTACGGCAAAAAGCACCTACAGGACAACGTGGAGCGTTACGCCTCCAGGAGGAAGGAGTACTACGAGGAGAACCGGGAGAGGATCCGCAAGTATTGCTCGACCAAACACAGGGCCCGGAAGATCCGGGTCCTGCTCGCATACGGCGGCGTTTGCGTGTGCTGCGGGGAACGGAACCTCGGTTTGCTGACCCTTGACCACAAGAACGGGGACGGAGCGGAACACCGACGGGCGCTTGGTCACGGAAAAGCGTCGTCTCGCGTCTATGCCTGGGCCGAGGAGAACGGTTTCCCGGATCTTCTCCAAGCCATGTGCTGGAACTGCAACAACGGCCGATACCACAACGGCGGGGTTTGCCCGCACAAGGACGATAAATGGGTGAGCACAAACGAAACCACGACCGACGCGGCCTGACTGTCGCCGTGGTGATACCTACAATTCCGGGCCGTGAGGCCATGCTGGAGCGTGCTCTGGCGTCCGTGCGAGCGCAGACCCGCCGACCAGACCAGGTCGTCGTGGAACGCGACAGCCTGCGCACCGGGGCCGACCAGGCGCGTAACCGAGCACTGGAACGAGTCACTTCGGATGTCGTGGCCTGGCTAGACGACGATGACCAATTTCTGAGCGGACATATCAAAGCGTGCATGCGCGTGATGGAGCAGTCCCCCGAAAAGCCCGACCTGGTCTACCCGACACCCGTGGTGCGTGGGGGCCAGGATCCGACGGCCGTGTCCGTGCAGGGCCAGTGGGTGCTGCCGTGGGGTGTGCGTTTCGGCCCTGAACAGGAAGCCCACTTGCGCAAGTTCGGAAGCTTCATCCCGATGACGCACCTGGTCAGAACCGAGATGGTCCGCCGGATCGGCGGTTTCCGCCCTGGCCGGGACGTGACCACGGAGGGTATCGGTCGGCGCTACCGTGGGGAGGACGAGGACTATCTGGTCCGCCTGCTCGACGCCGGCGCCCGGTTCGAGCACCTTGACGCGAAAACATGGACGTGGAACGTGCACGCGGGGAACACTGGCGGCAAGGGCTTGATTAGTCCAATGACAACCTGAACACGGATGGAGGAAGTCGTGACGCCCACCACCGCCACGACCGGACTCCCTCCGGCCACCGAGCCGGGGGAACTGACCGTACGACAGCACCTATCTGGTCCTCGGCCGTCCCTGGCCGCCTGCGTCCGGGAGCGTATCGCCCAACTGAACGACCGGGGCGTGCGGACGTTCGCCCTGGCCGACTTCGAGGAGACCGCGAAGCGCGCCGGCCGGCCGCTGCCTTGGGTCGGGGATCACCTGATCGTCCTGGAGGGGGTCGGCGTCCTGCGCTGCGCGAGCCGTTCCGGTGAGCGTGTGTGGACCATCAGCGCCAGCTCGGAGTACCTGCGGTGACGGGGCGTCGGAGGTACGGATACGTCTACGGCGGCACCGTGGAGTACCGGGGCAGGGTGCGGGACATCCACGGGGACGCGAACTGTGACGAGCGGTGTGACGAGGTGAAGTTGCGCGCGGCGGCCGCACACGACGTCGCACGGGCCGAAGGGGTCCCGCTCGCCGAGATAGAGATCATCGACTTCTGGTACAGCGAGATGGCCACGAACATCCCCGGTACCGTCGACCCCTTCCGGCCCCACGGTGTCGCGGACGACCACCCTGACCCGTTCAGCCCGGGACACCCGTGCACCGGGGACGCCTGAGCGGCGTGCAGACACGACACGATGAGCCCCTACGGTCTTCCGCAGGGGCTTTTCCCTACCCGGGACTGGGTGTAGGGTGATTTAATCAAATCAACGGAAAGGAAGGGCGATCGTGAACGTCACCTGGTCTGTCATGCGCGGTGAGGCCCGTACGTCCCTCGTCGCCGACCCCGGCCCGCTGGGTGTCGCGATCCCGGACGACATCCAGAGGTGGGCCGCCGAACACGGGTGGGGGCCCGCCAACCCGGACGTCTGGATCGCAGTTGCTCCCGAAGACCCTGTTCGCGGGGCGGTCGACGGGGAGGTTGCCTGGCGCGACGGAACGGTGCCCGACGAGGACCTGGCCGCCATCGGGGCGCAGCTGAAGACGCAAGGCTGAGGTTGCGTCGGTTCACCGCCGGGTACGCTGATTTAAGGAAATCAGACCAAGGAACGAGGAAGGTAAACCCATGGAGAAGCAGACCGAAGTACAGGCTCCGAACGCCGAGGCAGCCGCGAAGGACGCGTTCGCCGCTGTCATCGCGGACAGCCCGCAGGACGCCCGGCGCGTCATCGCCGCGATGTCCTTCCGGGACCGCGCGTTGCTCATCGCGTGGGCCAAGGAGCTGGACCGTCTCGGCGAGCAGGGGCAGTCCGACTACGAGATGCGTGACCGTCGTGCGTGGCGAGACCTGAACGGCGACGGCATCTGACCTACCGACAGAACCGGACAAACAGCTCACAGTCAGCCCCTGCGGGATTCCCGTAGGGGCTTCTCGGCATGATCTGACTGTTGCCGGGGCAGGGAGTCCGTGTAGGATGATTTAAGGAAATCATCCCGACCACGGAATCTAGGAATCGACCATGGAACTGAACCGCACGAAGGCTGCGGCCTTCGGACTCCTCGTCCCGACCACCCTCGGCATCGGCATGAGCGCCGACACTTCGTACCGCTTTCTCGGCAAGGCCCTCCAGATCACGGGCCACGGCGAACGTCTCGCGCTGTGCGGCACCGCCGAGTCCGCCATCGTCGCACTCACCGTGTACTCGTGGGCCACCAAGACCAAGGCGCCCGCGTACCTGGCCTACGTGGCCGTCCTCGCCCAGGCCATCCCCGCCTTCAAGATCTCCGGCGGAGTCGGCGGCCCGGTCCGCGTCATCTTCGGCCCGGTTCTGCTGGCCGTCATGCTCCACTTGCTGCTCGGACTCGACCTGAAGATGTCCGGCCGGAAGTCGGACGGCCTGGTGGCCTCCGCCCTGCGGGAGCTGCGTGAGCGGCTGACCGCGTACCTCGGCATCGGCCGGCGCGGCATCGACTCGGCCGCCATCGCACGCAGCCGTGCGGCCGACCGGGCCGTCGCTCTCGCCGACCGGGTCGCCTCCGCCAAGCCGGGCAGCAACAGGCATGCCCGGCTGCGGGCGCGGCTCGCTGGACAGATTGACGCCGCGCGTCATGGCCTCTCCCCCGTCGACGCGGACCAGGCTGAGGCGGCCATCGTCGCGCGCGTCGTCCGGAGGAAGTCCGTCGTGTCTCTCGCCGGCATCGACGTGCGCCACGACTGGTCCTCGTCTCTCGCTCTCGCCGAAAGCGCAAGGACCGAAAGCCTCGCGCGAGAGGACCGAAAGACCGAGAGCGAGAGCACCGAAAGCCTGGACCGCAAGCCCGCAATCGACGTCACGGCGTACGCGGCCGGGCTGCTTTCGCACGAGCCCCCGGCCTGGTCCGAGCTTTCGAAGCGAGACGCCGTGGCGAAAGCCGACAGCCTGAACCCGGGCCTGACCGCACGGGAGCTTTCGGACGTGCTGTCCCTGGTCGGTGTGAGCGTCACCGGCGACAGCATCCGTGCGCACCGTGCCGCCCTGCGCAAGCTGGCGACGAACGGATCGTAGCGGGGCCGTACCGCAGCTCTCAGGGAGCCGCAGACCAGGCGCAAGCAACCGTGCGCCGGCTGCGGCTCTCGCCGTTTTCACCCCGGCTGTACGGGGCTTGCGGCGGTACGGATGCTCTCGGCCCAGGCCGTGCGGACCGCGTGCGCCGAAAGCTCTCGGTCCCGCTCTCGCTTGCGCCTTGCGTCCCGGCTCGCCGGCTTTCGCTCTCGCCCCGGGCCGAGAGCTTGCGTCTTGCGCCCCCCGGGGCTTTCGCTCGGCTCGGCCGCAAGGCTCTCGCCCTTGCGCTCTCGGTGCCCGAGCTTGCGGGTCGCCAGCGAAAGCCTTACGGGCGGTCCGGGGCGAAAGCGGATGACTCTCGTCCGGCGTGCGGTCCTGACGGGCCGAAGAACTGATTGCGCATCGCGGCCAATCGCGGGACGCTTGATTTAGGTAAAGCCTCACTGGGGATGACCCTGGTGAGGCTTTCGCCTTCGACCAAGGAAGAGGAACCAGGAATGAGCGGTAACAACACAGGTGCGCCCCCGTCCCCGTTCACGGCGGCAGGCCGGGCGCACGGCAAGTCCGCCGAGGAGCTGCGCAACCTCGGGCTCCAGGGCAACGGCCACCCGATGCCGTCCCAAAACTCCAGCGTAGGCAATGCGCAGTACGGAAACGGGCAGGTCAGCCAGGGTGCCGGGCCGCGTCGGGCGTCGTCCGGGCTCGGCGGCTCCCGAGGACAGAGCATCTCTCAACTCGCGCAGTCCATCGGCGACATGGAGCTGAGCAACGAGACCGACATCCACGCGTACTGCGAGGCCATCCGCAAGGTGCTGCACTACTTCGCTGTCTCCACCGAGCTGGCAAAGGGCCAGCTCAAGGCGGCTGCGAGGCAGCAGGCAAGGCAGGCGAGCGACGAGCGGCTGACGCTGACTCAGCAGGCCGCGCTGGTCAAGGCACTGCACGACCTCAGCCGTGACCTGGACGGGGTGACCAAGGCGTGCGTGGCCGGTGCGGTCAGCGCGACCAAGGCCTGGCGCCGATTCGACACATTCCTGTCCAATCTGGACAGCGAGAAGGGCAGCAAGGTCAACCGTCCCGGGCGTCGTGGCGGATTCCGCCTTGAGTCGGTCTGAGAGGGGTGGAGGAAGTGTCGAACAACGCGCCCCGCCTGCGGGCAACAGCCCTGCTCAGGGTGCCTGAACGCCTCACCTCGTACGTGCTGCCGTGGGTCGTCGTCGTGGCCGTCTGGCTGCTGTCCGCCATACTCCACGTCGTCGTCGCCCGCAACGCGCACGGCAACCTGTGGATGGCGTTCCTCACCGCCGGCTTCATGTACCTGGGGTACGTCACCTGGAAGTCCTGGGCGGTACGCCGACAGGAGACCCGGGCCATGGTCACGGTGTTCACCGTTGCCGTGCTGACCTGGTCCATCTTCGCCATCGCCATCCGGCCGTGGCAGGCGGACGTGTTCGAGGCCTGGGCGATCGGCAGCCTAGTCCTCTGCGTCTCCTGGTGCGTGCGTCACGCGGCCCTGTCCGGCGTCCGTGACGTCGACAAGTCTCAGGTCAGCGAGGGTAAAGACGGTGGTCTGCTGGCCAAGGTCCGGGCGTTCAAGGACGCCCGGGTCGGCACGGTCACGGAGAAGCCGGACGAGCTGCGCGCCCGGGTCCACCTGGATGCCCCGACCACGGCGGCGGACGCCCAGCACGCCCGGGAGCAGATCGCGGCCGTCGCTGGCGTCGGCGCCGACCAGGTCAAGGTGCTCAAAGTCGCAGGTCACGAGGGTCAGGTGGACATCGCGTTCACCCGCGCTGCGGGCAAGGCGAAGCCTGTTGGCTGGACCGGCCCGCGTCACCTCGGGGCGTCCATCGCGGACTTCCCGATCTGGCTCGGGGACCGCACCGACGGATCGTCCATCAACTGGTGGATCGTCGGGTCCGAGGACGACGAAAACCCCAGGCCACTGGCCCACACGAAGTGCACCGGCATGACCGGCTCGGGCAAGACGGAGACCATCTGCACGGCGATTCTCGAGATGCGCGAGCGCATCGACGTGGTGCCCGTGGTCGGCGACCCGGCCAAGTTCCGGCAGTCGTTCGGTGACATCGAGGAAGTGCTGGGCCTGGCCGCGAAGACCAGGGAGGCCACCGAGCAACTGGTGCGCAACCTCATCCCGCTCATCGAGTACCGGGCAGGTCTGTTCGGTGAACTGACCAGGTCGGACGGCAAAGTCGGGTACAAGCAGTGGGTGCCTGAGCTGTACACGCTGCACGGCATCCCGGCCATCTTCCTGGACATCGAAGAGGCCGCCGACGTGATGATGGTGGTGGACGAGGAAGCCGACGAGGCCCTGCGCAAACTCAGGTCGGTCGGCGTGCACTTCTGCGCGTCGATGCAGACCATGCCGCACAACAACATCGACCGGAAAACCCGAGGTCAGTTCGCTCAGAGCCTGGCCCACGGGCAGAAGGAGATGCAGGACGCGCGGTACTCGCTGGAGGCGGAGACGCTCGAAGCGGGTGCCGACCCGACCAAGTGGGCCAACAACGCGCCCGGTTCGCTGTATGCCGAGGTCACGGGCACGGACAAGGTCCACTGGGCGATCGACGGACGGGCGCCGCGCGTGAAGGCGGCCGACCGCGAGCAGATGAAGCAGGTCACCCGGGAGTTCTGGGCCGACATGGACGCCGGGTCCTACCGCATCCTGGCGGCCGGGGTCGTGGACGAGACCGCTCCGGCGGCCGTGGAGCAAGACGTGGAGGGAACGGTGGACGACGACTTTGCCGAGGTCAGCGACCTGGGCACGGCAGGTGAGGACGGAATCGACGTAAGCGAACCGCTGGCCGCGCCGCGCGGCCGGGGCGTCACCTTCGCAGCTCCGGTGCGGGACCAAATGACCGACGACGACGCCCGTGCGGAGCTGCTCAACCGGATCAACATCCTGTCCGGCAGCAACCAGACCGAGGTGACGTTCGAGGCGCTGGAGGACATCCCGGAGCTGACCGGCAAGCCTCGCGGCTGGGTGTACGGCGAGCTGGAGCAACTGGCCGAGGACGGTGTGCTGAAGAGGCTCACCCCGCCTACGGAGCGGGCGGTCTACGCGATCGCCGGCAGTCTGTACGCGGAGGCAGCCGCCGGGTGAGTCCAGGAGGTTGACGCGACCTCAGGGCGGGCATCCCTTGTCAGGGGTGGCCGCCCTGACACGTTTGTGACAAGGCCTGGTGGCACCTCTGACGCGTCCGCAGACACGGCTTGGCTGTCTGGTGGCGCGGGCGGTGACCAGGGCCTGACAGAGGCTCTGACAAAGTCGGGAACTTTCGGCCTCAGGTTCTCTCCCGCTCGGCCCGGCCGGTGCGGACAACGATTCGTGACACAAGGAAGGCTGACAGATGACCAAGGAAATGAACTGCTCCTCCTGCGGCGCCCCGGCAACGCTGACGAAGGTCGTGTCGCTGTGCGCGCGGTGCGGCCTGGCGGTCGCCGAGGAGGCGCTGGGCTTCGTCTTCGGCGGGCTGCGCGACGGCGCCACAGTGATCGAACTTCCCGCCCCGAAGTCCGTGATGAGCCCGAAGGACGCGAACGACGTGATGTACCAACGGCTGGTCTCGCTGCGGCGGAAGGGGGCCAAGCGGGTCACGTTCCAGGACTTCCGGGACCTGATGGGAGTCACGGAACGCTCGCGGCAGTGGGTGTACAAGTGGCTGGACGAGCGAGTGGGCGACGGCGACCTGGTGAAGGAGAAGACGGCGGACGGGACGAGCTACACCCTCGCGTACTGAGCCGATTGACCCGGCCGCCGACGTGGTACAACTAATTCAGGGCCGCTGATCAGCGGCCCTTTGACCAAGGAACCGAAGGAATCCGACCATGGAGATTGAGCGGAGGTACGCCACCGTCCCGGCGGAGCTTGAGCACTACCTGCGCGCCAACCCGACGCCGCCGCCGGGTGCCGAGGGCAAGGTGGAGTTCCACGTGCACCACCACTACGCGGCATCAGAACCGATCCCGGCCGGACACATCGTCCGTCAGGGCCCCGAGAAGTCGGTGGCGGAGAAGATCCTGCCGTGGCTGTGGGTCGCGCTGTTCGCGTGCGTCGTCCTCACGCTGTGCGCCACCGTGCTGGCCGCCGTACTGGTCGTGGTCGTGGCGGTCCTCGCGGCTCTGGCCCTGCTCGGGCTGGTGATCGCGTACATCATCAACTCGCAGGCCGGCGCGGCCGAGGCGCGGGCCAAGGCCACGGCGATGCTGGACAAGGGCGCGCACAAGAGGCGGTGACGTCATGGCACGGCCGATCAGAGGGGCTCCGGGGCGACCGGGGCCCCTCTCGGCGTCTCCGTGAACGCGGGGACGGCCATGCAGTCGCACGTGTCGTGGCCGAGCCGACCGTGGACGTCCCATGCCTCGGCCTCGCTGTCGTACGGGCCGAGGACGAAGTCCACTCCGCCGTCGAAGCAGGCGCCGTCCGGAACGGCGATGCACCAGGGTTGTGGCGACGGTGCGAGTCGGGGGTGAGGTGCGTCGGGTACGGGCATGTCGGCACCGTATCCGCAGGTGAGCGGATCGGCGAGTCGGCCGAAACTTCTTGGAATCGGGGTCTTGTGGAGACCCGCACCCGGATGGTTTAATTAAATCAGTCGGGAAGAGCCCGACCCACGACCAGACGGGAGCGGACCATGACCGCCAACGCCACCTCGGAGAAGCTGGACAAGGCCGTTCTCACCAAGGGCAACGAGACCCTGACCGTCCTGCACTCCGCCCGGCGCGACCGCTGCCAGAAGATCGTCAAGGTGGACGGCCGAGTCACCGCCCGCAACACCGTGCGCGGTGACCTCCACACCTTCCGCACGGCCGTCCGGGACATGGTCAAGTGGGGCTGGACGCTCGTGAGCGACACCACGGCGGACGACAAGGACGACACGACCGACGAGAGGTTCGAAGCAGCCCGCGAGACCGTCCAGGCCCGCGCGCTGGAGATCACCCCGCCGCAGGGCGTGGCGCCCAGGATGTTCTCAGACCTGGTCGCCATCGGCTTCGTCAAGCTCGCCAGCCGCCAGCCGTCCCGCCTGACGAAGCTCTACGCCTCGCTGGACGCCGGCCGCACCGACGACGTCGTGTACGCCCTGTACTCGTACATGAAGGCACTCTCCGCCTGACAGCCGAAACGCCCCGAGGGGCGTCTGCCGGGGACGGTCTCCCGGTACTGACGAGGCAGACCAAGGAAACGAGGAACCGACCATGACCGGCACCGCGCAGAGCACGCCCGTGACATGGACCCCTCCGGCCGTCCCCGTCTGGCGTGACGACGCGGTGATCAACGGTGCTCCGTATCCGACACGGCACCGGGTTCCCGACGGGGTGGTGGACAGTGACGTCCTCTTGGCCGACTTGACCGACGACCAGCGGGACAGCATGCGCGCAGTGCACGAAGCCGCCCACGCCGTTGCCGCACTCGCGGCCGGCGGGTTCGTCCACCACGCGTGGATCCGGCGCACCGCAGACCTGCGGGCCACGGCCGGGATGGTCATCGAAGGTCACCGGGTCGGCGGCAACGTCGCGGCGTGCAGCGTCTCGGACGGACGGGACTTCGTCGTCCTCCTGGGCGCCGGCGAACGGGCCGAGGACCGCTGGCTGCACGAAGCCGGGCTGTGGACCCCCGAACTCGCCGTCGGAGTCGAGTTCGGAGCGTATAGCGATCGCCGCGCGATTCTCGGCTGGAACCCCGGCCTCGGCTTCGAGGGCGGCTACAACGACTTCCTGATCGTGCACCAGCTCGCCGACGAACTCGTGAACGAGCACTGGGACCGAATCACCGCCGTGGGAGCGGTGCTCGCCCAACGGCTGCGCCTGACCGGTGACGAGATCGCCGACCTGACCGGACTGCCGAACGGCACGCACTCGGCTACCTGCACCTTCATCTGACCTGTTCACGCACGACCGACCAAGGAATGAGGGAGCCATGTACGCCCTGATCACCGTCGCCGCCTTTGCCCCGCTGATCGTCATCACCCTGTGGGTCGTGTTCGTCCCGTTGAAGCGCGGCACCGACAACTGACCCGCCTGTCCACGCACCACCTGACCAAGGAACCGAGGAAGCCATGACGACGAAGCACAACCACGCCCCGCGCTTCGGCCAGAAGTTCGACGGCTGCCCGCGCTGCGAGGAACTGAAGGCCGGCGCCGAGCCGGTGAGGTGGGCGAAGTCCCGCGCGCAGCAGGACGAAGAGCGCGCCGCCGAGATCCGCGCCCACGACTGTCGGGCGTCCGGCTGCTCCATCGTCTGCACCTTCGGCGACTGGTAGTCCGCCACCATGGATAGCCGAAACGCCCTGCGGGGCGTCTGCCGGGAACGGTCCCCCGGTACTGACGAGGCAGACCAAGGAATCGAGGAATCATGAAGGTCAAGAACGCCCGCACCGTCGCAACTCTGCACGCCGACTACGCCGCACGGATCGCCGACGCCGTCGGGCTCACCGTCACCAAGTACGCACCCACCGTCGAAGGCCTCGCCGGACTCCTGCGGGACGCGACTACGCGGCTCAGCCCGCTCGACCCGAACCTGAACGCGCTGGACGAGGCCGCGAGCTACCTGGACGCCGTCGCCCTGCTCGACGACAGCCCCCGCGTGACGAACGTTCTCCGGACCGTCGACAGCACGCTGTGGGAGGTCGTCGGCGAACTGGAGACCTGCTGACCCGTCCGACACACGAGCCTTCTTATCCGACCCCACCGAGGAAGGACCGCGCGATGAAGCGCAGCGACGCCATCAGGTACCACCGGGGAGAGGCCGCCGCCCTCCGCCGGACCGCCGCCGAGGACCCCGACACCTCGGGCGCCAGCCAGTGCCGGGCCGCCGCACGCGACCACGAGGACATGGCCGAGGCCGCAGAGCTTCACGACTACCACTACGCCGAATTGGAGGACTGACCTCGACCGTCGAGCCCCGGGCCGTTGCGGCGCCGGGGCTTTGTCGTGCCCTGGATTGCGTTCCGTCCACGTCGATGGTTTAATTAATTCACCAGGACGCCGACCAAGGAGCACGGACCATGACCACACGAATTCCCCGCAACGCCAAGCGGACCTACATGGCGACCGAGACCGTGGTCCGCGACGGACGCCGCTTCGCTGGCCGGGAGCAGGAGTCCACCACGTTCCGAGAGGCGAAGGACTTCCTGGACCGCCTGGACGTCCCCGGTCACGTGGCCGTCTGGAACGAGAGGAGCCGGAACGGCAACCGCGACTCCGTGGCCGACCGCCGCGCGGACGGCTCTTGGGTCCGGCTCAACCGGTTCACCGGTCAACGGGAGCCGATGGGCTGACCAACACCCAAAGCCCCGGCGCCGCAACGGCCCGGGGCTTCGTCGTGCGGCCATGCGGTGATTCGGGGATTTCCCGGTACCTTTCCGGCGCTCCACCGGACCACGGAACGGAGGAATCATGACCGCACCACTGCTGGTCATCGTCCCGACGCGTGGCCGGCCGCAGAACGCGGCCCGGCTGGTGAACGCGTTCAAGGAGACCGACTCGCTCAACGCAGAACTGGTCTTCGTCGCCGACCAGGACGATCCCGAACTGCCCGCCTACCACACGGCGGCACCCCGGCTACTGATCCACCGGGGCCAGGGCGGGCAAGGAATGGTGTCGGCGCTCAACTGGGCGGCCGGCCTGTACACGGACATCTACGATCACCTCGGGTTCATGGGTGACGACCACCTGCCGCGCACCGCTGGCTGGGACGCCCACGTGCTCGGTGCCCTCGACACCCTCGAGCCCCGCGTGGTCTACGGCAACGACCTGCTGCAAGGCGCCGCGTTGCCGACTGCCGCCTTCCTGCCGTCCCGGCTCGTACGGGCGCTGGGCTACATGGCCCCGCCGTGCCTCCGGCATCTGTACGTCGACAACTTCTGGCTAGAGCTGGGCCAAGCCCTGGGAGGGCTCCGGTACCTGCCGGACGTCGTCATCGAGCACATCCACCCGGCGGCGGGCAAGACGCCGATGGACGAGCGGTATTCGGTGGTCAACGCGGCTGAGGCGACCCTGACCGACTGCCGCGTGTGGCGGGACTTCCGAAGCGGCGAGGGATTCGCCACAGCCCTGCGCCGGGTGCGGGCCGAGTACGGATCGGATCACCGGTGAGCGAGTGGAAGCTGTTCGAAGGATCGGTTCCGCACGTCTCCACGGCAGCGTTCCACGCCGACCGCGAACGCGCGCCGCACCTCGAGCAGGAGTGGCATCAAGGCCGGCTCCGCCTGGCCGCGCAGTTCGTCACCGACGCAGTCTGCGACCTCGACCCGCCGACGACCGTGTCCGACCTCGGGTGCGGAGACGGCGGCCTGCTCAGCCTCGTGCAGGCGTACACGGACGCGACCTGCTGGGGCTACGACTTCCAGCCCAGCAACGCGGCCGGTTGGGCCGAGCGTGGCGTTACGGCGGAGCTGGCCGACGTGTTCGGCGCGGACCGGTCCCGCGTCCGGGTCGGAGACGTCGGGGTGATGACCGAAGTGCTCGAGCACCTGGCCGACCCGCACGGCGTGCTGCGGTGGGTCCGGCAGAAGTCGTGGCGCCTGGTGTGCTCCAGCCCGGTCAACGAGACCGACCGGGTCCACGACGCCTGCCACGCGTGGGCCTGGGACCGGGAGGGGTACGCGGCGATGATCGAGGAGGCCGGCTGGGATATCGTCCGGCACGAGCAGACGGAGCTGTTCCAGGTGGTGCTCGCCCGGTGAGGCCCGGCGTCACGGCGGTCATCCCGTCGATCCCGCCCCGGGCCGACACCTACTTGCGTCGCGCGCTCGGTTCGGTCTTGGCGCAGAGCCGGCCGGTCGACGCGATCAGTGTGAGTCTGGACCACGAACGGCTCGGCGCGGCCGCGAACCGGACCCGGGCGCTCGAGGCGGTGCGCACCGAGTGGTCGGCGCTGCTCGACGACGATGACGAGTGGCTGCCGGACCACGTCGCGCTGCTGCTCGAATACGCCGAGATGACCGGCGCCGACCTCGTCTACCCGTGGTTCACCATTCCCGAGCACCCCGGGGGCGACCCGTGGCCGGAGCGCGAGGGCGAGCCGTTCGACCGTGAGTTGCTACGGTCCGTCAACTACGTCCCGATCACCGTGCTGGTGCGGACCGAGTTGCTGCTGGACGTCGGCGGGTTCCACGCCAAGGGTCCTGCGGACAACCCCTGCGACGACTGGGGGACCTGGGAGCGGCTGCTGGACGCTGGCGCCCGTTTCGAGCACCGCAATCAGCGTACGTGGCTCTGGCATTGGCACGGCGCGAACACGAGCGGAAGGCGGGACCGGTGGTGAGGGTCTGGCGGGCCGTCAAGGAATCGGCGGTCATCTGGCTGCCGGGACTGGCGGTCGTCTTCTGCGTCTTCCTGTTCCTGAGGAGCGAGTCATGCGGGCTTTGATCACAGGCGACCGGGGGTTCCTCGGCAAGCACTTCACGGCGGAGCTGCGAGCGCGCGGGTACGACGTCGTCGGCTGCGATGTGAAGGTGACGCGGTCCCAGGACTGCCGGCGACTGTTCGCCGAGGACGTCCGGCTGCGCACGATGCCGCACTGGGACCTGGTGGTGCACTGTGCCGCCGTGGTCGGCGGCCGGGCCACCATCGACGGCGACCCGCTGGCCACGGCGGAGTCCCTGTCCATCGACGCGGAGATGTTCCGGTGGGCCGCCGTCGTACGGCCCGGACGCGTGTTGTACTTCAGCTCCAGCGCGGCATACCCGGTGCATCTCCAACGGGTACGCGGGATCAGGCTGCATGAGGCCGACGTATGGGGCGACGACGGGCTGATAGACCCGGACCAGGTGTACGGCTGGTCCAAGGTGACCGGTGAGCTGCTGGCCGGCCGGCTGCGCGAGGCAGGGGGACCGGTGACCGTCGTTCGGCCGTTCAGCGGCTACGGCGGGGACCAGGACGACACGTACCCGTTCCGGGCGATCCTCGAGCGGGTCCGCCGGCGCGAGGACCCGCTGACGGTATGGGGCAGCGGCGAGCAGGTGCGCGACTGGATCCACGTGGACGACGTCGTGGCCGGGGCGCTGGCCGTGGCGGAGTCGGGGACGACGGACCCGGTGAACCTCTGCACCGGCCGGGCGACGTCGTTCCTGGAGCTGGCCGGGACGATGGCGACGGTCGCCGGCTACCGACCGTGGGTCCAGCCGCTCGAGGACAAGCCGGCCGGCGTCGCGTACCGGGTCGGCGACCCGACCCGGATGCTCCTGTACTACGAGCCGAAGGTGTCGTTGGAGGACGGAATCCGTCGCGCGTTGGGGGTTGTGGAGCCGTCGTCGTGATGGTTTAATTAATTCAGCTTGACAGACCAAGGAAACGAGGAACCTCATGGACGAACTCCGCCCGGTGCTGCCCCACGCGCGCCAGGCCGCCGACGACCTGCTGTCCCGACTGGTGACCGACGGCGTCATGACGCCCCGCACCGCAGCCGCGATGCGGACCGACGGCTTCAGGGTCGCGACGAAGAACCTGTCCGAGCTGCGCAAGAGCGGTCTGCACCCTGCTTGCGTCACCGCGCTGTACGAGGGTCAGCTGGCCGCAGGCCGGGCGGCCGGGAACCAGCGGTGCGTCAACTCCGCCGAGTTCACGCTGGCCGTGTGGGACGGCATGCAGCGCGACCTCGCCGAGTGGCTCGGTGCGGAGAGCTGAGAGGAAGCGATGAGCACCGAGACCGTACGCGAGATCCGGTACGAGGTCCGCGTGAGCCTGCCGGACGACATGAAGCCGATGAAGACGATGGCCGGTGGGCGCCGCAAGCCCGTGGGCCTCCGCCTGGACTACAGCATCACCCGGGGTATCACCCGCGTGGACATCGTCGTGGAGTACGCCACGGCGGCGGAGCACTTCCCGCCCGTCGTGGAGATGCCCGGGTGGATGCGGGAGATCGTGGACCGGCACCGGCCGGCCGACGTCGATCGTCCTGACGCGAACCGCCGCACCGGCATGGGCGGCTGGCCGCTCGAGCCCCGTCCGCAAACGGATTACCTGCGATGAGCGACGGGCCGCCCTGCGGCAACAACCCGAACTTCCGCATGAGCCCCGGGGACCGGGCGGTCGTGGAGGAGTTCATGGAGTATCTGGCCCTCCGCAGCGAAGCGCGAGCCGCCGACCAAGGAAACGAGGAACCCATGCAGTACCTGCTCACCCGGACCCTGCCGAGCGGTGAGGAGAAGTCGCACCGGCCGCTGGGGACGCTGCGCGAGGTGGAGTTCGCCGCCGCCTACTGCTTGATGGACACCTCCCGCGTGCCGCGCGGCGAGGCCCGCCGGTTCGCCCACGGCCTGACCGGCCAGCCGCTCGGTACGACGGTGGCGCACGCGGGCAGCGGCTACGCGTTCCGCGTGGACCGCGCCTGACCGGGTCTAAAATTTTCGACAGCCCCGGAGCCCTCACGGCCCGGGGCTTCGTCGTGCCTGGGGGGCTTGTGCCGACGACGTATCGATGGTTTAATTAATTCATCGGGACGGAGCCGCCGAACCGACGGACCAAGGAAGGCAGCAGCCATGACCGAGACCACAGCCCCGCAGATCAAGGCCCGTCGCGGCGACCTCGTGATGGTGGAGCTGCGCCCGTCGTACACCGCGTCTTCGTACGCTCGTGAAGAGTCGCTGGCGTACCGGCTCATGGTCGTCACGAACCTGTACCGGGACGGGCGGATCAAGATGGTCCGGGACGCGCGCTACGACGGTAGCTACGCGCGCTACGACGGTAGCTACGCGCAGAAGCTGGACGGGATGCTGCACGCCACGGGGCGACACTGGCTGCTCCCTGCCGCTGACTGGGACGTGGAGACCGCGCGCAAGCTCGCCGCTGAGCACGTCTACCCGAACAGCACCACGCCCCGCGACTTCCCGTCCCTGGAGGCGGCGCGCGAGGCCCTGGCGCCGGCCCGGCACGGGTACATCGCGCCGAAGCCTGCGATCCCGCAGCCGACCGACTGGCACGGGCACACGCGCTGCGAGCACGGCCACGCGGACACCACCGGCTACGTCGTGACCTTCACCCACTTTGACCCGGCCACCGGCAAGACGACGTTCGAGGACGTCGAGCACGTGGACGGCGCCACCAACTACGCCCGCGCGCTGGAGATCGTGCGGGGCGCTCGCGCGGTCATCGCCCGGGGCGTCAAGGACGCGACGTACGCCGTGATCCACACCGTCTACGCCGACGGCCACCGCCCGGTCTGACCGCCCCGGCCCCGGTGCCCTCGCGGCCCGGGGCTTCGTCACGTCCGAGGGCTTGTGCCGACGACGTATCGATGGTTTAATTAATTCATCGGGACACCGACCAGGGAACGAGGAAGTCATGGAGCACCGAAACGTCACCGGCCACGACGGCACTGTCCACCAGGGTCTGTTCAACGGGTACACCGGCGACTTCATCGACGTCGCGTGCGACGCCGGCCGGTACGCGGTCGTCCGCCACTACGAGAAGCTGGACCTGGCCCGCGTCACCGACAGCCCGACCACCTGCGCCGGCTGCCCGTCGTCCACGAAGGCGGACGTGGCCCGCGCCTGCGCGGTCGCCGTGCTCGCCGAGGCCGACGGCCGGGGCTACCCGCCCGCGATGGACAACGAAGGCCTGCGGTTGGCGTTCGTCCGTCTCGTCCCGAGCGGCGGCGAGCTGCACCCGGTGTTCGAGCGCCTGGCGCGCGGTGTGTACGACCCGGAGAACTCGTACCGCACGGAGCCGCTGTACGCGCTGGTCCAGGAACACCTCGCGGACCTCATGACCGAGCGGGCACTGGAAGCCCCGGAGGGCGACGCCCGGCCCGTGCTGGTGGAGTACACCCGGTTCACCGGCGGCACGGTGCAGGCGCCCGTCGGCGTCGGCGACCGGCTGATGCGCAACGGGATCGCGAGCGGCATCTGGTACACCGCCACCGTCGTGAGCGTCGAGACGTCCGGCGTCACCGTCCTGGATGACAGGTACAGCCGACCGCGCCGGTGGGACCGGCACGACTTCCACCGCTGGTTCTTCAAGCTGGACCGCGCACCCCTCCCGGCGGCGCAGGCCGCCTGACCACCTCGGCCCCGCCGCGACCAAGGAAGGACAGACCCGTGACCGTGCCTGCGATGAGCATCCGCACCGCCGAGTCCGCCTGGACGCAGAACAGCGACGGCATGTGGACGTGGCACCCGCAGCCCGAGGGCGTCCGGCGGTTCTACGAGCCACTCGGCGACCTGACCCGGATGGTCGGGGTGTTTCACGAGGCCGGGCACGCGGTAGTCGGACTGGTTTTCCGCATGGGGATCGACGGCGTGTTCCTGTCCCCCGGCAACGACGGGAAGTTCATGTTCCACACCGTTTGGTCCGGTTCGGCGAGCTGGACGGGGTACACCTGCTACCTCGCAGCCGGCGAGCGGGCCGCTGACCGGTGGCTACGAGAGACCGGGCAGTGGACCCCAGAGCGAGCGTGGTCCGTCGAACGCGGCGCACGGAGCGACCGGAACAGGGCAGTGGAAGCCGCCGCAGAGATGGGGCGGACGCTCGACATCCCGGCGCACCCGTGGGACGGGTGGACGCAGGTCTGCTCGGGGGCTGACGCCACCCTGGACGCTCATTGGGACCGCGTGCGTGCCGTGGCCGACGCACTGCTGGCCAAAGGCTCGCTGGACGCCGCAGCCGTGGCCCGGGTCTCCGGGCTCCCCAACCCGTCGGCCTGACCGACTCCGGGCCCCGGTTGGTGATTCTGGGGCCCTGCACCACCCTGACCAAGGAACCAAGGAGCGAGGAAACATGAGGCCGTACTGGGTAACCACCGGACTGATCATGGCTGCGGCCGGGGTCGCGCTGCTCGTCATCGCCTTCGGCGGGGCGGGCACGTTCTCCGGCTCCACCCACACCCTGGCCGGCTTGGCAGGCGGCGCGTATCTCGCCGCCGGGTCAAGCGTGCTGTTCTCCGAGTGGAAGGGCCACCGCTGATGGACCGCATCTGGCGCGACGCGCGCAGCATCGGTGACCTCGGCGGAGCGATGGCTGGGTGGCTGGAGGGTCACGTGGCCGACAGGCCCGGCTACACCGCCGACCGCCCCGACGGGGAGACGGACCACTTGGTCCCGGTGCTGGCCCGGCTGAACCGTCGCGGCTACGTCACCACCGACAGCCAGCCGGGGCTTGAGACCTCCGGGTACGTGGACAAGTGGGAGCAGCGCGCGGCCGTGCAGGGCTGGATCAGCACCGGCGATCCCCTGCTGGTGCGCATCGTCCGGGCGGCGCGGGCGCAAGGCCTGCGCGTCTCCGCGTACGGCGCCGGAAGGGCTGTGGGCCCGCGTGGCGGCCTGTTGGCGACCCGGTGGAACGGCGTGCCGCAGACCGGATTCGGGGGCCGTCGTGGCCGCTTCCAGGGCATTCCTGAGCTGTCCGGCGTCGGCCGGCTGGCCCGCCGTCAACTGCGGCGCGAGGGCGTCCTGCTGGCCGTCGTGGACCCGGTGTGGGGCCGCGACGACGTGCTCTGGTCCGTGCTGAACGAGGTGTGCGATTGGACTTGTCCCAGCGACGCATCGATGGTTTAATTAATTCATCGGGACGGACCGGCCAGGGAACGAGGAAGACATGCACCTGCGAGCCAAGACCCCGGAGGGCCGGCGACTGGAAGCCGCCGCCCGGGAATCGATCAGCCAGTTGTCGGACGAGAAGCTGACGACGACGTGGCTGATCACCGAGACCATGCCGGTGACCGAGGAACTCGCGATGACGCGCGGCTGGCTCATGGACGAGCTGGAGGGCCGTATGAACGTTCTCGACAACCGGGACGCCGTGTCGCCCTACTCGCTCGGACAGACCGTGAGCCGGTTCGACCGCTGGCTGTGGACCGACGGCGACACCGTCGACCCGACCCCGTACCTGCGCTGACGGACCCCGGGCCCCGGTTGGCGATTCCGGGGTCCTGCACCACCCTGACCAAGGAACTGAGGAACGAGGACGACATGACTGACTTGCTGACCCTCCCCGCCTCCAGCGTCCCGGCGGCGTTCGACCGGGGATTCCTTTACAGCCCGACCCAGTCACTCACCAGGTACGCGCTGGACGAGCGGTACGCCTACGACTACCGGCCCGGCGACCTGTTCGAGCCGATGCCCGAGGCGCCGCGCGGGAACCCCGTGGCGTACCGGCGGTGGTGGGAGCACTCGGCCATGGTCGAGACGCCCGACTTCCTGGGACTGCGCGTCGGCGACACGATCAGCATGCACAGCTTCCAGGGAGATCACTACCCGGCCACGGTGACGGCGACGTACCGGCACCACGCGTCCGTCCGCTACCCGGCGCCCAAGGGGTCCAAGGAACCGTGGGTTCGGACGTACGTGAAGACCCGCAACGCCGACGGTCACTGGTACTGAGGAGGCATCGTGAAGCAGAGCATGAGCGAGATCCACGACATGGAAGAGCGCATCCGAGCCCTGGCCGCGCAGGTGGCCGAGCTGCTGAACGAGATGGACCGGGTCGCCGGCGGCCTGGTCGGCATCGGTCCCGGCCGGATCAGCGCTCCCGGCGCGGAGATCCGGCGGATGGGCGACCAGTTCACCGTTCGCTGAGCACCCGTCCTCGAAGCCCCGACCCCTCACCGGGTCGGGGCTTCATCGCGTTTGGGGGTTGTGCCTACACCCCGGTTCTGATTTAATTAATTCATCGGCAGGGAACACCGGCCGACAGACCAAGGAAAGCAGGAACCGACCATGACGAAGACCTCCCGACTCCGCCGCCGGATCGTCGCCGAGCGCGCCGCCGCCACCCGCTTCGCCCGCTCCCTGCACCGGGGCCGTGCCATCGCCACCCACGCGATCGCAGCCGGCGTGGAGAGGACGGAGACGCTGGAAGGCGTGCGCAACGGCCTGACCTCGGTCGCCAAGCGGATCGGGATGAAGCCCGTCAAGGTCGTCCGCCGGCACCGCACGGTGCGGGGCAAGACGAAGCGGACCAAGGTGACGTACCACTTCACCACCGTCCAGGTCGGCGTCCTGCTGCGGAACTACAAGCCGAGGCGCGCGGACATCAAGGCGGCCGTGGTGCTCATGATCCTGGCCAACGGCGCCCCGGTGACCGTCCGCCAGACCGTGCGTCAGCCGTCCCGCGAGCTCGTCAACGCCTGACCGATGCGATCCGGGGCCGTCGACCGGCGGCCCCACTCGATCCGAGCAGAAAGGAGCGGCCGTGGGCAGCTTCCAGGACATGTTCGACGCGATGTCCGCAGCGTATGAGCGGGACCACCCCGGAGAGAAGGGCCCGGTGCCTCAGGCCTCCACGCCGTACACCGAAGCGCGGCAGCTCCCGCCCGTCGACCCGGCTGTGGCGTCGGCGCACGTGCGGACCGCGTTCCACCTCCGGCAGGGCCCGAACATGACGAACGGCGAACACGCCGTGCTCGACCAGCCGCTGAACGTCGGCCGGCTGGTCCGGAAGACCGGGGACGCTCTGTGCAAGCCGCAGGCGAAGTTCTGGGGCCTGTACGAGAGCCCGGACCGGAACGTCTCGTGTCCACGCTGCCTCGCCATGGCCGAGCGGCACGGCATCACCATCCGCACACTGAACCGAGAGGAACCGACCGGATGACCATCGAGCCCGAGACCAAGCAGCAGCACTGGCTCCGCCGGGGAGGCGAGCTGAACAAGATGCGCAAGGCCGAGCTGTGCGCGCTGTACCGCCGGCTGGGACACGTCTGGAGCGCCAACCCGCTGGAGTCGTGGCGGAAGGACGAGATCATCAACGGCATCGCGGACCTGGAGTGGACCCGGCTGCCGGACGAGCAGAAGGTGGCCACGCCCGAGCCGGTCGAACTGCCCTGCGTGGAGGGCTGCGGCCTCACCATGGACGAGCACACCCAGGCCACCGGCCACTTGTACACGTACGCATCCGGAGGCTGAACCCCACGAGGCCGCTCAGCCTCACTTACCCGAGGAGAGGAACCGATCATGTCGCGTTACGACAAGCTGAGCACCGAACAACTGGAGACGGCCGTTACAGCCATGGCGGAAATCGCCAAGGGCTACGGCGAGACCCGCTGGCAGGTCGGTCAGGACCAGATGCACAACGAGATCGACCAGGTTCTGACGGAGCTGGACGAACGCCGCACGAACGAAGCCTGAGCCCCACCCGGGAGCATCGACGACGGACCCCGTACGCCGATGCTCCTCACGAGGCCGCTCAGCCTCCCCGACCAAGGAACGAGGAACCGACCATGAAGATTCTGTTCAGCTCCCCCGCAGGGCACCCGCGAGGGCAACGCCCCGCCGACGAACGCGCGCAGCAGGAACGCAGCTCCGGCCACCCGGACGCCGAGGTCGTGATGGACTTGGCATCCGACACGTTCCGCGTCGTCACCGGCCGCCGAACGAAGGAGAAGTGACGCATGGCTGAGCAGCGCACCCCGCCGGACAACCACGGCAGCGAGATCGTGGGGTTCACCGACGACGGGAGTCTCTGGTTCTGCCCAGGGTGCGCGCGGGGTCTTCGAGGGCGTCGTCTGGACCCGGCCCGGCGCCGGGATCTGATGCGGGTCTACACGTACCACTGCGAACAGTGCGGGAAGCCCATCCGCTGACCCGATCGCAGAAAGTCCGGGCCCCGGGGTTGTCCACGCCCCCGGGGCCCGCCTATGATTTAACTAAACCGGCACGTTAGGTCGGGGACCAAGGAACCAGGAAAGTAGGGCCCGTGATGACCAGCTATTCGGTGGAGAGGCCGACGGTGTCCCTTCGGGCCACCCGTCCCGGACTGGCCCACCTGCGCCCCGGCCAGGCGACTACGGGGCAACCCGTTACAATCCGCACCTACGACGAGCACGGCAACGAGGTGGAGTTCCCGGCCGTGTACGTCCGGATGGACCGGAACGGCCTGCACCTGCGCTGCTCCCAGGAGGGCGAGGACACCGCGCGACGGTACCGGCCGTCCCAGGTCTTCCCGCGCCGCGTGGAGTTCCGCCGGTGGACCGTGACGCTGAAGCACAGGGCCGTGCAGCCGGACGGCGACGGGAACGAGCTGTACCCGATCTTCGTCCACGCACGCACCGAGCTGGAGGCCCGCTACCGGGCCCTGGTGCAGGTCCGGTCCGAGCACGGGCCGCGCTCCAACTGGACGTTCACGCTGCACTCGGTCAAGCGGGAGGGCTGACCCATGGACAACGTACTGCGCATCGCGGCCGGCATCGTCACCACCGGCGCCCGTCACGGCTCGCCGTCGGGGCTCAAGCGCCGGCTGCGTCAGGACCATGGCATCGACGTGACGTTCACCGGGGCGCAGACCATCCTCGGCCGGCTCGAAGCCGCCGGAATCGTCGGCCCGATGGAGGGGTGGAAGCACTCGCACCCGGTTCTCATGGACCGCGAGGGCGCGCTGTCCCGGTTGTCGAGCTGACATCGAATGGCCGGATCCCGGGGTTGCCGAACCCCGGGATCCTTGGTTTAGTTAATCCATAGGAACAGCGACCAAGGAAAGAGGGACCCTCATGACCGTCATGACGACCGCTGCCACCGACTTCTCCCCGGTGGCCGAGGCGGAGCGCATCGCCCGCCTGGACGCGGCGGCCCGGCTGCTCGAGAACCCGGTGTGGAGCTGGCAGCGCGCCGGACTGCTCCGTGCGCCCCGCGAGGCCGTGGCCCGCCACCTCGACGGCGTGCTGAACGTCCTCATCGAGCGCGGCTGGACCCAGGACCAGTTCTGGGACGAGACCGGCGCCGTCTGCCTGCTGCGCGCCCTGTCGGTGGCGGCGGAGCTCGGCTACGGCGACTCGGCCGACGTGCCGCTCGAGGCGTACGCGTCCACCACGTACAACGTCGCGAACCGGTTCCTGGACCTGATGGTGCAGGTGCGCACCGGACGGCTCGGCGCCGGGATGCCGTGGAACGACGAAGCCGGCCGCACCGCCGGCGAGGTGCTCGAGCTGGTCGCCGACGCGGCAGCCTTCGCGCGCAGCTACGTCTGACCAGCGGTTCGTGAGCCCCGGAGCCCCTGCGGTTCCGGGGCTCTTTGCCGTCCGGAGTTGCACCGGCCAGGCCTCTATGGTTTAATTAATTCATCGGGCGGTCCACAGGACGGCCCGACGGACCAAGGAATCAAGGAACCGAAAATCCGCCCTCGGCCGTATGATCCGAGCCGCCGAAGGCGCCCAGGGAGGGGACCCCGCCGTGACCACTGAGGACCGCATCGCCGATCCCGGATTCACCGCCGCCATGGACCAGACGCAGGCGGCCATAGACGAGCTACGCGCCCTCGGTGTGCCGTACGGCCAGGCGATGACCATCGTCAACCGCGTCTACGACGTCGGCCGGGAACGCGGCCTGTACCTCGGCCTGCGCACCGTCCCCGTCAACTGACCAAGGAACGAGGAACCGACCGTGGACCTGTCCCTGCTCCCCGCCTCGCCCGTGAAGCCGACCGGAGAGACCCTGCGCCCGCTGCTCACCGGCCAGGCGCACGTCGACATCGTCACGGCGTTCCGGCTGCTTGATGAGCACCCTGCCCGCGTGAAGGCGTACGAGTACGCGGCGCGGGCCGCGCAGCTCCAGGCCGACGGCGCCGCCGTGACCCAGGTATTCAAGGCGCTCGCCAATGCCGAATCGGCCGCCCCGGACGACACCCGGCCGTGGCATGCCGAGCGGGTCGACGCCTACGCTGCCGAGCACGGCATCAAGGGCTGGTACCGGCGCACCGACTTCCGGGGCGAGAAGTACATCGTCGCCGACCGGCTGCGCCTGGTCGCCCTGGACGGCGACAAGGGCCGGTACTTCTCCGCCCGAGATTTCATGCCTGCGCCGCCGCTGACGCACAGCGTGGTCGACCGGGACTCCGGTCGTACGGCGTACCGGGCCCTCAACGGGCTCATCGCCCAGCAGTGGATCGATGAACACGAGGCCGCACCGGCCGACTGAGCACGACGGCCGGCCGGGAGCCGTGATCCCGGCAACGCGGGTCCGTAGCACAGAAGGCAGTGCACCCGTCGAGCGCGTTCCTTGGTCGGTTCCCGCGCTCCGGGAAGACTCCGGTTCAACTCCGGACGGACCCACCAACAGCGACCGAAGCGACCGACGACCACGGAAACGAGGAGAGATGGACGACCGCACGCGGCGCGTTGTGCGCGCGATCTTCGGACTTAAGGCACAGCCCCCGTCGGGCTCACAGCGCTACCGGTCCGGCTGGGATGACGGCTTGGAGGCTGCGATGGACGCGGCCAAGAACGCGGAACCCGAGCACGCGCCGTCTGACAACCGGCGCCCGCCCGAGCCGGAAAGGGGATCAGGTGACGCAGCCGAGCTGCGCGACCGTCTGTTCGGCTACGTCCAGGCCGGGGCAGAAGAGGAAGACCTTCCCTCGTTCGCCGCAGCCCTGGACGAGTACGTGGCTGCACAGACCCTGAACTCCGCCGAGCGCACGATGCTGCGCTTCGCCCTGGGCCAGGCTGAGGAACGGATGGAATCGCGCAGCGACGAATTCACCGCCGCCGACCGCGCCGCTTTCGACTCGCTCAAGCGGCTCGCCGGGGACGGGGAACCGTGACCGCCCGAACCATCGGCGTCGCCATCGTGTGCGCGCCGTTCGCATCCGCGCTGCTGCTCGGCCTCGGCTGGGCGGCACACGCCCTGATCAACCGGTACGCCCGGACCAAGGAAGAGAGGAACTGACCATGCCCGAGGCACGGCTCATCTGCTTGGACGAGCAGCACGCGGCGGCCGTCATCGAGGGGGCCTCCCGGCCCGGCGACACCGTCCACACGGTCCGCCAGGAGGGCGCCACCGTCGTCATCGGCTACTTCGACAAGCGGTGGCCATTGGACGTCGCCGACTGGGCGGGCGAGAACGGCCACGCCACCGACAGCAACGCGGCCCGCGTCATTGCGGGGCTGTGATCATGCCTGCCTGCCCGAACTGCGGCGCCCAGCACATCATCGTGCGGCTGCGCCGGTGGCCCTGGCGCCGTGAGCCATGGTGGCGCTGCTACGGCTGTTTCTCCAAGTTCCGATCCGACTGACCCGTCTCAACCGAGAAGCCCCGGCCCCGCGAGGGAACCGGGGCTTCTGCGCGCCGTCACTTCGTCAGCAGGAGGACCCTCCTCGCGAGGTCGGCGACCTCCCCCACCAGCTCGCTGCCGTGCTCGTGGTCGGCCGCCACGGCGTCGGGGATGACCCGCCCGCGCAGCGCCCGGTGCGCCACCTTCAGCGCGGCCAGACCTTGTTCGAGGCGCACCAGCGCGCGGGCCTCGGTGCGGCTGTGGTCCGTCGGCAGTTCTTCGGGCTTGCCGTCGGCCGGCGGGATCGGGTCGGGCAGGTAGTTGAGCCGGCCGGCGGCCTCACGGATGGCCGCTGCTGTGATCTTCTCGCCGGTGGTGCTCACAGCCGCGACGACCTCGCGGACGGCCGGCTCGCCGTGCCCCTCGTACACCGGGGCCAAGATGCGGGCGTGCGACTCGACCGGGGCGGCATCGAAAATTTTCGACATGACCAGCATGACCGGCGCCGCGTCGATGAGCTGGTACGCCCGGGAGCGGTCCATCTCCCACCGGCCGGCGATGTACTCCTCGAACGTGGCGTGGCTGACCTTGTAGAGACCGCCGTCCTCGTCTCGGATCGCTTTCAAGGCCGTACCGGCTTCCACGACGAACCGGGCGCGGGCGGCCTTGAGTGTGGTCCCAGCGGTCTCCTTCGCGCGGTCGATGGCGGCCTCGAACGCGGCCAGGCGCTGCTCGGCGGACCCAGTGACGGCTGCCGGGTCGACGGGCTGCGGAATGAACGGGCTCGCCGGTTTGGCGGCTTCGGCGGGCAGCAGGGGGTTCACCGTCTCGCTCTCGGCGTTCGACCGGTCCCCCCGCAGCAGATCAGCGCGGCTGGCGCGCGTACCCGTAGGGCTCACAGAGCCACCTCCCGCAGCAGTTCGTCCCCGAGCCGGGCCATGGGGCTGCCGGGCCGGACGTCGGGGATCGTGCCGAAGCTCTGCGCGTAGCTTCCCCGGCCGTCCTTGCGGGGGATGGTGGTCGTCAGCACGTGGAACCCGGCGTCCGTCAGATCGTCCCGGGTCTCCCCAATGGAGGCGGTGTTGGCGTTCGGGTTGACCAGGGTCAGCAAGAACACCGTGCGCGGCGGGGTGAGGCCGAAGTCGCGCATCTGCTTGAACGCCTTCATGACGGACCCCGCGCGCTCCATCTCCATCGGCGTGGGCGGTAGGGCGAACACGCACAGGTCCACGTTCGCCAGGACGGAGAAGTGCGTGTTCCCGCTACGGCGTTCCCACGCACCGGTGTCGATGAGGCAGACCCCGTGCGGCGGTGTCAGACGCCGGGCTTCGGCACCGATCCCCGACGCGGCCGGCGCACGGTAGACCGGCGCCCCGATGTTGACCTTATCGCTCCAGGCGAGAAGGCTTCCCTTCTCGTTCTCCCCGGGCTCGTCCGCGTCCTGGCCGATGGCCGGTACGCCGATGGATCCGTAGTAGGCGAGCACGTGAGCCCACGTGGTGGACTTGCCGCTACCGCCCTTTCCGACGATGCCGATGCGCCGGCCCTCTTGAGGCAGGTGTGTCATGGTCGCTTGTCCTTGGTCGGTGTGGTGGTGAACGGGAGCCTATCCGGCGGCCGGACGCGCCGAGGGTATTGCCCCTCTTCCGGGGCTATGGTTTAATTAATTCATCAGACCAAGGAATGAGGAACCGGCCATGCGGACGACGTGGACGAACTGGAACCTGGACGACATGCAGGACGCGGCCGAGGCACACGGTCACGTGGAGCTGGACGCTCTCGCGGTGCCGGAGAGGGACCTGATCGCGACGCTGCCGTACTACGACGCGTTCGCCGAGTACCGGGACCACGTCGTCGGCTGCACCGTCTGCCGCGACACCCAGGACGACTGCCCCGAGGGCGCGGAACTGCGAAGGATCGCCCGCGTGGGCCTGGAGGAGCAGGCCCGTATCGCCCTGAACAACTGACGGCCACCGCCGACAAGTGAAAGGCTTGGACCCATGACGCAGCGAATGAAGCACACCCTTCCCGCCGACCCGGGGACTCAGTTCACGCCGACCGCGTTTGACGGCCAAGTGGGCAAGACCGTGCCGATGAATGTCCACGGGCATCCGGTCGAAGGGGGTTGCAAGATCGTCGGAGCGCTGGTCTCCGAGGACAGGTCCTCCGTGGAGCTGACGCTGGAAGTCCCCGACGGCACTCTGCCCCAGAACGTCCTCACCCCGGGATCCGTCAGCATCGCGGAGGACTGACCGCGCCACCCCGAGCACCACCGACCAAGGAACGAGGAATCGATCATGAACAAGTCCCTGAAGCTGGCAGCCGGCTTACTGACCGTCGGCGTCGGCTCCGCCGTGGCGGCCGGCGACGCGGCCGAGCACGGGGCGAAGACCCTTGCCACGGCGGGCGCGATGCTCGCCGGCGCGTGCACCGCCCTGGGTGTCACGTCGGCCTTCGTCGGGTGGTCCGGGCGCCGCCCGGTCCGCGAGGACGGTGAGAACTGACCGCTCAACAGGGGCCGTTAGGCCCCGACCCGCTCCCGTGGGGTAATGGATGCCTTCCGCCCTCTCAAGGCGGAGATGCCGGATCGTGACCGGCCGGGAGCACGCCGCCCCTCACGGCAACAGACCAAGGAAGGCACCACCGTGGAACCGTTCGAGATCACCGGGAGCGCACCCGGCACCGCACTGCGGCTCACTCAGTCCACCGACGGCACGACGTCCATGACCGTGTGGGACCTGGACCGGTCCGGGTTCGGCGGCCGCATGAGCGTCGTCCTTCGGACCGGGTGGCTGCGCCCGCTGGCCGCGTGGTTCGCGGGCGAGGCCGAGCCGGCCAGCATGGGAGGCAACCCGCTGGACCGGTCCGGGTACCGCCTGGCCGTCTATCCGGACGAACTCGCGCTGGTGTGGTCCACGCACACCGAGGCGTGGCTGCGCTGCGCCGAGCCGTACGGGGAGGCGGCAGTCGTCATCGGCCTGCGCGGCCGCATGGCCTCCACCAACCTCGCGGTGCGTCTCTCACCGGGCGCCCGCGCCGCGACAGCGGCCCACCTGCGCCGCACGGATGCCGAACGCTGGGCGCTCCCGGCCGTTCGGTGATTCGGCGAACCACTGGCACACTCCGTGCCACCCCGCCGTGGCGAACAACCCCCGTCCTGCCACGGCGTGCAGTGCCCTCGCCCACCTCCCCCGGGCGGGGGCACTCGTACTACCGGACCAAGGAACGAAGGGGAGGCCCGACCATGGGCACCACCACGACAGCCTTCGCGACGGCACTGCGTCGCATCGACAAGTTGGAAGCCGGCCGCCGCCGGGTCTCGAGGTCGCTCGACCGCTGCACACCCGGATCGGAGCTGGCCCGGGAGCTGGCCCAGCAGAGAGACGAGCTGGACGCTCAGATAGCCCGCTGGCGGGCCTTCGTCACCCGTGCCGAGGCCGAAGGCCTCAAGATCTGGTCCCGTGAGGACTTCTCCCGGGGAGATTTCGTCAGGTACCGGAACCGCTGGTACGAGGTGCTGCGGGTCAACACCCGCTCCTTGACCGTCCCTCACGCCCTGGACGGGGCGGGTCTGGACGTCGTGCGCCGGGGCGACGGAGACCTGGACTGGACGTGGACGATCGGTTACCACGCGGGAATCACCGGGCGAATGGACGCCGAAGCGATGGCCAGAGATTCGAAATAGCCAAAGGCCAAAGGATCACGGCGAGTAGTCGTTTTCCGGCCACCTCGGCCCCGCCCCGTAAACCGGGCGCGGGGCCGGTTCTTTTGCCCTTCGCAACTCCCGTTCTTCACACGTCAGTTGGGGCCGACAACGCTGCCACGTGCTCCGACTGTTATTGGTATATGCCTCTCGCCCATGCTCATCACAATCGGAAATGCATCTATCACTTTAGGTGGTTACCGCATTTATGCGTGTGTGTACGGCTCCCAACGCACCACGGGGCGCAATAGTTCTGTCTTGAACGTGTCACTACGTCCGAGGAGCACTGAGTGATACAGCGATTGACGGGCAGCAGCTGGGCTGCGTCGGAGTCCAGGTGGCAGGACGAGGCGACCTGTAAGGGAGTCCCGCTCGAGGTGTTCGTCCCCGACAAGGAGGACCCCGAGGGTCTGGAAGGAGCCCGGCAGTACTGCAACCCGTGTCCGGTGAGGGACACGTGCCTGCGCTACGCGTTGACGTATGGTCAACGAGGGTACTGGGGTGGTACTGACACAGCGGAGCGCCGAAGGCTGAAGGCGAAGAAGGACCGGGTCAAGTGCCCGTCGTGTACGAGCCGGAGGGTGGTGGACATGGAGGACAGCGACGACGCCCTCTGCCTGGCCTGCGGCTTGTCCTGGCCCACCGCCGCAGCCGCGCAGCCGCGCCCCCGGGGCCAGCAGACCCTGCCCACAGCCTGACGGCCCTCCCTGTTGCGACCAGGGAGGGCCGTCAGTACGGACCAACGTAACGGCCGGGCGTCCTACTCAGTGAGAGGGCGCCCGGCCTTTTTGGGTTCAGATACATTAAGAGTTCTTTACGCCGCATGCGACGGGGCGCGTTGCGCATTCCACGCACGCTCCCAGGCCTCGGCCCACTTCCAGGAATTGATCGACAACCTCAGACCCTCGGCGATCGAACGACCCGCCTCGGCCTGTTCGACGCGCAGAGACTCGTTGTCGGCCAATCGGCGCAACTCGCGGTACCAGCGGCGAGGCGTGTCCGCCAGCACGCCGGCCCCCATCGCGTGCAGCCTGCTGTACTCCGCCCGGGGCGACGCCACCCACGGAATACCGAGAGCGCTCATCTCCAAGATCTTCAACCAGGATTTCGCGGCGTTGAACCGAGTGTCCGCCAAAGGCGCGATGCCGATGCCGACGTCCTGCGCCACGGCCCCAGGCCACGCCTCCACACCGACGCCGGTACGGCCCTGAGGGTCCTGTGTGAGCCCGAACGCGGCGCCGACGCCCGCCGGGTCGCCGACGACGCGGAACGTCGCTCCCTCGCCCACGAGGCGCGCCACGGCCCCGCCGACGGCCGTCGGGTCGTCCGGGTGGGATGCGAGCGCGGCCGGCCAGCCGAGCACCGTGGAATCCTCGTGCGGCACGCCGTAGTAGTGGTCCGGCAGGTGGTTGTAGATGACGTGGCCCCGGCCATGCCGGGCGTACCGCTCGAGCAGCGCCGGCGTGGAGACGGTCACCAGCGTCGCCTCCCGGCACGCGGCGGCGAGGTGCTGCCACGAGTGCCGGTGGACCTGACCCGTGGAGCGGTCGAGCTTGCCGGCGAAGCGGGGATGCATCGATCTGTACGCCGGGTTGCGCGGGTGGACTGTGGACAGGTCGTCGTCCACGTCCACGACGACGGCCACGCCCTTGGACCGCAGCAGCGGCACGGCCTCGGCCATCCACTGGTGGGTGAGCCGCTGGAAGACCATGACGTCCACGCCGTCCACGTCCAGGACGTCGTCGACGACGTCACCGGGCCCGATGCGCAGCTTCAGCCCTCGGTCCTCGGGCGGGCGGATCTCCACGTCGTGGCCGGCCGCCGCGAGCAGCTGCGCGGGCCAGATCAGTCTGAAAAACCCACAACCCCCGGTGTCCGCCGGGAACACCTGAACTCTCACTCGGACGCCCCGCGCTGCTGCCGCTTCTCCCAGCACTTCCCGCACTCACCGGCGGGCGTGCACATGCACTCGGGCGCGGACAGTGGCGCCTCCACGCGTTCGGGCCAGTGCCACGACCCACCCTCGTGACCGAGTTCGCTCTGCATGCACCCGCCGTCGGCGATGGAGTGGAAGAACATCCCCGTGGGGTTCAGCACGGCCAGGCCTACCGGCACGGCGATGTTGCGCCGCTCAGCCTCGGACGTCTCGCCCTCGGGCCAGCCCCCGACCTCGGTGATAATGGCGGCGCGGCACTGCGCGGTGTACGCCGGCGTGCCGTCCTCGCGGACCGGGGTGCCGTGGCTGACGTAGTGGACGATGCGCCCGACGGACGGGGTCACTCGGACGCCCCGCGCTGCTCCGGCACCGTGTCGGTGTCGTCGGCCGTGGCGATCACGTCGGCGGGCTGCGCCGCTGCCTTGGCTGTACGGCCGCGTGCGGCCCGCTTCTGGGGCGCCGCGTCCGGTTGCCCGTCCTTGCCCTCAACGGCCGCCAGGCGCTCGTGCAGTCCGTCCACGAGCCTCTTCAGCGGCTCGGTGGCCTCACGCACCGCGTCGTCAATGATCTGCCGTATCCGTGCTTCCGAGGACATGATCCGTGGTCCCTTCCCCTGCGGTTCTCTCCGCCCGTCCGCGCGCCCGGCGCAGACGGATGATGGCCGTCGTCTGAGCGCAGAACGTCAGCCCCACGATGGCCTGGAGACCGAACCACAGCCCCCGGAACCACTCCGGGCCGTACCGGAAGACGATGGACGAGCACAGGATGGCAGACATCGCGATTTCCGCCGAAGCGTAAGTGATCATCATCCGGCCCAGGCCCGACCTCCACCACGGGTAGGACAGGCTGTACGTGATGATCATTGTGAGTCCGGAGACCACGACGAACGTGGTGAACCCCTCGTACATCGCGAGGAAGCTGTTACTCACCTGGACCCCCGAGGGCGGATCGGAGCCGGGCCGCGAAATCGTTCTGCTCACCCAGTCGCTTGAGTTGATCGGCGACCCCCAGGATCTCAGGAGTCCTGCTCTTGATCGTTCCGAGACGGTCGTCCGTCCACGTCCGGATGCGCTCGGCCTCGCGCAGCTCGGGCGAGGGAGACGAGGGTCGACGACGCGACCGAAGTTCACTGATCAGTTTCCGCAGCCAGTTCACGACCCCTCCCCTCGCCCCCTGTACTGAGCCCTGCGGCCTGTGGGATGGCCGCGATCACCCGGGTGGCTGTGCGGGACGCCTCGAGCAGTGCGGACACCTGCCGTTGCTGCTCGCTCTGAATCTCCATGCTGCGCTCGTAGGCGGCCCGCCAGGTCTCTATCTGCCGGTCCTTGTCCTTCAGGCGGTCGTCCACCCCGGCCTTGGGAAGGAGCTTCCCCGTCAGGACCATGACCACGACGATGGTCAGCAGCCCCGTCGCGCCGAGACCCGGGGTGAGGTATCTGGTCCAGTCCATGGCTCCCTGCCTCAGAGGGGGATGATGTGGAGTGAGCGGTACTGGTACGTCCCGGTGCCGCCGCTGACCGCGTATTTCGCCGTGAACGTGTTGGAGCCCGGCGTGAGTCCGGTGAGCAGGTACCAGCGCGAGGAGTAGACGACCGCGCTGGTGCTGATGCTGACGTGGCCGGCCGCCCACGAGTCGCTCGCCGCGACGGTCGAGGCGCCGCTGACGGCCCAACTCATCTTGGTGGAGTTCGTGGCACCGGAGGTGTTCGGGCCGACGCGGCCGCCGACGCAGACGATCGCGGCCGTGCTGGTGGTGACGGTCACCGTGGGACCGACGGTGGTGAGGTCCGCGTAGGACGTGCTGGAGGTCGACTCGGACGTGCTGATGAACTGCGCGGCCGGGACGCGTTCGGCGACCGTGTTCGCACCGGCCCCGATGATCATGCTGCCGGGCGTCTGCGCCAGTGCCGCCTCGGTGGCGTTGAGGTTGTCGCGGACGAACTGGTTGAAGTCGGCGGCCCTGACTGCGGAGCCGGCGACGGCCGTGTACGGCGCGGTCCATGCCATCGTCGGCCCCCTAGAACGGCATCACGAGGATGGACCGGTACTGGAACGTGCCGGTGCCGCCGCTGACGCTGTACTTGCACGTGAAGACGTTGGAGCCCGGCGTGAGTCCGGTCGCCAGGTACGCCCGGGAGACGTAGACGACGGCCGACGTGCTGATGTTGGTGTGGCCCGCGCTCCACTCGTTGGCCGGGGCGATCGTCGTAGCCCCGTCCACCTGCCACGTCATCTTGGTCGCGTTGGTGGCGCCGACCGTGTTGCCGCCGATGCGAGCCCCGATGACCACCAGTGCGGTGGACCCGGTGGTGACGGTCAGGGACGGACCGGGGGTGTTGTCCAGGTCCACGAACGAGGTGCTCGAGGTAGTGTCCGTGGAGTTGTTGACGGCCTGCACCACCTGGCGCTCGGTGATCTGGTTCGGCGCCGTGGTGACGAAGTAGCTGCCGGACGTCGACGCCTTGGCCGGGCAGGTCTCCATCAGGTTGTCGCGGACGTGGGTGTTGAACTGCGCGGCCGTCCACACGGAGCCGGCCACAGCGGTCATGGGTGCGGTCCAGGCCATCTCACGCCCCCAGGTCCGGGTCGGGTGGGTCGTAGCCCTGCTCGGGGTCCGGCGCGCGCAGACGGTCGGGCAGCCGCTTGTAGGTGCTGGTGCTGATCTCGGTGAGCTTCGCCTGCACCTGCGCGTCGGTGACGATCCCCGCGTTGACGAGGGCCTGGATCACCAGGGCCACGCTGAGATCGGTCAGGACGAGCACCACGCGGAGCTGGAGCGGCAGGACGCGGATGTCCACGCCGCCGATCGCCTGCGCGACGGTCTTCTGGGCGCCCCACAGGGCGAGCGCGTAGGTCTTGAGCGGTTGGGCTGCCATCAGAACCCCATGACGGTCATGTCGCGCTGCGTGAAGGTGCCCGTGGAGGCCGAGGCGACTTTGTACTTCGCGGTGAAGATGTTGGAGCCGGCGGTCAGTCCGGTGACCCAGAACGCGCCGCCGATACGGGCGCGGGACGCGGCGGCCAGGCCGGCGATGTTGATTGCGTTGGCGTCGGCGGCCGCGACGGACGAGGCGCCGGAGACGGCGAAGCCCATGAAGGTACCCACGTTGGCCGTGGCGTTGTCGAACGCGCACTTGAGCAGGACCAGGGCGGCGGTGCCGGTGGTCACGGTCACGGTCGGTCCGACGGTGGCGACGTCGGCGTAGGACGTGCTGGTGGACGTCTCGGAGGTGGCGACGGTGGCGTGGCCCACGGACCGGGCGGCTATCGCGTTGGCGCCGGTGGCGACGAAGTACTGGCCCGCCGTGGTGGCCAGTGCGGGCGCGGTCTGGTTGAGGTTGTCGCGGACGTTCGCGTTGAACTGGGCCGCCGTGAAGGTGGAGCCTGCGACGGCGGTCATGGGTGCGGTCCAGGCCATCGGCTTTCAGCCACCCTCCGGAAGGGCCTTATCGAAACGACTCAGTTTCTGTACCCGGTGTACCCGCAGTGTCGTATAACCCTTATACGAGGCCAGAATTTTGGTTAACCGACGAAGAAGGTACAGCGGGTACAGATTCTTTCTCGGGTTGTTCACCTGCGGATTTTCGGGTCTAACAGTTAGTGCGGCTAACATCTTCTGACCCCCGCACGGTCGCGTCGACCTCGTCTCAGCGCACACCGTGAGCCTCGTTCTCGTCGGCGAGATCCCGCACCGACTGGCCGTGCGGCAGTCCGAAACGCAGCGCCACCGGGTGGTCGGTCGGGTACCAGTTCCGCGTAGCCGGTAGCGGCCGGCGGGAGAGCACCGCGAGGATCTCGAGCCGGTTGTCAGGCCATGCGACGTCCCCTTGGGCCCCGCAGTACGAGCACAGGTAGAACCCGATCGGCGCGTCCCTCGGACCGCCCCGCCTCGAGGGCCTGTACAGGTGCTCCACGTTGGCGCAGCCCTCCCGGGGGCAGTCCGCCACCCAGTCGCCGCTGTACACGTACGCGCGAGCCACCGACTCATCCACCGTCATCACGTCCCGTACTCCCCGAGGTCGAACTGGCCCTGGACCGGATCGTCGAAGACGAACACTGAGTTCACGTCATCCGCCTGCAACGGGTCGAACACGCCCTGGTCGAACCCCGCGCCGCGCACGTCGAACTGGAAGGGGTTCACGGCTGTGTCCAGGTCCTTCTCGCAGGACAGGACCACCGCGTGCACAGGCGCCCGCCCGGCCCTCCCGGTGCGCTGGATCGTGTGCTGCACCCGCTCCACGAAGAAATCCGCGTCCAGGCCCATCTCGCCGTTGGTGATGTGCACCCGGTCGCTGATCGTGCGCTGGAGCACCTGCACGAGGTGCGCCGGGTCCGACGACATGAGGCGGATCTGCACCGTGGGCCGACGCTGCGCGTAGTGCAGCAGCACCTTGTCGGCGATGGCTCGTGCGTCCTCCGGCCCCGCCCACGGGGCGTCGTTGGGGTACGTGCGCGTCCCGTGCCGCGTGATCGACCCCGCGTCCTGCATGCTGACCCGGACCGTCTGCGTCACCGGCACCAGCTGCGCACGCACCTGCACCGAGGTGACCGTCACGGCCCCGCCCACGGCCTGCAACGTCACCTTCGCCGACGCCCCCGACGTCCGACTGAGCAGCACGCCCAGCACTCCCGGGCCGGACGCGGCGATGTCCGTACCCACCACCGGGGTGACGGCGTTGACGAACGGGTCCGAGCTGGACACGTTCAGGTCCACCGACTGCCCGAGGGCCAACGCGTACGTCGTGGTGTCCTGCCACACCTGCGTCAGGCCCGCCGAGACGGTCCGCACCGACGTGTCGAACATGATCGAGTTGACGATGTCCTTCCAGCCGTGGGCGTACGAGAACGGCCGGGCGAGATTCAACGCTCCCTGCGGCACGCCCTCGTCGGTGCACTCGCCCAGGGCGCCCGCGTGGAAGACGGCCTGCGCCGTGAGGGAGTCCTGGCGCTGCAACCGGTGGTGCCTGTCCCGGAAGACGAACGTGCCGTCCGGGGCCACGTAGGCGACGGCCGGCGGGCCTTCGCTCTTGACCAGGTCCTGAACGGCGGTGAGGGCGTCGGTGCCGTCCAGCCACCAGAACCTGACCACCGTGGCACCCAGGTCGATGTCGCGGCCGCCGGTCCACCCCGCCGCGTCCAGCACAGCATTGATCAGGTCGCCGGTGCGCAGCGACGTGTAGACCCCGGTCGACAGCTGTTCCCCGGACAGATCGTTCATGCCGTCCAGGAAGGACAGGTCCACCGTGCGGTCGGAAAAGTCGGTCTTTACGGTGTAGTCGTCGATGCGTCCCCGGAACAGCGGGTACGTCTCGCCGTTCCACACGACGGTGGCCCGCATCGTCCGCGCCGGGTCGATGTCCCCGTACAGCGGGCTGTCCAGGTTCTCCGGGGAGTACCGGCGGTCCGTGTTGATCAGGCTGAAGGCCGAGTTGCCGACGGCCGCCGGCGCGAGCTGGCGTTCCTGATCCCGGCCGTACGTGATCGTGATGTCCGAGATGATGTCCCCGGTGACGTCCTCGCCGGCGCCGACGACCTGCGCCGGATCGCTCAGCGCCGACCAGTCGTCCAGCCGTATCTCGTCACCCCAGATACGCAGGCCGGCGCCCGGCGTGCCGCTGGTGTCCAGCAGGATGCCCGCGAGGGCCGCGTTCGCAGGGGCGGGGAAGAAGCCGTCCGCGTACTGCCAGGCGCCCACCGGCGGCACGAAGAAGTTCGAGAACGTGGTGAGGTACCCGCCGCCCGCGTCGTAGAAGTTCACGGAGAAGCCGACGCCTGCGGGGAACGCCGACTGGGCCCACACCCAGCCCGACGCCCGGTACAGCCGGCCCCCGGTCACCTGCGCCTTGTCCGACTCGATGTGCGGGCCGCCGCCGGCTCCGGTGGTCAACAGACCCGACCACACGCCCCGGTGCGCGCGGGTCTGGTCCCTGGCGTACACGGCGCCGTTGTAGGCCGTCCAGCCGCCGTCCTGCTCGAAGTCCGGATTGCTGTTGAGCGGACCCGGCAGGCCGTCCCAGTCGATGGCGAACTGGTAGGTAGGAAGCCCGCTGTCGTCGCACAGCGCCCAGGGCCCGTCCTCGGTGACGACCGTGGGGGCGTAGGCGGTCGTGGCCACGTCGGCCTCGGGCGGCGCTGCGACCGTGTTCCCGGACGCCGTGGGAGCCTTCAGCGCGATGCTCAGCTCCACCGTGCCGTAGTCGCTGGCCCGGCTGGACGTGATGGTGCGCGTCGTCTGGGTGCCGGACGTCAACGCGGCGTTCGAGTCGTACAGGGCCAGGCTGAGTTCGTTGAAGCCGTCGGTGTCATCGACACGTTCGGCGTCGGCGGCGACCGAGTCGGTGAACGTGGCCGCCGCGTAGGCGGACGAGGCGCGGAAGGTCAGCAGCCAGTCGTTCGGCGTCGTCGTGGTGATGATCGGGGCGTCCAGCGCGGCGAGGGACAGCTGCGTGGTCTCCCACCGCCACCGCTCGATCGGCGCGGCCGTGTCCACGCCGCTGTAGGCGGCGGTGAACGCGATGACCCACGGACTGCCGGCCGGCCACAGCGCCGAGCTGAAGGTGAGCGGCACGGTGGAGCCCAGCGCGCCGTTGTCGACGCGGCTGTACACCACCAGCCGGGGCGAGGCGTAGTACGGCACCTGGGTGGACGTCCCCGGTGCCAGCCGGGCTAGCTGGCTCCAGCCCGCCGGGGCCACGGTCGTGTTGGCCTTGTCGTCGGTGAGGATGAACAGCAGCAGGTAGTCGCCGCTGACGTGACCCGCCGGCAGGGCGACGTTCTGGCTGGCCCCGGAGATCCCGACGTCGGCCTTCAGACGGGCGGAGACGGAGCGGAAGGCGATAGCCATCTAGGTCGTCCCTCCCAGCGCCCGGGGGAGGCGTCGCTGCCGGCTGAGCGTGTCCAGGGTCGCCACGAGCCAGTCCTCTACGTCGCGTCGCGAGCCGAGTACCCCGTGGTTTTCCACGGTCAGGTGGACGGACTCCACAGCGGCCGCAGCCAGACGACTCGAGTCACGGGCGGAGCGGATCCGGGTCCCTGCCGGAAGCTTCATCAACTCGGGCCCGTTCTCGCCGGTCCAGTGCCAGCCGGCCGTCGCGCCGTCGGTGCCGAGGCTGTAGCCGCCTGCCCGGCCGTAGGCGGAGGCCAGGCCGCCGTACGCCGCCAGGGCGTAGCGCATGGAGGCGTAAATGTTGGCGGCTGGGTTGACGGACACCCCGTACTCGAAGGGGCCGACGCCGCTGTACGGCCCGGCGAAGGACCGAAACGTCGGGCCGATGACCTGCATCAGGCCCACGGACGGCGTTCCGGCCAGCCAGTTGGAGTCCGTCTTGTTGACGATGGTCGGGTTGCCGCCCGATTCCTGGTTCATCCGCTTGAGCGTGATACCGAGCAAAGACTCAGGCTGGCCGACGGCGCGCAGGATCATCCGCGTGACCGGGGCCCACTGCTGCACTCCGCCCCCGCCGGCCGACCCGACACCGGCCGCTCCGAGGACGCTGTCGCCGATCTTCTTGACCGCCTGCATGAGGCCGTCCACGGCGATGTGCGGCAGCTTCTCGATCATCTGCGCCCAGGGCGAGCTGCCGAGGTGTGACAGGGAGTCCAGCGGGCCGCTCATCAGTTTCTTTGCCACGGTCATCGGATCGGTGAGGAAGTCCAGCGCGGACTTTCCGAAATTGATGACCGAGCCGGCGGCCGAGGACAGTGCGTTGCCGATGTCGCCGAGGATGCCGCCGCCCGCGTAGAAGTGCGCCCCCGCCTGCTTCCACAGTGCGAGCGCGCGGGCCCGGTACTTGGGGTCGGTGGGGATGACGTACTCGGGGTGGGAGGGATTGCCTTCACCGACGATGGCGGTCGGCCGGTTGAAGATTCCGGACGGCCCGCCGACGGTGCCCCCGGCCTCAAGCAGCCGTACCGGTCCCAGCGCGTTGCCGATGCCGATCCACCCGGTGATCTTCTTCCAGATGGAGACGATCCCGTTGTTCCAGACGTGCGACAGCACCCAGTTGATGGGCGTCTTCGTCTTGTTCTCGATCCCCTGCCAGATGGAGCCGATGCCGTCGCGCATCGAGCTGAAGAATCCCTTGACCTTGCTCGACAGCGTGCTGGCCCAGCCGGGGATCGTGGAGGTGAAGAAACGCCCGATCGGGGAGAACACACGGTCCCGGATGTAGCCGTAGATGCTGAGCAGGCCGGAGTACAACGAGTTCCAGCGGCTCATCACCGAGTTGCGCAGGCTGCCCGCCCAGCCCGGGATCGTGGAGGTGAAGAAGCTCCCGATCGGGTTGAACACGTGGGAGCGCAGGGACCCGTAGGCGCCTGCCAGGCCGTTGTAAAGCGAGTTCCAGTGGCTGACCACCAGGTTGCGCAGGCTTCCGGCCCAGTCGGGAATCGTCTTGGTGAAGAAGTTTCCGATCGGGTCGAGCACGTATTTTCTGATCCAGCCCCAGATGGTGGACAGTCCGGTGTATGTGGACTGCCAGAGCGAGACGACCTCGTTCCGCATCCACGACGCCCAGTCGGGGATCGTCTTGGTGAAGAACGTGCCCAGGGGGTTGATCACGTACTTCTGGAGCCATCCCCAGATGACGAGGATGCCCCGGTACTCGTACATCCAGGTGCCGACGATCTGGTCGGCCATCCACGACGCGGCGGTCGGGATGGCTTTGGTGAACACCCATATCAGCGGGTTGACCACGTACTTCTGGATGAAGTTCCAGATGCCGTGCAGTCCGGTCAGCTCGTTCTGCCAGAAGGCGACCACCTGGCGAGCCATCCACGACGCTGCGGCCGGGATGGTCTTGGTGAAGAAGCCCACCATGGGCTGGACCACGTGGGTGTTCAGGAAGCTCACGAGCGTGGACGCGATCTTCAGCATGCCGTTGAACAGACCCATCATCAGGTTCACGCCGAGATCGGCCATGACTGTGCTGGGGCTGTGGATACCGAACACGGCCTTGAAAAAGTCGACAATCCCGTGCCAGATCGTCTTGAAGAACCCCGGGAGGGTCTTGGTGAAGAACGTGGTGGCGCCGTGGAACAGGCCCGAGATCAGATCCTCGCCGCCGCTCTCGAGCGCGTGCCCCCAGTTGGCGGTGGTCGAGGCTATCTCATGGGGCAGCTTCGAGAAGAACGAGGAGACCGACTTCCACAGGCCCGAGAAGAACCCGCCTATTTCGCCGGGCAGCGCGGAGAAGAACCGCCCCAGTTGCCCCGGCAATTTGGAGAAGAACCCGCCGATGTCCGAACCCATCCGCTGGAACCAGTCGATCACCGCGTGATACGCCTCGGGTACGGCTTTCTTGATCCAGTCGATCGTCGCGCTGAAGGCGTGCTTGATCCCGGCCCAGTGTCGGACGATCTCCGCGACGGCAATGCCGATGCCGCCGGTGAGGATGCCCCAGATCACCAGCTGCCAGTTGTTCTTGAGCCAACCGACGAACGCCATCACCGGCGCCTTGATGAACCCCCAGATGGCCGACCACAGTTCCTGGAACCAGCGCGTTTTGGTGGCGATCAGGACGATGGCGCCGACTAGCAGACCGATGCCGACGATGATCAGTCCGATGGGGCTGGCGGTCATCGCGGCGTTCCACGCCCACTGCGCGGCCGTGACGATGCCTGTCCACGTCGCCTGGAGTTTCTCCCACACGAACAGGGCCGCCAGTTGCCCTCGCAGCAGCAGGATGCCTGCCCCACCCTCCTGGGTGGCCAGGTTCCACAGGAGCGTCGCGGCGGTGGCGATCTTCGTGTACGCGGCGTACAGCTTCAGCCCGATGTACGCGGCCGACGTGGCTGCGAGGAACACACCCATCGCCACGGCCACGGCCATCAGGATGGAGCGATGCTCGGCGAAGAAGCCGACGACGGCGGAGATGACCGGGATCAGCTTGGTGCCCAGGTCGATGGCGAGCACCTGGAACTGCATCTTCATCCGGTCCAGCTGCACGGACAAGAGCTTGGAAGTCTGCTTCCAACCCTCCACGCTCTTGGACGAATCGTGGAAGGACTTGCCCACCTTCGAAATGCGTTCCGCGTTGCCCTTCGCGTTCTCGCCGGTGAGCTGGAGAATCGTGTTCAGGCCGATGGCGCCGCCGGACATCTTCTTCAGGGCGTCCGTGTACGTCTGCATGGCCGGTCCGCCGTTCTTCAGCTCCCGGCTGAAGCCTCGGTTGCGGTCGACCAGCGTGACGAAGTTCCGCAGCAGCGGTTTGTTCTCGACGCTCACTTCCTTCGCGGCCTTGGCGAAGTCGTGCGCCGACACCGAGCCCGTGAGGTACTGCTGAGCCAGCCCCCGGACCGCGTCCGGCATGTTCTTGAGCATGATCTGGACGTCCTGACCAGACTGCTTCGTACCCTCCAGAACCTTCTGCAAGCGGGTCCCCGCCGGACCCATCTGCTTGAGGATGGTCTCGGACAGCAGATTCACCGTGCCGGACAGGCCGCGCTGACCCAGGTGAGTCGACACGTCGACGGCGGACAGCCCGAAGCGGGCCATCTCGCGGCTTGCGACGTTGTTCGGCGAAGCCAGCGCCCGAATGGTGGCGGCCAGTTCGTGAGTCGCCTCGCGGGCGGTCGTACCGTGCTGGGTCAACGTCGCCATGGAGCCGGCGATGTCCTCGAAGGCGATGTGGTTGGCGGACGCGATCGGCAGCACGGTCGACAGGGCGCCGCTGAACTCCTCCATCGTGATCTTGCCCTCGCCCGCAGCGGTCTTCATGCCGTTCATCACGCGGACGCTGTCGGTAGCCTTGAGGTGGTAGCTCGCCATGACCGACGTCATGGCGTTGGTGACGTCGGACAGCTTGGCGTTCTCCTCGCGAGCGCCCTGGGCCGCCGCCTTGAGCACCATCAGGCCCGCGCTGCCCCGATAGCCGGCCTTCTCGATCGTGTACATGCCGTCGGTCAGGTTCTGTATGCCTGTGCCCGTTCCGACCGCGATGTCCTTGATGCCTTGGCGCACCACCGCGAGGCCCTTGGACGTCTCGCCCGCAGCGGTCTGGAGGACGGCCGTGTGCGCCTGGAAGTCGGAGGCCATCTTGACCGACACGGCGGCCACGCCGAGACCGAGAGCCGTAGTGCCCTTGCCGACGGAAGCCATGGCACCGCCGACCGTGGCGGCCGACTTCTTCAAGCCTGCGGCCGTGCCGTCGAGCTGGGAGCGAGCGGTCTTCATCTGGGTGCTGAGTTCCGCACCCCACTTCTTGAAGTCCGGGAGGATCTCGACTACGCCCCGGCCGACGACCGCTGTCAGGCCCGTTTCCATCAGAGGCTCACCCCCATCGCCTCCAGGAAGCTGTCGGACGCTTCGGCGTCGCCTTCCCACCACCAGGGCGCGCCCTCGTCCACGACCGCTTCGGCGTACCGGTCCGTGTCGTCAGGCGTGATGCGCCACCGTTTGACGCTCAGGCTGGCGTCGAACCTCTTGCGAGTGACCTCGGGGTTCTCGTTCTCGTTCTTGGGCTCAAGGCGCTCGCACATGGCCGCGTACAGGCAGTTCAGGAAGCGATCGAGGGGGAGCTGGCAGAGATCAACTCCACGGGACGTGTGCTCTCCGTCGAGCTGGTGCCAGGTCCCGGGCTGGAGGGCCCATCCGAGGATTCCTCGGATGGCGTGGTAGGGCGCAGCCCGTAGGACTCCATGATGTACGGCACGACTTCGTTGACCTGCTCGAAATCGATAGGGTTGACCGGGTCCTTCATGCGATCCCGGAACCGGCGGTACTGCTCGGCCGACAGCGTGGCCTCGAGCACGCCGAGCATCGCCCGGATACCCTGCTCACCGGTCGGACTGTCACCCATCGCGTCGGCCTCGACGGCGAAATCGATCAGTACCTGCGCGGGCAGGCGCGGGTGGCACCGGAACACGTCGTCATCGATCCGGAACTCGATGACCTTGGGTTGCCTCGTAAAATCTCGCACCTTGGCAAGGTAAGACCAGTTCTTTCAAGATCAGTCCGGAGCGCGTGTCGGGGTTGAGGTCGGTTTAATTAAATGATCCCCCGGGTACGTATTCAATGACCGAGGAATGAGGAATCCGGAGGAAGACACCGTGCGGAAAAGCCCCGTTGAACGGCTAGCCGCCCGATCACGTGAGGCCGTCTGCTTCACTCGTGGCCTGTTTCTTCCGTGCTGGGTTTACACGGGGGCACTGGACCCTGAGGGCTACTCCCGGGTCTGGGTCGGGAACGGGAAGACCACCTCATCCCACCGGGCCGCGTATCTAGAACTGATCGGACCGGTACCTGAGGGTCTGGAGCCCGATCACCTGTGTCGGAACCGCGCGTGCTGGAACCCGTGGCACCTGGACATCGTCACCCACGCGATCAACGTGCAGCGGGGGCAAGCCGGGGAGGCCCTCCGGTTGGCCGCAGCCAAGGCGACCCACTGCCCGAACGGCCACCCCTACGGCGACGACGCTCGAGGTGATAAGAACGGCTGGAGGCGCTGCCCGACTTGCAACAGGGCTCGGTCTCGAAGGCACATCGAAAAGACGCGCGGGCCTGCCCGAGGGCGTCCGACCAAGACGCACTGCCCGCAGGGGCACCCGTACAACGACGAGAACACTTACGTGAGCCCGAGCGGAAAGAAGAATTGCCGGGCGTGCCGGAAGACCACGTCCCGCGAGTGGTACCGGGAAAACAAAGCCGCATCCTCCGGGCCCTAGCGGCTCCGGTGCCGGTCAGCCGTTGAACTTCGCGGCGAGCAGGGCCCGCCATAGGAAGGGGTTCGGCTTCGTCCCGGGGTGCTGAACGGACCGGGCGTACACGACCTTCCCGCCCATGGTGAAGCGCAACACCCCGTTCGGCTTGCGCGGGAGGATAGGGTGCGGGGACGTGCCGTTCATGACGTACGTCGCGGCCGGGTGATCCACCATCACGATGCCGAGCGGATTCGCCTTGGAGCCCTTGAAGATGGGCCTCACGGTCTGCCCCATGTGGCCCGGGGCCGTGGCCGCCGCGATGGCCGCAGCCCGCAGGGTGATCCGCTGGACGATGGCCGCCGACCCCTTGCGGGCGAGGTTGTCCAGCTTGGACCGGTCGATCGTCAGGAAGTCTGCGGGCATAGGGTCACTCCCAGGTCAGGGCGACGCGGAACCGCAGCTCGCTGCCCACGCAGCCGCCCGACGGCCCCTGCACCATCTGTGCGTCCATGATGAACTCCTCCACGTCCCGGTCCGCCCTAGCCACGCACAGGAATGAGTTGACGGCCCGGTATGTCTCGTACGCGTCCCGGCGCACCAGCATGGCGCAGGCCTCCTGCGCGTCCACGGTCGGCGCGGCCGACTGTCCCTGCGGGCTCGGCGCACACTGCATCACCTGAAGTACCAGCTCGGCCCCCTCGTACAGGGCGGTGCAGCCGTCGGACAGGTCGGCCTCGGTCTTCTGCATCGGCCACAATTCACTCGCGTACGTCTGGTTCACCATCATGTACAGCGCGCCGCAGTCGCAGCCGTCCCACGCGATCAGCCCGGGGACCACGGCCACCCGACCGTACTGCGCCGTCGTGTTCGCGTTGACGTAGGTCAGAATGTCCTTGGCCAGGGAGAACCACTTCAGCGGTCCGGCGTAGGTGCTCACGATCCGGCCCGCCTCGGCATCATGTGGTCCACGTCGTACACGCGGGCGCGCTGGCGCAAGGCCTTCGGGTTCTCCGAGGCCAGGAACATGTCGACCAGGTACAGGCCCGTCTTCCCGTGGAGCAGGTACTGCCCGAAGTCCGGCACGGAGATGGTCACGCCCTGGCGCACGATCTGGGTCACTGCCGGCGGCAGCCGGCAGTCCACGCCGGATGCCGCCTTGGCCACTTCGCAGGCGAGTTCACCCATGGCCAGGCGCCCGGAGTCGGGGACGTCCTCGCCGTACTTGGCCGTCACCGACCACGTGCCGACCTCGGTGTCCGCCAAGTTCAGGTCGTTACAGCGCGGCCAGCGGGTCCCGTCGGTGCGCACCAGGAGGCGGTTGTTGTCCAGCCGGTAGGCGGACGGACCCAGCGTCACCCCGTCGACTTTCACGGCCGTGACGGAGTCCACCGGGGACGGGAGGCGCACTTGCGAGACGTGCTTGCACGAGCATGTCCCCGAGCAGTCGCCGGAGCAGTACGGCAGCCGGTAGAAGTCCCACGGCGGCATCGCGTACCCGGTTCTCCACTCCCACGACTCGTAGTACGGGAAGCCGCCCCCGGTGCGGCAGTCCTCGGCGCACGGGCGCAGCGTCACCGTGGTGAGGCCGAAGCGCCGGCCGGACAGGGCCCACAGGATCCTCGTGGCGGCGGTCACTGCGTACCCGGTCAGTTCGGGGCTGTACGAGGAGACGTCGCAGGTCCAGTAAAGGGGCCACGGGTCGATCGGTCCGAAGTCAGCCACTGCGTCCCCTTACGTCCATGTCCCGGGCGTTCCGCCGGCCGTGCACCGGTGCCACGCCCCTGCGGAGTCCAGGACCACGTCGCCTGTCGCCCAGGTGCCTGTCGACGGCGCCCCGGACGTGCCTTTGAACCCTGCGAACCCGAGGTTGACCAACCCGTTCTTCGCGCCGAGGCTGGCCACCCCGGTTCCGGCGTCGATGGTGTGGACGGCATCGAACGGACTCGTCCCGAACTGAGTCTTCCCGACCATGTGCGGACCGGCCGACTCCCAGCGGGCGATGTTGTGCTGAGTCCCGGTGAAGTCAGGATTCGACCACGAGGAGACCACGACGTCCAGTCCGGCGATCTCCAGATCCAGGCCGCCGCCTGTGACGCGGAACCTGAACGCCCCCGTGCCGTCCTGACGCGCGACGGTGAGGTTGGCGCCGTTCACCGTGAGGTCTCCGGTCACCGTGCCGCCGGCCTTGGCCAGCAGAGCCGCCAGAGCGGCGACGAGGCCGGTCACCTGTGACTGCGCCACGGTCACCGGGTCCGTGCCGCCAAAGCCGTGCGTGCCCGCGTGAGCGGTCGGCGGCCGCGCGTTGGACAGCCGGCTGTCGTCCCCGGCCGCCACGGTTCCGGCGCCGGTGCCGATGTTCTCCGTGGCGGCGCTGCCGAGCCCGAGATGCCCGCGCGCGGCTGTCGGGTCGGCGACGTCGGACAGGTTCGCGGCCTTGGCCAGCAGCGTGGACGGGTCGGCGAGCACGCTGTACGAGCCAGCCACCGGATCGGGGATCAGGATGTCCGCCAGGACGACGGCGGGCGAGGCCTTCGGGAGCTGGAAGTACCGTGTCCAGGGTGTGCCGTACTTCGGGGTGAAGACGACCGTGTACGTGAAGCCGGCCGGGTCGATGCCGTGAGCGTCGGTGGCCACCAGAGGGAGGTCGTTGAAGCGGCCGCCGGTCACCCACCTGCGCGCGAGGCCGCTGAACAGGAAGTCGTCCTCCGCCACCGTGGCAAGGACCGGGCCGGTCACGGTGAAGGACCCCTCCAGCGGGGTGCCGTCGGGACCCGTGATCGCCACGCCGCCGTCGGAGATGACGACCGACTCGACCCCTGCGGGAATGCCCACAGCGAAATCACCCCTACGCCGAAAACCGCACGATGCCGTTACTCGACCAGACGCACGTGAAGCTGCCTGACACGACGGACTGTGCCCCGCCGAAGTACAGGAAGCAGATGCCTTGGTCAGCCACGGTGCCGCCGCTGATCGTGTCGTCGTAGACGAGGCAGCCGTAGGCGTTGGACAGGGTGACCGTGCCTGACGCGGGCAAGTCGTTCGCGTCGAACATGGCCAAGCCGGAGCCTGGCGAGCTGACCGTCTTGCCGGACAGGGCCAGGCCGGTAGAGGGCCAGTTGGCGCCGCCGGACACCTCGCGCGCTGCGGTCCAGGTGCCGCTGTTGTAGCCGGTGGAGGTGACCGCCGCGTCCTTGTCCGGCGTGACCGTGTTGTCGAACAGGGCGACCTTGACGCTGTCGCTGTCGAGCCCGGTGTATCCGGTGGCGTCGGCCTGCAACATCGGGCCGAGGACCCACTCACGGAAAACGTGGCTGTCCGTCCAGGCCATCAGCGTCTCCTCACGTGCGCGGCCGGGGCGTAGACCACGCAGTCCCGGCCGTCGTCCCGGTCGGTCACCACGGACATCACCGGCCGTCCGGCGTCGTCGTAGCGAACGTCCTCGGCGCCTACGTAGTCCTCGCGGACTACGGCCCGCACGCGGGCCCGTACCCCGTCCAGGACCATCGGGGCGAGGAAGCCGGCGAGACCCGGGCAGGGGTGGAAGCGGTTCTCCGCCCCGTGCGTGACAGAGGTGGTCGTGCAGTTCGGGCACGTCCACCTCTGCTCGCTGTCCAGGGCTACGGTCACGTCAGTGTGGTCGGGTTGATCCCAGGGTTCGGCGGGGCCACGGTCGTGATCGCCCACAGCCAGTGGTCCCCCACCTGCGCGACCTCGTTCGTCGGCAGGTAGCTCGCCCCGGACCCTGGTCCGTCACCCCAGCCGATGAGAGGCGCGGTAGACGCCTGCATGGTCTCCGACGTGATCTGGAATGTCGTGCGGCCGTTCTGGATCAGGTACTGGCCGACCTTGGTGCTACCGACGTTCGGCCACGCGTTGTAGATGTAGCGCTGGAGGCCCGACGGGTCGCAGCTCCCGGACCCGGCGACCTTCTGCCAGACCTCGAGGCTGTACCTGTTGGAAGGCGTGCCCTCGCTGAAAGCGAAGCCCATACCGGTGACGCCTGCCGCGTTGGCGGTCAGTTCTCGCGCGGAGGCGATGTAGGAGGCCCCGGTGGTGTTGATCTCACAGAAGTCGATCTGGAGCTGCATGCGCTTGAGGACCGGGTCGTCCTTCTGGTTCACGCAGATCGAGCCGTCGGCGGTGCGCTCGAAGAACTCCGTACCGTCCTCGTACTGAGGGTCCATCTGTACCTGCACGAAGCCCTTGGACACGATGACCATGGAGCCGGTCCCTGTCACCGGGTTGCCGCAGGCGTCGAGCTTCACGATCCTGTAGTGCGTCCCCTTGATCGGGGTTGCCGCACTGGCGACGGTAGATGTCACTGGTTCACCCCTTAGACGGGTACGCCGAGGTCGAGCAGTGCCGCCAGATGGCAGCACCCAAAACCGAACAAGTAGTTGCGACTGGCGATCTTGCGGATGGTGTTCTTGGCCCTGTCGAGCGTTCCGGGGAAGTCCCGCACGAACACGTCGGACCGGTAGGCGAACAGGGCGCCGGTCGCGTAGATCCAGGTCGTCCCGGCCGCAGGCGTCGAGCCGTCCGGCCCGGAACCGATGTAGCCCTGGCCGGAGATGACCGCGTTGCCCGCCAGGGTGCGCAGCTGACCGGAGTCGTCCGCCTTGACCAGCATCCGGGAGGCGAGGGTCGGCAGCGCCGTGTACGGGACGTGGATGACGCCGAGACCGCCGTAACAAGCGGCCAGCTGCGCCTCCAGTGCGCCGAGGACGATAGCCACGTCGTCGCCACCTGTGATCATCGGCCCGGCCGCCGTCTGAAGCCGGATGCCCTGCGGATCGTCCAGCACCGTGTTGGCGGCCAGGTGAGGCCAGACCGTGGTCGCCGCTCCGCCGGCCGTGGCGCCCGCCTGCCCTGTCCAGAAAGCTCGAGACACCTGATAGGCCTCGGTGCGCAACAGCGCCTCCTCGGCCTGGTCCCGCTCGCCGTCCTGACCGACGGGCGAACAGTCGAACTCGGCGTAGACAGTGAACGCGGTCGCGCCCCGGTTCTGCTGGACCACGTTGCTGGACATCGCCGTCTGCGCAGCGGGCGAACCGCCGGTGCCCGTGACGGCGATGCACTCGTCCATCAGCGTGGCGCCGCCACCGCACCACTCCT